CCCCCATCCCTTTCCCTAATAGGATATTCCCCATATCTTATTCCCATACCTTTGTTGGTGGGGAGTTTCCGTTACTCCCTACCACTCTTTTTATTACGGTTCCTTAGCTCAATTGGTTAGAGCTACCGGCTCATAACCGGTGGGTTGTAGGTTCGAGTCCTACAGGAATCATCGGGAAACCTAGCATATAAGAGGTATAGACTTTTGGGGGCTAGGCGGTGTACTTGATGGTTCAGAGTACACATCAGTTGAGTATAACGCTTTTACATAGAAGTTGGAAATGTGACACTGGTTATATTAGATGAGTATATCTATTGGGGTCACACAGTACACATGAAGGGGTTTAGGGTGTACGTACCAGGGAAGCCTAGCAGATATGGAGTACAGAGATTGGTAGGGTGCTAGGAGCGTAAGTCATTTGGTTGATGGCTTACACAACATATTGCGATATGTTGTTGTCTTATAAAAACAATACGGTTTGTTTTCGTGAAAGTATTGTTCTACTGAAAGTATGTATAGTGTGGAAAGCTTACATACACCCGATAGTGGGTGTGGAAAGCCCACTATCATCTTTACCCCATATTTCAAAGGTAAGAATACCTTAGCTACGGCTAGGGAGGTGCAGATTCGAAATCTGTTGGGGTAGTAAGGTATTAGTACATAGTCTGCTATGGTATACTTACCCTCTGGAGCGTTGTACAATACGAGTGTGCAGGGGTGACCACACTTCCCTACGTCAGGGCTAACAGGCGTACCCTTATCTCTGGTCAGTAGATTAATAAAACTGACCTTCACCCCACCACATGGCTCCTTAGTTTAATGGGCAGAGCAGCGTAATCCTGAATGGTAGGGCACTACCTGATACAGTGGCAAGCAGTGGGTTCGAATCCCCTAGGAGTCTCTTAATATGGCTGTGATGTGTGCACTGGTAGCACTATTATAACATCTCGAAGCCCCACGGGTTGTAAATATGGGGACTGTAGGTTCGAAGCCTACTCACAGCGTTGTGCGGGAGCACATATCTATTGTTAGTGGGAGTAACAATAGGTGATTATCTCTATAGTAGTGACTTAGGACGCCACTTCTACAGGGAGGTAGGCATTGTGAGTGCCTACCATATCATGGGAGGACTGTCTGATTCAAATGAGTCCGATAGTGACGGTTATAAGGGGGTTCGAGTCCCCCACCTCCAACCTATCATGAAGGTGACTATGGGTTGACCATAGTGTACTGTGGAGGGTGCACCTCTGCCACCTTCTCCTATTATGAAGGTGAACTGGAAATTGGAGACTGGTCAGTAAAACCAGAGACCGTAGGGTCAATTCCCTACCACCTTCTCCTATCATGGGCATTAGCCCACCGTCTACTATCCCATTATATGATGTACCTAACATCCGAACATGGTAGAGAGTCTTCTCAACTCTCTACACCCTGGGGGTATAGTTTAACAGGTAAAACAGTGGTCTCCAAAACCACCGTCCTAGGTTCGAATCCTAGTACCCTCGTATCTGCTAAGGCAGAGAGCAGCATGTAAGAGTGTTGTATACTAACTATACTAAGTGTGGTTAGAAAGTCAAATTTTGCTTTATTGGTATCGGAAAATGCCAATAAACCCCACTAAAGGTAGGAAAGGTACCCTACACGCTAGTGCCTCTAGCACTAGTCACCAGAGATGCAGGATACACCGCCCTGCTTAGTGGAAGTCACTTTGCCAGTTTATACTGGCACTATCACGCACCTTATGGTGCGGTTATGTAAATTTATTTATTGCACGGAGTTACCTCTAATTTCTCCAAGTGCTAACACTAGGTAGAGCAAACTACCGAATATAAAAAGCAGTTCACACTATCCACAAGCCAGACGGATAGCATGCAGTGGGGCATGTTTATGTGGACTTAAAAGATATATCGGGGTTCTGGCTACTCTGATATATCTGGAACCCCCACTTACATATAATATTTTCCCCAAGGCTCTACTAGATGACGGTTTCGATGTCCGTTACAAGTACTGGGAGTAGCTACCCGTGGAACGTATAAAATGGCAGCCTTCTAGTATCCCCCAAGCGAGAGTTCGAATCTCTGTTACTCTAATACTAGTACTGGTCTAGCTAACCGTGGAACGTGGAGTAATACCGTGGCGGAGCTTTGGGGAAGGTATTATGTGTCTTCCCACATAGTGGCTTCAATCTGTTACAGACATGGGACTACATCCCCATATTTGTGTCCAGATAACTCAACTTTTGATATAAGCCTGTCAACTGTGTAAGGGCTTGAACTACCCTTACCAACAAAACCCTAAGACATTCGGTCTTAGGGTTTTTCTTATGATAAGGGGAAAACTTATGGAATCACGACTTTCTTTTGTTAAAGGAGTGGTGATAGATGAAGCACTGGGAACATACAGAAGTGGTGGATATGCCTGCATACAAGGAGTTCTTACAATTTGGTACTCCTATTGTGCCTAACAAGCAATTACCCTTCAATACAGCAGTTTACGTAGTTTGTGAAGGTGGCTCTAAGCAGTTAGAGGGTATCTATGACAAGACTGTCGGTGGTATCAGACCTCTTAAAGACACAAAAGCACCAAACCGTGACCTAAGACTGTATAAAGATGCAATCCAATCAGAACATATCACAGTACTAGCGGTGGATGGATTAATGGGAACAGGTAAAACATCTACCATTGTTGAGGCATTGATTAAGAAGCATCTAAATAATGTTCATGTACCAGACCACTTGCTTGCTAGTGGAAACTGGAAACCAGACCCAGATGTGCATAAGATACTAATCTCTAAGCCTGCTGTAAACGCTGGTGAAGAGGAATATGGTTTCTTACCTGGGGATATTAATGAGAAGATGATTCCTACTCTTCGTAACTACACCCAATATTTTGATAGAAATCACCAAGCAGGTTTTAATAACCTTAATACAGCTGGGTATGTTGAAGTATTACCTTTAGGGTTCGTCCGTGGTATGGATGCAATGAATACTGACCTAGTAGTCGATGAGAGTCAGAATACTAAAGAGTTAGTAACAATCGTATCTAGAAGGGCAGAGAATTCTAGAATATTTTTAATAGGAGATACTTCTCCATTCCAAATAGACCTTAAAGGGAATACCCCGACTAAGAATGGTCTTACTGACATTATTGACCTCTTGAAGGGAGCAGAGTACTTCCAGTATATTGAAATGAAATCCCTAGAAAACATCGTCAGAAGCTACGAGGTAAGGGATTTAGTGAGAAGACTGTTTAAGAAGCACGGTGCTAACCCTCAAGAGTGGCGTTCTTAGGTATTTCCAAGGTACACAAGGTGGGGTAGTCCTTATCCCACCTTATATTAATGTAAGGAGGAATACACATGGCTATGACAAAGGTTCAGCTAATCACAGGCATCGTTTATACAGAGGAACCAGTTAGTGTACTGCGTTCACACCTACAAGGTGGAGTTAAAACAGGAACATTCATAGGATATACGGATGAGAATAAGACCGAAAAGGTTATTGTAGCAGTTCATGCAATGGAGTATATTTTCACTAAGTAGAGGTCTCTAGAAAGAGACCTTTTCTTATGCAGGAGAGAGGTTTTGAGAATCTCTTTCTTTTAAGGTAAAAATCAAAAGGAATGGAGAGATTCACATGACTTGTGAACGTGTAGCACCAAAGACTATTAGCCTAGTACCAGAGTCTTATAATAATCCTAGAATACTAAGAGGGACTTGGATTTACTCTCACCCTACTAAACCAATGCCTTCCCTTCCATTTGTCTATAGATTTAGGGAGATTATTGCCCAAGCTAGACAGTGCGGAGATAACTCACATGTGGTATTTGATGCAATCACCAAATATCCTACTTTAACTAATAAAGTCAATTTAACCCTAGAACAAGTGGCTGAGAATATGATATCCATGAGAAGAATGAACTACATGGAGGGTTCTCTAACACTAAAGTCTACCGAAGAGAACTACCTAGCAGCAGCTAAGGAAGTAATAGATTCTCACTTTGCAGGATTACACTATAAGTACATCCGAGAGGGAACAGTGGTAGGGTTGAAGATAAATACCTCTAGCAGAGCTATTTATGCTATGGCTTGTGAAGTCAATAGTTATCTAAATGAACTGGTACTTAAAGGTGGAAAACTAAGTTCAACCAGTGTATATAGAATCACTAGTATTTTAAATAAGAACTTTAAGTTACTACAGGAGGAATTGGAATGATTACACTTTTAGTGTTATGTATAGGATTATTTTTAGGTACAGGTGGAATTTTGGTGTTAACAGGTGTGCAAATATCGAAGGACAAGGAAAACTATATTGTCAACTTCACAATCATATGCATTCTCTTCATAGTGTTCTGGTTATCCCTTGGAGGTATGATTCAGAGCATAGTATATTTAATCACAGGGAGGTTTATATAATGGCTTTTACATTAATGAAATGGAATGAACAATATGGTGGAGATGCTAAGTTTGTAGTGCGAGATGACGACACTGGTAAGCAGAGCATGTTCACTCCTGGTAGAGCGCAGGATGTGGTTTGGACTAACAGTGACTTAGCTAATGCTCCAGAAATGGCTAAGTGGAGTGACTTTGGTGACGAGACAGTAGACAATTTAGAAGACGTAGCTTTCTAGAGATGTAAGCCCTCACAATAGTGGGGGCTATTTTTTATTTAGTTATGTCGGGAGGTGGATTAGATTGGAACTAATAATAGATATATCTAAGGCAAGGGTTCTCAATACAGGGAAGCTAGTTAAGAGGGCTGTTCAAGTAAAGGGACAGGGTGGAAGAACATTCACTCGTATGCAATGGATTAATCCAGATAAGGGTAAACCAGTAATGGAGACATCACAGGAAGGACATGAAGACCCTCATGCAGATAGGGTGGGTAAGATGAGTCCAGAACAGAAGCACTCTATGGTTAATCACTTTGTATCCAATCATAGGGATGAAGCGAATGACCTAGCAATGGCTACTGGGCAACGTAGAGCACCTCACGTGGCAGAGCATCAGGTTACTCAGCACTTACTAGACCATGCACACAAGATACCTCATGAATACGTGAAAGACCACTTAGATAGCAAGGAAGCAAAGCCTAGCTTAAATGTGGTGGATAATGACCTTCCTGAAAAGGAAGTTAACAAACGTATGGGTAAGGAGGGTAGTTTAGACCTGTCCACTCTTACTACAGGGGCTTCAATGTACGATGACCCTATCTTCAATGAGGATATGGAGTATGCCAAAGAAGATGGTCTAGACCCAGAGAAGGAGTTTAGGCACATCTTTAAAGATGTAACTAAGTCTGGTATTGAGAATGTATTCTCTGACCCTAAGGGCAACTGGACAGCTTCTCTATCTGGTTATGACTTATTCGAGGATGAGGGTAATGTAAACTGTGGTATCAACATGTCTCTTTATGATAAAGACGGTGAGAAGATGGGACACATTATACGTTCAGCTCACTATGATAAAGAGGGCACTCTACAGATACACAATGATGAGATGTATTTAGAATCTCAATATCATGGTAAAGGAGTTGCTAATACTGTCTATGAGCGGTCTGAACAGTTGTGGAAACATCTATCAGGAGGTCATAAAGTGGGTATTAACTTAACTGCCAACATTAGTATCGGTGCCTATGCATGGGCTAAGAAAGGATTCGACTTTTCAGATGATAAGCAGTTAAGAGTAGCTAAGGCAGAGCTAGAAGGATTCTGTAAAGAGAATAAGATAGACTTGTCTGATGTGCTGAAGAAGAGTGGCTATAAAAGCATTGATGACCTTAAACACTCTTGGCAGTTTGCTACCTTACAAAATGGTAAGTCTTATAAGCTTGAGAACGTCATTGACCCTAAATACAAAGGTGATGTAAAAGGTAGGGAAGGTCACTTTGGTAAGGCTTTCATGCTCGGAGGATTAGGATACTGGTATGGCAAGAAAACACTAAATGATAATCATTCTTCAGAAAAAGTAGGTGAAATACATGGCAGAAGAGCTAAAGAGAACCGCTAAGAAAGTACCTCACTATAAGCACGGTAGGGAAGGAAGAAGTAGTGAAGGGGATGCTTGGATGCACCCAGAAGTGTTTGATGACGATTACGAACGAAAAACGAATTCTGACATAAGACGTTATATGAGTTCCTTGACGAAATCGAATCGTTTGGTTGTTGACATTAGCAAGGCTGAAGCACCGAAAACTGGTAGGACTTTAAATAGGGGAAAACTCGTCAAGAGAGCGGTACAAGTAAAAGGGAAAGATGGTAGAACCTTTACTCGTATGCAATGGGTAGACCCGAACGATGACCACCAGATACAGTCACACCCACTACACCAAGAGCCTTCATTGGAAGGTACTAAGCCTACTTCTTCTAAAGACCCTAGTGAGATGTCACGAGAAGAATACGTAGACCATCATGTTCGTAAGAAGATGTCTAGGGAAGAGAAGTATGGTATGCTAGAGAAACATGGCATTGAATGGAAACGAAATAACCATGAAGCTATTGACCATAAGAATGCTGTAATGGCTCTTAAAAACCATCTATTGAAGAATCCTCACCTTATTGGTGCACACAACAATAAGGAAGAAAAGGATATAGAGAAGCCAATAACAGGTACAGATGATGAGAACGAATTCTGGAATATGTGGGATAAGGCTGACAGAGAGGGTTCATATGAACTTATGAGAAAGCTAGGGATTATTGAGAAGGATGAGCAAGACCCCAGATTCGACCCTAATGTAAAGGAAAATATGAAGCCTATTAAGCACTTACTGAATGTTACTCGTTTGAAGAAGTACCTACGTGAAAATAGGCACATCATGACTAATCCAGAGTACTTGCCTACTAAGGACACAAATGCAACTAGGGCTATGAAAAAGCAGTTAGAGGATAAGAAACAAGGTATCAAGCCATCACCTGCACAGGCAGGAGGTAATGATGTCCATACTATCTTATCTAATATGCCGAGGGAACAGTTGTATAAGCTAATGAAGGATGCTGGTATTGCTGATGAAGACCCACTTATCACAGGAGATAAGATGGCAGGGGTTAAACATCACCTTAATATGATTAAGTTCAAGAAGCATCTAGAACAGCACCCTGAGATACTAACTCACAATCCTGATGGTTCTCTTACAGAAGGTGAGAAGGAACGTATTGCTTCCCTACCTGAGGAGGCTAAGGAACGTGACCGTATTAAGAGCTTTGTATCTGATATGTCTCAAGAAGACGTAGAGGACGCACTAGACAAATATGCTGACCATGATGCAGTTAAGAACAGAACAGTTTCTGACCATGAGGGTATTAACAATATGCATGCAAAAGGCGCTCTAGTTAAGGTATTCTCTGAAGATAAGGACAGAATGAAACCTTATCAGCAAGACGTAGAAGCTGACAGACTGATGAAGATGCGTATTGGTAATAAGGTTATGGGTAAATTCTTACGTCATGCATTTGGCTTCAAGGGTATGGGAGACCTAAGAAGACCTGAAGATGATGAGTTCCGTACTACAGAGTGGCAATGGGACGGTAACGGTGGTAGTGGCTCTGCTATGATGGAGAAGAACGACAAAGGGGAAGCAGTACTAACAGTTATAGATTATGGGCAGGACAGTCAAGGCTGGAACGAATTCCAAGTCCCTTTAAAGGACGTTAAGGACTTTGTAGACAATTTGAGAAAAGGGAACGAGCAGAAGAAAAAGGTTGAGCAGAAGGAGGTTCCCCTACAGAAGAAGCCAGCAGACCAGATAGAAAAAGCCCTAAACGAGAATTTCGAAAAGAGCTACACTCCAGAGGTTGGAGAGGTTATGAAGTCTCACTTTACTAAACTGTGGAATAATGCAGACCGCTCTGGTAAGATAAGTGACATTGTGAAGAAGTCTATGAACATGACTAAAGGCACTATGAAAAACTTATTAAAAGAGTGGAATATCCCAGTATCTCCTACAGGAGACATTATCAAGACTAATGATCCTAACTTCAAAGCTACAGTATTTAAGGATGAGATTCAGGATAAGAAGTCTAAGAGTGCATTAGACTACCTTAAAGCAGCAGATATAGGAGTAGACCGTAAAGCTACACCTGATGCTCCCTATGACCCTTATGTACTTCATGAATCAGCTAAGAACTGGACAGATGGAGAGAAAGCACAAGCACGTAAGGAGCTATTAAAGAATGCCATTCATGTTAAGACAGGTATCACACATGAAGACCATGACAAACGTATAGCAAAACTTACAGACCATCTCCACATGTTTACAACTCATATTCCATTTGACCTGATGAGTCACCTATTGGCAAATGGTATGAAAGTTAAGTTCTCTGATATTGATGCTCACGGTAATGCTCACACAGGAGCTAATTATAATGGTAAGGACAATGCTATTTACCTTGATTCCCAATACTACCATGATAAGTCGGTATTCAAAGACCACCCACATGACCATATACCAGAGAAGACAGACCATCCTACTATCAAGGGTGCTAAGTACGGTCACTGGAGTATAGGTGAGAATATGGTGCATGAATCTGCCCACGCTATTGACAGATTCCTAAGTGGTGGGGACTCATACCTAAACTGGGATAAAGGTCATGGTACTACTTATGCTAATGACCATTTAAATACTGTTCCTGAACATTATAAGAAGAAAGTTGAACAGTCTAACCCTGATAAGGAGATTAGATACAGCAAGGAAGGAAAGTATTTTTATGTTTTAGATGAGTGGATGTCCAACTATGAAGGGCGTGTATATGGTGAGTATCAAAAGCTGAATCCTGATTACGTTCACTCTGACAATGATACAGGTAAGATGTACGATAAGAAATTCCAAGGTGTGGAAGGTATGCACGGTACTGAACACTGGGCTGAATCAGTGGCAGGTTATGGTAATGCTATACATTCTTATCAACGTTGGAAAGACATGAATCCAGGTAAGAAGGATACATCTATTGATGAGTGGGCAGAGCAAATGCATAAGCAATACTCACAAAAAGGCTTTGGTACTGCCAATGCAGAAGGTCAGAACTATAAGGTGGGTACAAGCACTAAACCAATGGAGTCTTATGGATGGCAATACCACACAATGAAACAACACTATCCTGAACTATTTGGTGCAATGCAGTCCATCTTTAATAGACCTGACTTCCTAGGACAGAAGGGACAGAGCCGAACAGAAGCCATTCAGCGTGGAAACTCAGCTAATAAATCTCTAGGCTTATTCGTTGATTTGGGAGGGAACAAGGCATGAAGGTAGTTATTCACAAAGACGGAAAATTAGGTACGGTAAAATATAGCAAAGATGGTCAAGCTATGGTGAGCCACCCTGATGCTAAGGTTAGGAAGGCTGTAAAAGACTACTTAGACACTGAACGAGAGTTCACAGTAGCAAACCCTAATACAGACCCTGATGTTGTTGGTTCTAGGAGGAAGCTTTATGCTTCCCCTAAAGCCAATGAGGATACAATGTCTATGGCTTTATGTGAGATGTTCCACCATACAGGGGTGCATGTGGACTGGTCTGGGAAGTTATCTAAGGATTTCTTGGGACAGAAAGACAGTAATAGTAAGGCAGACAAGCCTATTGAAAAATCAACAGTAGACGATTTCGATATTATAAACTAGGAGGGCTAACATGAACGATGACACTTTGTTGGTAATATCGCCTAAGCTTATGGACATCCAGAAGGGTAAGAGTGACCGTAATGGATTAGTACAACAGATACTTACTTATGTACGGGATGGTAGAACCGTAACTCGTAAACAGTGGGTACGTAGTGAGTTTGCAGACCACGCTAAGAAAAATGAGGAAGAAAAGAAAGATACCCTATTACGTGAGAAGCAACGTGAGGAACGTAGGGAAGCTAAGAAGAATCAAGAACAGGCTGAGAAAGTGGCTACCCAAGATAAGAGGGCACGTAAGAAGAAGATAAAAGAGAAGGAAAAGATGGAAGGTCATGGTGGGGATACTAAGCATGTTATTCATGTAGGTGAATATGCTAAGAAGATACAAGACCAGAAGAAAAAGCGTATGCAGGAAGAGAAGGATAAGAAACATAAGCAACAAGGCGATAAGAAGAAGGATAACAAGAAGAAGGATAAGCATAGCTCATTTGGACAGGCTAAGCAGACCAGAGAAGATAATAAGGCAAGTGACAATATGTCTCTTGGTAAGTAGCGTACACGTAAGTGTATGCTATTTTTATTTCCTTTCTGAATTTTATTCTAAGAGAATAATGTGTATACCCCTTTTAATTTATAGTAGGAGGTGCTAGTAATGGGGCTTTGGAACTCACTAGGTAATTTACTAAACGTAAATATGCCAAACTACTCTGGTTCAGGAGACCTGAATAAGTCTATGAATCAGTATGAAGATATAATGAAATCTGAAAGAGCACGTGACCCTAAGTTTATTATAGAAGATCCATTATCAATGTTATCCCAGCTAGGGTTTAAAGATAAACCGTCAACGTTGACGTTTGATACCTTAAAGAAGATGGCAGTACGAAATTCAGTGGTTGCTTCTATTATCACAACAAGGGTTAACCAAGTGGCTAGTTTCTCACAACCAGCTAGATTTACTAAGGATGGGGTGGGGTTTGAAATAACACTACGTGACCCTAATAAATCTCCCACTAAAGAAGAAATGAGTATGATTCTATCTTTAGAGTCATTTATAGAGAACTGTGGTTTTACGTATGACCCTGCTAGGGACAACTTTGACACATTCCTACGTAAGATAACTAGAGACTCTCTAACTTATGACCAGTTGAACTTTGAGACTGTACCTGATAGAAGAGGATTACCAGCAGAGATATATGCAGTAGATGCTTCTACTATTAGAGCAGCAGAGATGGAAGACCCTACTCCAGAGACTGGGGTTACTTTTGCTGACTTTAGAGGCAACAGTACTGAAAACAAGTTCGTACAGGTACTTAATGGTACGGTTATCGCTGAGTTCACAGGTTTAGAGTTAGCATTTGCTGTACGTAACCCTAGAACAGATATCAACATCCAACCATATGGTCACTCTGAACTAGAGATTCTTATACACCAGATAACTGCACATTTATGGGCAGAAGAGTACAACTCTAAGTACTTCTCTCAAGGAGGTACTACAAAAGGTATCTTGAATATCAAAGGTCAGAATATCAGTAAGGAACAGTTAGACGCTTTCCGTAGACAGTGGACTGCTCAAATTGCTGGTATGACTGGTGCATGGAAGACTCCTGTAGTATCTGTTGATGGCTTAGAATACGTTAACGTATCTCAGTCTAACAGAGAGATGGAGTACGAGATGTGGATGAACTACCTTATCAACATCTGTTGTGCAGTGTACCAAATTGACCCTGCTGAGATAAACTTCCCTAACCGTGGAGGTGCTGGGGGTTCTGGTGGAGGCTTAGGTGAAGGTGGTATTGAAGACCGTCTTAAAAACTCTAAGGACAAGGGATTAAGACCAATGTTAAGCTTCTTAGCTAACGTAATTAATCGCTATATCGTTCGTAGATTCTCTAATAAGTTTGTATTCAACTTTGTAGGACTTGATAAGGAATCTGAGAAATCTAGACTAGAAGTACAGGATAAACAAGTACGCTCATTCAAGACTATCAACGAGTTACGTAAACAACGTGGTATGGAACCTCTTGAAAATGGTGATGTTATTCTAGACCCAACATTTATCAACTATATAATGCAGAAGGAAATGGCAGAACAGGCAGAGCAACAGGGAGACCCTAATGACCCTAATGCTGGAGCAGGGGAAGAGCCACAAGAGGAACAGAGTCCAGAAGAGGTACAACAGGCACAAGAAGATGACCAAATACATCAGTCTATAGACCAACAGTACAGTCAATGATAGTATATGTGTTATAAGGTCTATAACTGATTTTATACTTTAGATACAAGGGGGTGAAGTGATGGCAGATTTATTTAAGTTTAGCGTAAATGCAGATGCTGATATACAGAAATCTTCAGAAGAGGGTAAGCGTATTATACGTGGTTATGCTTCTACTGAAGATGAGGATAGACAAGGTGAGTCTATGGTTCAGAAGGGCTTAGACATCTCTGACTTCCTTAATCACGGGTACTTCAACTATGACCACGATAACAGTATAATCATGGGTTATCCTTATCCTACATGTAGGGTGGATGACAAAGGGTTATATGTTGAGGGTGAGTTGTTCAAGGGAATACCACAGGCAGATAGGCTTTGGGAGTTAGCTATAGCTCTGAAGAAGTCTAATGCTCCTAGGAAAGTAGGATTCTCTGTTGAGGGTAAGGTTTTAGAGCGTGATGGAAGTCGTATTCTAAAGGCTAAAATTTATAATGTGGCGATTACAACCAACCCAGTCAATACCCATACATCATGGGAAGCGGTTGTTAAGTCTTTCAATGCACCTTCTCACTTACATGTAGATGAGGTAGAGAAAGCCCTATCCGCAGGTTATGAAACTAACCCAGAGGATATGGAAGGTGGAGAGACGTTTCGTAAGGAAAGCCTAGACAAGGACTTAAAGAACTTGTCGTATGTGATAGATAACGATGATAAGAAGAAAATTCTTAAAGAGAAACTTGCTAAGAAGTCGTTAACTACACGAGAAACAATTGTATACTTACAGTTAACTAAAGGCTACTCTAGAGCAGAAGCTGAAGCTTTCATTAAGAAAGCTATACAATAAGGGGGTATATAGAATGGCAGTAAATACTAATCCGTTAGATGAGTCTATTACTAAGTCATTAGATGAGTTAGACAAGTTGGCAGAGGGTGTACAAAAGAGCACTCAAGATACTACTGAAGCGTTAGCTAAAGGTTTAGATAACGAAGATGTAGCTCCTGAAGAGGTATCTGAAGATTCTCCTGAACAAGGTGAAGAAGCACCTGAACAGGGAGAAGGCGCACCAGAGGGTGAAGAAGCACCAGCAGAAGACGGTGACGTAGACGCTGATACAGAAGCTGAAGAAGATGCTAACGAAGATGAGCCTGTAGAGAAATCATTAGAAGATACATTAAAATCTAATGATGGTGTTCGTAAGGCACTAGAAGTTAGTGAATTCTTAGATGAGTTAGTTAAAGGCTTATCTACAGTACTTACTGGACACTCTACTGAGTTACAGAAGTCTATTGATAGCACTAACAAATCTAATGAGATCATTGCTAAGTCTATGATTGGTATTGTTAAGTCCCACCAAACAATCTTAAATAGCCAAACAGAGCTATCTAAGTCTATCGCTGAATTAAGCAAGCGTATGATGAAAGTGGAGACAACTCCAGCTGTACGCAAGTCTGTACCATCTGCTAACACTAAAGTGTTACAAAAGTCATTCGAAGCTTCTAATGGTGATGCACCTAAACAAGAAGAAGGACTAAGCAAGTCAGTGGCTATCGGTAAATTAATGAGTGCGGTACAAGGTGGTCAAGGCGACTTGTCTATGGATGTACTAGCGTTAGAGTCAGGTGCTAATATTAGTGACCTATCAGCTAACGCTAAATTACTATTAGGTTCTAACAATTAATCGGAGGTGCAAAGCACATGTTTCCTAACTTAGAAAACCAAGGCGGTCAAGGTTTCGGTACAGCAACACAGGCAGATGTGGATGCTCTTAATAAAGCCTTATCAGCAGGTCATGAGGTCAACCCTCTTGAGCTACAAGGCGGTGGAGCGTTCCGAGTTGAATCTTTAGAGAATAGCTTAAAGGTTCTAACTTATGGCGACCAACATATTAAATTCTGGAAAAAGATTCCTAAACAGACTGCATACTCTACTGTAGAGCAATACGGTCAGTTACTAGACTATGGACGTAACCAAGGGGCGTTCGTAGGTGAGGGTCAGTTACCAGATACTAACGATTCTACTTACGCACGTAAGGCAGCATTCGTTAAGTTCCTAGGTACTACTCGTGAGGTTACACATCCAATGACATTAGTAAATAGTGCATTCGGTAACGTTGTAGCTCGACAAAACCAAGATGGTATTCTATGGATGCTTAAGCAAGTTGAGCAATCTCTATTCTGGGGTAACTCTAAGTTAAAGCCAGGTGGAGAAGAAGGTCGTGAGTGGGACGGTCTAGTAAACCTTATCGATAAAGAAAACACTATCGACTTAAAAGGTAACTACTTAGAAGAGCACCACATGAACTGGGGCGCTCAAATGATCATTCAGAACTACGGTACTCCAACTGATATGTTCTTACCATTCGAAGTTATGGCACAGTTCTCTCAAGAGTTCTTCCCTAAAGAGCGTGTGTTAATGCCAACACAACAAGGCTACCAAGCTGGTGTGGTTGTTAACAAATTCATGACTCACGGTGGAGAAGTAGAGTTCAGCCCTGATATCTTCTTAACAAAAACTAAGCCATTAAGCATGAACGCTTCTAGCTACAAAGCTCCTGCTACAGGTACTTTAGCTGCTGCTTTAGATGCTTCTGGTACTGCTGGTGACTTTGCTAAACAAGGTGGCGGTGTATATAAATACGCTATCACATTAAATAACGACCACGGTGAGTCTATCCCATCTAACGTTGTATCTGTTACAATGACTGGTTCAGACCTTGCTAAGGGCGTTAAGTTAACTATCACTAACCCTGCTTCTACTGCATTCCCAGTTGATTACGTTCGTGTATACCGTTCTGAGAAAGATGGCAACCAATTATATGAAGTTGCTAAATTTGCAGTAACGTCTCAAGGTAGTGCAGCGACTACTGTATTCACTGATAACGGTGAAACAATCGCTAACACGTACACTTCATTCATGGGTGAGATGTCTCCAGAGATTATCGGCTTTAAACAGCTAGCTCCTATGATGAAGATGGATTTAGCTACACTTGGTCCAGTTATCCGTTGGATGATTTTAATGTACGGTGTACCTGTACTTTATGCTCCGAAGAAATGGATGAAGTACACTAATATCAAAGCTGACGTACCAGGCTTCATTGGTAATTAATATAGATAAGTGATCGAATAGGAGGGAGTGGACTTAGTTCACTCCCTTTTATCATGCCCTACGATACGTTGATTATATTATTATAAACTATTAGGAGGTATTTACTATGGTAAAGGTACAAAACGTTCTATTACGAGGTCAAGAGGTAGTATTAGCTACAGGAGTAGTACAGTTTGATGAACATGGTATTGCAGAGATTGAATCAGAGGAAGTAGCTAACGGTGTTCTTGAGCTAAAGAACTTCTTTGCAGTGGAGGAAGAAGCTAAAGAGGAAGTTAAGGAAGAAGCAAAAGAAGAGGAAAAGCCTAAGGCAAAAGCATCTGCTAAGACGACTGCTAAGAAATAATAGGAGGGGTAATCATGGATTTATATGTCAATTATGAAGACATAAATGCCCAGTTCCTAGTAGAGAACTACCTATTCGGGGTTCCATTAGAAGACCTATATGGCAATAAGATGGGTGAGGGCTTGCTATTGCATTACATCAAGTCAGCTATCCTCTATACACAACGTATGTTGCAGGTCATCATTGAGCCACAAGAGATAGAGGATGAAGTGCACGATTACTATCAAGGTGACTTTATGAGCTGGGGATTCTTACAGCTACACAAGAGACCTATAGTAGAAGTACACAAGTTACAAATGAACTTTGGTAGCTACAACGCTGCACAGATACCTAAAGATTGGATACGTCAGTATGACATACCTGGACAAATACAGCTCTTCCCTACACAAGGAAGTGCAGGTAGTATGATCATAGCACAGAATGGTTCATTCCTACCTTTAGCTCTAGGTCAATACTCTAGTGCTCCTGGTATATGGAGAGTTAGCTATAAAGCTGGTATGGAAAGGATTCCTCATGACTTAGTAGAGTACATTATGAAGCGTGCTTCAATTGGTATTCTACAGGTATGGGGTGACTTAATCATAGGTGCTGGTATTGCCAACCAGACAATTAGTATTGACGGTTTATCTCAGTCTATTGGTACCACACAGTCTCCAGAGTTCTCTGGTGCTGGTGCACGTATTAAAAACTATTCAGATGATATGAAAGACCTAGAAAGACGCTTGAAAGATACCTACTTAGGTATAAGCATGGGTCTTCTATAGGAGGGATTAGGATGACACAAGAATATCCATATAATCTCCCCACTGGTAACCAAGTTCGGGCTGACCTAAAGCCCGAACTATTTGATTCTGCCATACTACAAAAGGGTTACACTGTTATATGGGAACAAGGTATGTTCTGTCCCTGTCTAAATCTACGGTCTGGTCAACCTGACTACGCTTGCCCTGAATGTGGGGGTAAGGGTTATGCCTACTTTGGTGCAAAGGAGACAAAAGCACTAGTAACTAGTATCAGTGGTAACAAAGACCAAGACCGCATAGGTCTCAATGAACAGGGTTCAGCTTATCTTACTCCTTTAAGCACAGACATGGTAGGGTTTAGGGATAAGTTCACTTTCGTAGATTTTGATATAAAATTCTCTGAAGTGATAGCCAGAGGGGAAACCCAGTACGACAGACTAGACTACCAAGCCTTGAGAATAATAGCAGTCAAGTCTATAGGTAAAGAATACGTAGAGGGCTTTGACTACATCATGGCTAATGAAGGTAAGGCTATTGAATGGATAAACCCTACAGCTATTCCTCGTGACCAGTCTTACTCAATCCTTTATACTACCAAACCAGTATATATTGCTATTGGTCCAGTACATGAGCTTAGGGGCACATACACGATGGCTAAAGGTGGAGGGGTAGAGAGCTTTGTTAGACTTCCTTCACAATTCCATATCAAGAGGGAGGACTTGTTAGATGAAACTTTCAATGCAGGTTAATATGGATAGTCTAACAGACCTCCTGAAGGATACCAAGCGTGGGATAGAATACGGTAATGGAGAAGACCAGTTCTATATACAGAACCCACAGTTTAAACAGGATGAGAAGGACATATCTAGACCTATAGCTCAAGTTAAGGTTGAAGATGTCCCTACTTCTAAGAAAGTTAAACTTAAATGGGGGAGGTTATAGTCTTGATTCCATTAATAGAGGATTATATCATTGAAAACATAGAAAACAAACTAGAGTTGCTTAAAAAGAACCCCTCAGCTATAAGTCGAATTGTGAAGCTTGATAAGACAAGGCTGGACATGATAAGCAAATACCTAAACAAGAAAGAAATTCTTCTAAAGAAAGGCTACCCTAGGAACCCTGCTGAATTACCTTGTATAGCTATAATGCTGTCCACAGAGGATGAGACAGAAGAGGGCTTAGGGGATATGGGTTACAGTGGAGATGACCAGTCCTTCCTTACAGTAGGGTTACCTGCTAAATATGGAACATTAGGCTGGGAGATTCAACTAACTAAGCCGAATGTACAGAAGGTTCACAGTATACGTCATAATGATACAGGCATGGCTATTGAACAGTATGATGTAGACTATGCAAAGTCTAAAATTATTATTCATGATGAGGGCTTTGTAGAGGAAGATGATAGGTTCACCATTGAGTTTAGCTATACTAGTGGCGCACAAGAGACTGTACGAACGATGTTCGAAGCTGAATACCGCATAGAAATCTGGACTGAAAATGGAGACTTGACTGTAGACTTATACCACTTAGTTAAGTGGGCAATGTTATCAGGCAGGGACTTCCTAATAGATGAGAAAGACATCTACAGACAGAAGCTATCAGGTGGTGACTTTGAGCCAGTAAAGAGCTTTGACCCAGCGTTTGTATATAGAAGAGCATTAACCTTCTGGTGTCAATTTAGTGTAGACCCTATTAAGGATATACTCAATGATGACCTCCATGTAATCACAGAAGTCCATGTGAATCAAGAGTACTACAATAGGGAGGATTCCTAATGGCTACTAAAAAGGAAGATACAAAAGTAGTACCTGTCGAAGAAACTCCTAGCTCTCGTATTCACTTCCGTGAGTTCATCCAATTGCACACAAACCTAGACGCTGTAACAAGCGCAGGATTTAAGTCTACTTGTGGTGCCACAGAATGGATGTATTTAGAAGAGTGGCAGGAGTGCTTGGACAAGTATAAATCAATATAAGAGAGGTGTTTTAAATGGCTTACGAAAACTCTGGTATTACGTTTAACGGACGTAGAATTATCCACCCAGGTGCTTATGATCGCATAGACACTAGTGCTATGACAGCCTCTACCCCTGGTAGCTTAAACAGACCTATATTGGTAGGTACTGCTGATGCTGGTGAAGCAGGTAAGGTGATGTGGTGGACAGACCCAAGTAAGGCTAGAGCATACTTTAAAAGTGGTGACCTACCTACTGCGGTTGAGTTAGCATTCTCTCCTTTACCAGAAGGTGGTGGCGGTGCATCTATCGTTGGTACATTACTAGTTAACCCAACAGTTGCAGCTACTAAAGACGTAGGTGGGGGTAAATGGACTGCTAAGGAGTTCGGCTCTATCGGTAATGAAATCCAAGTTAAGATGGAAGATGGTACTATTGCAGGTACTAAGAAAGTTTCTGTGTACCGCTTCAGTACTAATGATGTTGAATCTTGGGATAACATCGGTGCTATCTTAGAAGTAAACTATACAGGAGCTAAGGCTTATGCTGAGATTGCTGTAAATGCAGGTGTTGTAACTACTAAAACTGGTGCTGATGCAGGTACAGCTACTGTAGACTTAACGGTAGATGGTAAGCTTCCACAGTACAGCACAGTAGATGCTTTAGTATCTTACATCAATAGTATGTCTGGATACTCTGCCCGTATCATCAATATCGCTGATGCGAAGATGCCTGTAACTGCTTTAGACACAGTGACAGCAGTAGCTATCAAAAGTGCTCCTAAAATCCTAATGTCTGCTAAAGCAGGTATTGAGACACGTGTAAACGTATCATCTTTACTAGTTAGCGTATCAATGACAGGAACTCCAGCAAACTTCCCATGGACGTACTTAGCAGGAGGACAAAAAGGAACTACACCTACTTCTTGGTCAGCACACTTTGGTACACTACGTAAGGAGTTCTTCGACTTACTTTGTGTTCTATCTCCAGAGAGCGCTATCCATGCAGAAGCAGCAGCACACGTACAGGTAATGGAAACACGTAGACAGAAACAGTACTTATTCTTCGGTGGAGATGGTTCAGACCTAGCTAAACCAGAGGATAAGACTAACGCTAAACAACGTGCATCTGCAATGAACTACCGTAGAGCGGTACTTTGCTACCCATCAATCTATCATCCAATCGTAGAGAGTGGTAAGAAGTTGCTACCAGCCTATATGACTGCTGCTATGGTATGTGGACGTGTAGCTGGGGTACCAACTTCAGAGCCTATCACGTTCGACTTCTTCAATATCGCTGGTTTAGGGGTAGACTTGGTAGCAGGTGACCCAGATATTGACGAGTTAATCGCTTCAGGTGTATGTGTAATGGAACGAGTTCAAAACGGTGGAATTCGCCTAGCACAAGGTGTAACAACATATCTTGGACCAGTACGTACACCTAACGTAGAGATCAGTACAGGACGTACAGCAGATGAAGTTTCTGACCGTGTTACAAACAGATTAGAAGACACATATGTAGGATCTAATTCTGCTATTGCTTCTAACTCTTCTGTAACTACAGAGACTATTAACGTTCTAGACGAATGTGTACGTGAGAAGTTAATTCTTGGATATCGTAACATTCGAGTTAGATTCGAAGGTACTGCTGTATATGTTGATTATGAAGCTGCTATTACAGAGCCAATCAACTTCATCCTAGTAACATCTCACTTTGTTCCATCTAGTACGTTTAACAACCTAGTAGAGGGACAACAAATCTAAGGAGGTGACTACCTATGGGAATGGTAGATAAACAGACGGTACATGCTGGTCATACCATAAACATCCGTATTCGTGGTGAAATCGTTGGTAGGATTCAGGGCTTAGATGGTGAGCGTGATTTCGGTACTGAAGGTGTATACGAAATCGGTTCAATGATGCCACAAGAGCACGTACACAACAAGTATACTGGGTCTGTAACTTGCGAACGATTCTTCGTACGTAAGAAAGACTTAGCTAAACTGGGTATGGCTTCTGTTGGTGAAGAGGTACTGAAGAAAGACATTATCACTATCGAGGTAGTAGATAAGTATACTAAAGAGATTGTTCGTTCTTACCACGGATGCTCTATTGGTAACTATCGTGAGAACTTCCGAGTTAACGCTATCGCAGGTGAAAATGCTAGCTTCCAATACCTATATGCAAGCTAATAGTACTAACAATAGTGGGAGCAGGAGTATAATTTACGTACTCCTGCTCCTATTTTTATTATGAATTAAAACTCAAGGAGGTATTACTATGTCAGAGAATATTAAGACAGTTACACTTAACATGTTACAAGACATTAACCAAGGGGATGAGCGTACTCATACCTTTAAGGTAGACTTCACAGATGTAGACCCAACATTCGTAGGTATGTTCACAGTACATCACCCTAATATGATGGATGAGTTAGCTATTGGACGTCTATATGCTGGTCTAAAAGGTGGAATGGCTGTAGACCAATTCACAGATAATATTGCTACAGTAGTATCTACATTAGATGTAGTGTTAGATAAGAAACCTGAATGGTTCCACGTAGGTAACTCAAAAGTAGATTACCCTATGTGGGAAGCTGTGTACTTAGAGTACAGAAACTGGGTGGAATCCTTTCGCAAGCCAGCTAAAACAGATAACAATGAAGGAGATAGCAAAGACGAGTCAAGCGAGGTTCGAGTGGTGGGTACAGACCAAGTTTAATGTTCTGTCTACAGACCCTAGATATAAAGCCTTGACAACCGAGCAGTTTGACCTTATGTACCATCATTACCTTCTAGATAATCCAGAGGAAGAAGACGTAGTTAAGGCAGCCAGTGACCCTGACTATAAGGAAGATGAGCCAGAGCACTACGAAGACCCTGAATTCATGAAGGCATGGGATGATATGGATAATGATGAGGCTGTTAAGGGAGAGGTAGAAGAAAAAGACGAATTTGAGGAGGTGTAATAAATGGCTAGGAATCGGACGGATGCAGATATTAAATTCAGAGCTGATACTACCGATGCCCTCTCTGATATAAAGCAACTGGAAAGCAAAGTAGCCAAGTTAAAGGACTTAGCTAACCAGGGTGAGCATTCACAGGGGGGATTACTCTCCTACAGACAAGTCTCTATGTACAGAAGAATCTTAGGTGAAACTGAAGAACTCTATAATAAGCACTACAAACGCTTAGAACGTATGGAAGCGGAGTATGGACGCAAGGTAGAGGAAAATCAGAAGAAGATTAAGAAGTACCAAGAACAACTTAGAAACTCCCAAGGGGGCAATAAGTGGGGAGATGTAGCAAGTCCTAGGGTACAACAGTTCTATCAGTCTAGGTTAGACCAAGCTACTGCTGAGAGAGATAACATCAAGTCTGGGACTAATGAAGCTGAAATGCAACGTCTACGTACTATAGTTAACCAAATGAATCCATCTATACAACAACGTAATGATAACCGTGACCGCATAGACCGAATGCATGAACGTGACCCCGTAACAGAGCGTATGCTCTATGGGGTTACTTCTGCGGTTCAGTCGGCAGGTGTTATTGCCAGTATAGGTCAGATGTTTACTTATGGTAGCCGTTATGCAGATATACTTAGACCACAGGAACTACAGGCTTCACAAATGGGGCAGAAAATTGGCTATGGTGAAGGTGGCAATGACGAGACCCTCCGTGAAAGAGCAGTAGAGGTAGGTCTTAAAAATCAGTATAAGACAGGGGAAACTCTACAAACCCAAGCTATTCTTGCTAGTGGAGGTAGAACTAATCTAGACAAGCTAGATGCTGATACTGAAGCAGCACAGTCATTTGGACGTAATACAGGTACTAACCCTGACCAGCTTGCTAATATGGGTAGTATGCTCCAACGTATGGGAGCTATGGATGAGGGACAAATGAAACGCTTATCAGACTTGATAGGTGGTGCTGTAGCTAAAACCAAGATGAGTGGGCGAGAAGAGGAAATGATGAGAGCGACTACTTCACTAGCACAATCAGTGAGTAGAGGGCTACCAGAATTTAAGGATGACCAGTTCAAGAGCATGTTATCTGCTCAAGTTATGTTAGGTCAATTGTCTCCAGAGCTTAAAGGGGAACGTGGCTCTAAACTACTAGGCACTATGGATGCAGGTTTCAAAGAGGGTAACCATACACTAGATGTATTAATGCGTAATGGTAACTCTGACTTCCTAGGAGTAGAAGGTACGTGGAAGATGAAACTGCAACAAGAAGAGGGTATATCTAACCCTAAAAACATCACTGACCTAGTAAAAGGCTTAAAAGCTACTTATGGTAAGGATGTACTGAAGACTGAGCAAGGTAAGGCATTGGCAGGTATGACAATGTCACAGGGTCTTGGTGTATCTAAGCAGGAGAGTAAGAAGCTTATAGAGTCAGGATTCCTAGATAAGATGGAACAAGGGCAGATGCCTACTTCTAAGGAATTAGAAGAAGCAGGTATGAAAGACCTAGCGAAAAAGGCAAAAGCATGGGATAATGCCGAATCTAAGAACTGGACAGGGAATGAAGCAGGGTATGAGCGAACTGGTACTGAGACTGCTGGTAATATCTGGTCTGGTATCTCTAGTTATGCTGGACAGGCATTTAACTCCCTTAATCCTTGGGTAGCATTCGGTGGCATGTCTGCTATGGCTCTAGGTGGCTCATACATGATGGGTAAATATGGTAGAATGGGTCTATCTAGGGGTTTAACCGCACTAAGACCTAATATAGGTCAACAACGTGGAGCATTACCTAGAACAGGTGGTAATTTCTTAGGCAATGTTAGGAATACTGCTGGTAGTCTTTGGAACTCTACTAAATCTGGTGCAGGGTCTCTGTGGAACGCCACTAAGAGCGGTACTTCTAAGGCTTGGAACTGGGGTAAAGGTCTCTTTAAAGGTGGAGGCGGTGGAGGTACTCCTCCTAGCGGTGGGGCACCAAGTGGAGGAAACCTACTCAGCAAAGCAGGGAAGCTAGTTGGTCCACTAGCAGAGTTCCAAGCGCTAACATGGGCTGGAGATGCAGGGGATAGTGTAGGGGATTGGTTATTTGGTCACAGTAAAGGTGACATAAAGTCAGACCAACCTTTATCCAACATAGGTAAAGAACCACTACGACATACGGATGATAGAAAGAGTGCATTCAGACGTGGTTGGGAATGGATGACTGGTAGCGGTGAGGATGAAGATAAGAAGAAGGAAGAGGATAAGAAAAAAGAGGTTAAAAAGAAAGAAGCCGAACCTCTACCTAAAACTGAAAAAGAAGATGCCAAACCAATACCAGAAGCCAAGAAGGGTGAAGGGACTGACAGTACTAAGAAGGAGCTAGAAGTTGACAGTCTGAAGGTTAAGGATAAGTCAGTACAGGATTACCTAAACCAAAACAAAGACAAAGTAGGTCAAGCTACTTCAGGTAGCTCTTCTAAAGACAAGGACATCAATACTGACGTTAGACTTGTTAAGATAGAGCACACTGTTAGGGTTGAATGGACAGGCAACAAGCTAGCTCCAGATAATGAATTTAAGGTCTCCAATAGTATTTCTAACTACTTCTCTACTGCTACTGATATACTTACGGGTAAAGGTGGCGGAATGGGTGGAGGAATGAATATGGGTGGCATGAGCCTATCCAGAGACCAGAGCAGAGAATAGGGAGGTTATATCATGGCAATTCAACGATATAAACCTAATGCCGAAATCACTTTCTTTACTGAAGAGGGTCAGCTAGTAGCAAGGGGCGTAGCTGACCCCAACAGTAAGATAGATAACGACATTGTAGCAGTCTACACTAATAGAGATATAGGGGAAGACGCTCCTGTATTCAATATAACGCTCACTAACCGTAAGCCTTGGCATAGGTGGATAACTGCTAATGATATGTTAATTATCAAGATGTGCAGACCACCTGAAGCCTTGGCTGAAGTTATGTTTGGGCTAGTGGACTATGCTGGCAAAACAGTAGACGCCAACAATGATGCACCATCTCGTACTATCTCCGTAAAGGGCAGAGGGTTTGCTAAAGCATTCATACAATTTGATATTGGTATCGTGCCAGAGGCACAGTTTAATATTGAAAAGCTAGGTTGGGTTCAGACTCTAGGTATTACACTAGACCAAGCAACCCCAGACCAGCTAGCAAAAGCAGCATACGATAAGATAGCCAAGCCTTTCATAAACTACAAGTGGAAAGGCTCTAAGGCTTTATTCGATATATTAAAAACTAAGTTTAGTGCAAGAAAAGATATGAAGTTACTAGACACGTCTGGTTTAATGGCATGGCAAGGTAGTTTGCTAGGTATGTACAATGCCATAGCAGAGAAACCTTTCCATGAAATCTTCTATGAGGTAGAGAACGGTTCACCTACTATGGTCATTAGGGAGACTCCTTTCAATAAAGACAAGTGGGATAAGTTGCCTTCTGTATCAATTGGAGACCAAGACGTGGTGACGGACGATACAGGCAGGGGAGACTTAGAGACATACACAATGTTCTCTGTAAGTGCCAAGACGTTAATGGCTCCTGATGATATGTTCAAGACCTTTGGTGTTCGTCCATACTGGTACCCACCTTACAAGGATAAATATGGTATCAGACGTCTGACAGTAGAGACTTCTTATCTTGCTGTAAACGGTACTCCTTCTGGTGGAGGAGCAGGAGGAACAACTGGTACTGGAGGTACTGTGGGTGGTGCTAATGGTGCACCACTTAACCCAGACCCACCAGGAGTAGGGGGCAACACAGGAGGTAATAATGGAGGTACGGGTACTAACCCAACCAACCCAACTACACCTACCGACCCTAGCCAACCAAACGCTGGGAACGGTAACCAGACTACTACAAACCAAGATGGTTCTACAGGTACAACACCTGCCAATGGCAATGGTACTGGTTCTGTTGACTTGATGAAAGGTCTTATGGAAGACCTATATAATTGGAATATTCTTAATAACCACTTCTATAGCGGAAACATCGTTGTAAAAGGCAGTAACAAATACAAGGTGGGAACAAGACTTGTATATACTTCCATAGAAGACAATTCCACTATTGAATACTACATTAAGTCAGTGACCCAGAACTTCAATACCTTTGGTGCATGGGTTACAACTCTAGGAGTAATTAGAGGATGTGAGCCATCTAAACGCTTTAGCCCTCCAGTAGGTAAGTTTGAACAGTATGAAGGTCATGGCTTCTTGGGAGATAACAGTACTATTGCAGAGCAAAAAGCTAGTGGCGGTTTACCTAATCTTAATGACCTATGGAGTCAGATATTTGGTGGTCTGTTTGGTGGCGGAGGTCTACTAGGAAGCTTAATACCTGGATTAGGTGGAGGATTAGGTGTAGGTATAGATGGTAGTGCTGCACAGAAAGTAGTGGCAGGTGCTCAAAGTATCCTACAGAATGGTATCAACGGTGTAAGAGTTCACTACACATTCGGTGGTGGTAATCCTGCATCTGGTGCCCTAGACTGTTCATCCTTTACTCAATATGTTTACAAGACTTATGCAGGTATAGATATTGGTAGGGTTACAGGGGAGCAGGTTAAGAAAGGTACTGAGGTATCTAAGCAGAATCTACAGCCAGGTGACTTAGTATTCTTCAAGAATACTTATAATAGTGGATATATCTATGGGGTTTCTCACGTAGGGATTTACGTAGGTAATGGTAACTTTATTGAGAACTCTAGTTCTAAGTCGGTAACTCTAACTGCTTTAAGTAACTCGTATGCTACTGCCCACTGGTTAATGGGTAGACGTGTATTAGCAGCATCTACTGGTGGAGGAGGTACAGGCGGTGGTGCTGGAGGTGCAGGTAATGGTCAAGTATCTGCTGGTGCTGGTGGTACTAAGTTCATAGCAACCGTATATAGTTCACCGAACATTGATAACTACTCACCAAACACTACTACTGCTGTAGGTGCTCCTACTGTAGAAGGTGTTACTATAGCGGTTGACCCTAAGGTAATCCCACTGCACAGTCAAGTACAGATTACTTGTCCTACCTATCCAGCTATCAATGGTACCTATACTGCACAGGACACAGGTAGTGCAATCAAAGGTAACCGTATTGATATCTATTGGGAAGGTAGACCACCTAGGAATGCAGAAGCAGTTAAAAAGGCTATGAATAACTTCGGTAAGAAGGAAGTCTTTGTTAAAGTACTAAGATACGGGAAAGGGTGATTGCTATGCAATTTCAACCACATCTTGGTAGGGAATTTAAAGATAACTATAAGCCACAGGACAGACTTAACTTTATGTCCTTGGCTAAGGTTATCAAAGTCCACCATAAGCACCATACAGCAGATGTGCAGTTGATTAGAACTAATGACACCATACGTTCCAGTGAAGAATCTGAAGGTAAGTATAGCGCTAAGATACTTACACAAGGTGCTCACTTTGATGATGCAACAATAGGAACATCTGGTGTCATGTACCCTATCCAAGAAGGTCAGCTAGTAGTAGTTGCCTTCTTAGATGGAGTATATACACAACCAATTATCATTGGTAGTACACACAATAACAAAATGGATGAGTTTAACATCCTTCCTAACCGATATCCATTAAGACCTGATACTTCCCTAGAGGATATGAGGGAAGCATTAAAGTATCTTAATGTACATCCATCCCAGTTCTATACGATGATAGATGGTATAGGTTCGGTGGAGATGTCCCACCCTTCTAAGACTTTTCTAAAGATTGACCCTGACCTATACAGTGAGATATCTGATGAGCATGGAGGGTTTGACCATCAACACTTAACAGAGCGTGACCCTATGACATATAGACCTCGTTCTGCTAAGACAGAGAATACTGCATACCCTGTTAAGATGCTCTTTAATTATAGAACTAGCTTTGAGGACACTGATACTACTTGGACTAAGTTCTTCCTTAGTAGTGACGGAATGTTTAGGGTAACTAGGGATACTAACGATGAAGCTATAACTTACCAAGAGTTAGGTGCACGTGGGGAATACAAAATTCGTAGACAACTGGATAGCTCTAAGCACGGTGAGGGCAAGGACTTTGTAGAGCTGGTTATTGAAGAAACAGGTAGAACTACTATTAAAAGGTCTGTAGATGGCAATGAGTCTAGGATAGAGATAAGCGAGCTAGGAGACATAGCACTAGAGAATTCTACAGATACCTATGTTAGAGTAACTGTTGATGGGGATATTAATTTACGAGCGGATGGGGAACTAAACATCACAACGGAAAACGGTAGAGCTTTTCCAGTATTGGTTTCTAGCGAAGAACCGCCAAACCCAAAGGACGGGTTAATTTGGTTAGACACAAGCATTCCAACGGAGGTGCCTAAGCCATGAATGCACAAAACGATGGAAAGAACAGATTAAGACGTATGGAGTTCGTCTTCAATGGTCAATCCTTTAAACTAGCATTAAACCCAGAGGAATACGACCAGACTCAACCTAGTAGGGTAGCAGTTACCCAAACTAAAGGTGGGGCTTGGGTGGATGACTGGGGTGCTGGTATTGCTAATATCAGCATGAAAGGGACTACTGGTTGGAAGAACGGTACAGGAGACCCTACTAGCGGTTTCAAGAAATTTAGGGAGCTACAAGCTATGGTAGAAGCATACTACACTAAGCTACCTCCTGGATCTACTATACCACCAGATAAGGAAATGGTATTCCATAATTACACTGATGAACAGCACTATATAGTTATACCTAAGGTTTTCAGACTATTCAGGTCTGTAGCTAGACCATTGCTTTATCAGTACCAAATTGAGCTAATATGTCAACGTGATGCTAGTGCACCTGCTAGTCAGGGTAGGTCAGTTGAAATAAAACAGGGAAGGGTGCAGTGATAATATGTATGCAACTCCATCAGAAGACTATATCTCTGCTAATCTGAACTCTAAGGCTCTTAATTACCTGCTTGACACTATGTGTAACATTAGCTCTGTATTGGGAGATACAGATGGTAAGGTAACAATAACAACTGCCACTGAGCTTACTAAGTCCTTGGATATATCTGCTAATGGGATTGTCTTATCTAATAACGAGGTTATAATGGACGCTCCTTCTTCATATTTAATTGAAGAGTACTATACTCCAACTGTAGCTTATGACTCTTACCTAACGTATCTGTATATGAGGTCAGGAGACCCAAACTACGTGCTTAGTATAACAGATAGCATGGAGGTAACAAGCCCTCTACTGAAGTTTACTAGAGAGCAACACACTCCAGCGTACCTTACTATCAGAAGTCTTTATTTAGAAGCCTTTAGTATATACAAAGGTGCTGTAGAGTTAAAGACTGTAGACTTGTCTCAAGCAGAGAAGATTATAACAAACTGTAGGGTGCTCTCTTCTTACCTAGCTAATAAGGATAAAATAAACTATGACTTATTGGAGGTACTGAAGACACTGAAATTGTCCCTAATGTTCCTTAAACACTATGCTCACTTGCTACCTGAACAGGAGGGATACTAATGAAATATCGCAAGTATCTAGTCAAGCACAATGATACAATGCAAATGATAGCACAGAATGAGCTAGGGGATGCTTCTAAATGGACTGACCTAGCTCTTTTGAATGATCTATCTTATCCCTTCATTGATACTCTATCAAGTAAGGGTGTAGTGGCACCTGGAGATTACTTATTAATCCCTATGGGTGAGGGAATAGAGTCTGACCCTAACTTGGTATATGGTCAAGACCTTTTGCTGACCACTGATAAGTTTAGTCTAACAAACGGTACTAATGGTGACCTAATAGCTGTAGATGGGGACTTTGCTATCATAGATGGGGTACAGACCCTTAAACAGGACTTATTCCATAGGCTTCTCACACCTCTAGGTACTCTACCTTATCATCCTGATTATGGCAGTAACTTCCCCTTACTTATTGGTACAGTAAGAACTGATGAGTGGAGAGTTAAGATGAGCATAGAGGTAGCAAGAACGTTCAAGAGCGATGCTAGGGTATTGGACGTTGCTAATGTCAAAGTAGAGCCTATTGACAATGGTGTTATCATAGAATGTGACATTATCACAGATGTAGGAGAGACTAGAGTAAGAGAGATTATATAGGAGGTGTGACAAATGAAGATTAAGACTATGAAAGAAATAGTATCCGACATGGCAGGTTATATGGTAACTGTTGGTAGTAAGATTACTAATTTTAATCCAGGTTCTATAGTAAGAACTCTATTTGAGGCGGTAGCCACAGAAATAGAGCAACTGTACTTCAAAATGAAGAAAGGTCATGCTGAAGCTATAGAAGGCTCTCTGTACACTAGCTTTGGATTCAGTAAGACTCCTGCTACCAAGGCTACTGGCTTACTGACTCTAGAGTTCAAAGCCCCTCTAAGCTTGGTATTCACAATTAGTAAAGGGCACACGTTCTACACGGTTCCAGTAAAGGGAAAGGTTATCTATTTCGAGTGTCTAGAGGATAAAACCGTACCTATAGGTCAGACTTCTGTAGACGTAAAGGTTCAATGTACAGAAGCAGGAGAAATTGGTAATGTACCTCCTTTATCTATCCGTAATGTGATGTCCCCTTTACCAATGGTTGAACGTATGTACAACCTATCTCCTTTCCATACAGGCTTACCTGAAGAGACTACAGAACAGCGTAAGAAGCGTTTCAGTAACTTCATTGGTACTTTACAGAGAGGTACGGTTGACTCTATAAAGTATGGGGTGTCTCAACTACCTGATGTTGCTGGGGTTAACGTGAAAGAGGATGTAGGTTTAATTTACATCTACGTTCATGATGCACAAGGTCAGTTACCTGACACATTAAAATCACAGGTAGAGAATCTACTACCTAATTACAAGTGTGGTGGAATCAAGCCTATTGTGTCTCAAGTCAATATGAAAAAGGTTGATATTGACATTAAAGTGTCTATAGAAAACGGATTTGACAAAGGCACATACGCCCTAATCATCTATAATTCAGTTAGCACTTTCTTAGAGAAATATACGGTGGGCAAACCTCTACTAAGGGCTGAACTAGTACGATTCATAATGAACTTAGACTATAACGCTATTATGAACGTCAATCTTAGTATTGACAAGGACGTTATAGCTCAAGATAATGAATTAGTAAGACCTGGTAAGCTTACCATAAATATAGAGTAGGAGTGGTTTACATGGCATTCATTAGTAAGCTGGCTTCCTTCTTTAACAGAAAGTCTAAGGGAGAGCTAGGTAACCTAGCAGGTGCTTGGCAGAAGACTCTTGATAAGGCTGAAGCAGACCTAACAGAACTAGAACTCCAATACATCATAGACACCGCTACTGGTGAGTGGCTAGAGGAATGGGGTTCTTGGTTCGAGGTTAGTAGGAAGCTCAATGAAACAGATGTAGATTATAGAAAACGAATTAAGTTGAAAATGCTTAGAGCCAAGAGCACTATTCCAGCACTAGTAGCAGCTGTTAAAGAGTCTATGGGGGAAGATACTATTGTTGTACCTTATGAGACCTATAAGGACTTATTCATACACAATATGTCTCCTCTAAGTGGAACACATAGACTACAGGATGCCCAGTATACTAGGCTTGCAGTAGTAGTGCTCAAGATAAATAAGCAACTGACACCAGAAGCTGACCTACTTTTACGTAGTATCAAGGGTGCAGGTATAAGACTTATAGTGGAGTATGTGCCTAACTTACAACCACAACCTTAATCATACCCTGTACCGCAATATGCGGGCAGGGTTATTCTATTAGAAATTAGAATAGTAGAACTCAACGAAAAGGAGATGAAAACCTTATGATTAACAAAGACGCTCCTTACTATGACGACTTTGACCCAGCCAAAAGATATAGTAAGATAAACTTTGTACCAGGTAGGGTAGCCCAAGCACGTGAGTTTACCCAAATGCAGACAATGTGGCATGAGTTTATGAAACGTGTGTCTGATACTCTATACAGAGACGGTTCTGTGGTATCTGGTATGGGTTGGACTCTGACCAGTAATACTGTAAAGCTTGAAGCAGGTAAGGTGTACCTTAACGGTCTGGTTCACCTATTTGAGGCTCAAGAGATACCTATTACTAAAAAGGGTAAAGAGATTGTAGGGGTTAAGCTGAAAGAGGAAATCATTACCGAAGATAAGGACATTTCCTTAACAGACCCAGCCCTTAATATGGGTAACTATGGACAACCAGGTGCTCATAGGGTTAAGTCTACAGTCGAGCTTAAAATTAATGACCCAGATGCTTCACCTATATACGAATTCAATGATGGGGAATTACAGCTAGAAATGGCTAGACCTCAATTTGATAGTGGTTTAATGGACTTATTAGCAAGACGTGACGTAGATGCTCATGGTAACTACCGTGTACGTGGTCTAGATTTAAGTGCTGAAGAGCATGACGCTAATAATATGAGAATCATTGTAGAAGCAGGTACGGCTTATGTAATGGGTTATGAAGTTATTAAGGTAACTCCTGTTAAGAAGGTTGTGTCTAAGGCTTTAGATACTCGTATTGTTCAGAACGAACCACAGATATATTTAGGTAACCAAGACAAGTACCCCCTTAATAACTCTCCTGCTAAACGTATAGACCGTGTATCAGGTGAAGTTCAAGTAACAGAGACTGTTACTAGAGGTGCGACTATCAATGGTATTGACCCATTAAGTAAAACTCCAGTATCTGACATTGTGTCAATCACTGGATATGCTAAGGGTGCAGACTATCAGCTTACTACTAATGGAGTAGACTGGAGTGCTGGTGGAGTTGGAGGTAAGGAACCTGCTACAGGCTCTACTTATTCTGTGACATACAAGTACAGAAAGAACTTTGTCAATGCTACTGATTACAAGCTAGTTACTATAACTGATGGTTGGGGAGTAACTAGGGATTATATCCAGTGGCTTGCAGGGGATAAGCCTGTTAACAATACCCAAGTCAATCTTGACTACCAGTTCTACTTACCACGTGCTGACCTAGTGTCTCTTGACCGTTACGGTAACGTAATAATAACTCAAGGTCAAAGTGATATAGAGTCTAACGTAGTAGCTCCACAACCATCTACTGCTGAACAGCTAGTCCTTGGTGCGGTTTATATTAACCCTGGACCAAATAATAAGACTGCTAAGACTAAGTTCAACGCAATAACAAGGATGGAAATGGGAGAGATTCAACGTCTGGCTAGACGTGTTGATGACTTAGAGTATAACCAAGCAATAACAGCACTTGACCGTGATGCAATGGCTGGAGAACTGCCTTCAGACTTGAAAGGTATATTCTCTGATAGCTTTAGGTCTGTTACACGTGGTGACTTATCACATCCAAACTTCAATATTATGTACTCATTGGAGGATGGGGTAATCATGTTACCTACAGATACAACTAAAGACATCAAGCCAAATATCAATATGGACTTGTCTAACATTAAGTCATTTGGTCGTTTAATAGGTGCTCCTATGAATGAAGTAGTGGGAATTGAGCAGCCTTATGCGACACAATCTATGCTAGTCAACCCTTACCTGTCCTTTAACGTGTTCTCTAGCTTGAAGCTTACACCTGCTTCAGATAACTGGGTAGATGAGAGCTATATCAAGATTGAGAATACTGAATATAGTGTTCGTAACTTCTATCGTTGGTGGGGTCACCCAGAAGCAGTACCTTGGGTACAAGACCTGCTAGACCTCAAGATGGATGATGGAAGAACAGTAGGGGAATGGAGACCACCTTGGAGTCCAGGTGAAACAGTAGATACTTCACCTAGAACAACAGTATCAAAGGTTGAGAAGTCTCGTAGTATCTTAGAGGATGCTATCACTGTCATGAGACAGATTGATATAGAAATCTTCTGTGAGAACTTACAACCTTCAGCAGATAACTTAGAGCTAACGTTTGATGGTGTTCGTGTGCCACTGACACCTGTTAAAGGTTCTGTATCTGGTTCGGTTGCTGGTACTGTCAGAGCTAATAGCTCTGGTCAGGTGTGGGCTAAGTTCAGAATACCTGCTGGTATTAAGACTGGTACACGAGAGGTACTATTACGAAACTCTACTAACTCTGCGGTGGCTTCATTCACGTCTATCGGTACTAAACGAACAGTTACAGATACTATCTTAACTAAGCGTATTACCCTAGTACCTGTCGATCCACTAGCACAGACATTTGAGTTCGATAGAGATACATTACTAACTTCTGTAGGGGTTTACTTCTCTGCCAAGCATGATACTAAGCCTTGTACAGTACAGATTCGTAATGTAGTTAACGGTTACCCAAGCAATGTTATCTATGGTGAGAAGGTTCTACAACCTTCTGATATCAAGGTTAGCTCTAATGCTATCAGTGAAACTAAAATTACATTTGATGACCCTATCATGTGTCAAGCCAACATTCAGTACTGTATGGTAATCTTATCGGACAATGACAAACATTCTATGTGGGTGTGTGATTTAGGTCAGAAAGATGTTACTACAGGAGTGCAGGTTACTCAACAGCCATATCTGATTGGTATGTTATTCAGCTCCAAGAATGCTAAGACATGGACTGCTCACCAGTCTATGAACTTGAAGTTCAAGGTATATAAAGCTGAATTCCAGCCTACAGGGGTAATTGAGTTTGACCCTATCTCTAACTTAGGAGCAGACCGTTTAGTACTTCTTGCAGACTACTTAGTACCTGCTAATACAGGCTGTATCTGGGAAGTTAGCTTGGATGATGGAATGTATACTCCATTAGCCAACTATGAGCCACATGACTTATCAACAATTGTTAGTAAGGTTAAGCTAAGAGCTACCTTCAAGTCTGAAAAGAATATGTCTCCACTAATGTCTAAGGACAGCTTCACCCTAGTAGGATTCATGTCAGGTAAGACAGGTTCTTATCTAGGACGTACGGTAGAAATGGAGCAGGTTTACACTATGGTTAAGCAAACTTATGATGCTCACTTACCTGCTGGTTGTACTGTAACCCCTCAATTCAGTTATGATGACGGTGCTACATGGATTACACCTCCGCTAGTGAGTAGCCAACAGGTGTCTTCTGATTATATGCGTTATAATCACGAGGTAGCCGTACCAGCAAATAAGAATGCTAAGAAGTTTAAAGCACGCTTAAATCTATCCACTCCTAATGCAGTAATTAGACCTACTGCTAGAAGGTTCATTAATATTATGAAGTAATGAGTTTGGGCAGGTATATTATACCTGTCCATTCTTTATGCACTTTTAAATTTACAGGAAGGGGATGTTGGTATGCCAGAAATGAAGGTACTGGATAGTGGGGGTATAATATTCGTCCCTACGGCAGAGGAACAAAAAGTAGCAGATATGAAGATACAAGCCCAGAAAGACCTAGAAGAAGCTCAAATAATAAAGATTCAAGCACAACAAGAGCTATTCGAGGTCAGGCAAATGAAAGAAGAAATAGAGGTGATACACAGACGAGCAGAGAAGGTATTACAAGACTTGAAGGAGATGAGACGAAATGGCTAGTATGAAGGTCAGATTAGGTGGTAAATGGGTTACAGTAGCAGGTGGCGGAGTATCTCAAGAAGACCTGCAACAAGTAGTAAATGAAGCCAATGATTATGCTAACCGATTAAAAGAACAAATAGACGATGATATACACGCTATGGAAGATAGTATTGCTGGTTTAGAGGGCAATATTGAGGGTGCATTCTCTGATGGTATTATTACTAAGACTGAAGCTAGACGCATTCAATCTTATATCAATACATTAGAGACAAATAAAGCACGCTTTGACAAAGAGTATGCTAGTCTTATCGCTAATGAGTTCATGAATGAAAATGATAAACAGGGCTTAATCACTGCTAAGGCTAGCCATGATGAGAAGTTTGACCTACTTATCAAGGCTATCAATGATGCTATTGAGGACGGAAAAGCCACTGTAGAAGAAGCTAGACACGTTAATGAGAGCTTCGCTAACTACAATAATGCAGCTGCTGTACTTACTTCTGCTATCTATGAAGCAATTGATGACATTGCCACTAATAAAACAGGAGTAGCTCTAGAAGAAGCTAAGACATTTGCTAGTCAAGCAGCAGAGGGAGTTAAGACTATACTAAACGCTGAAGTGGATGGAGTTAAGAAGTCTGTAACTGACCTGGATACTGAAATCAAGGGTGCGTTCCGTGATGGTATCATACAAGAGAATGAGCTATCTACTATCAAAGCTTATCTAAATACTCTTGACACTTCTAAACAAGGTTTAGATAAAAGATATGAGTCCACGTATAATAACGCTGACCTACCAGCACAGAACAAGACGAACCTTAATACAGTTAAGATAGATTATGACCGTTCTTACAATGCATTAATCAACACTATCAATGACGCTATTGCTGACCAGTTAGGTACTCCAGAAGAGCAAGAGCTTATCAATACAAAGTTTAAGGACTACAACCAAAAACTTGCGCTATTGACAACTCAATTGGAACTTGCAATTGAAGCGATTTCTAAGGCTAAATCTTCTAGAGCGGAAAAGAATGCAAAAGACTATTCCGACCAAATCAAGAGCGACATGGCAGATGAGATTAAAGGGGTAGAAGATGCTACTACCGCATTGAAAGAAGAAGTCCATACTACTTTCAAAGATGGAATCATAGATGCAAGTGAGGCACAGAAAATTAAGTCTTATATAAACTTATTGGATAACAATAAGAAAGCTTTACTAGGGAGATACACAGAGTTATACAACAACGGGTTCATCTCTCCTATAGCTAAAACAAATCTTGCTGGCAAGAAGGCATTATTTGACTCTAAATACAGCCTGCTTATTAGTGAGATTAATAATGCTATTGCTGATGGAGTGACTACTGTAGCTGAGTCTCAAGCTGTAGATAATGCCTTCAGTGCATACAATGACACTGTTAAAGACTTTACAAATGCTATGGAAAAAGCAGCAGATAGCATAGCACAAGATAAGGCAAATGCAGCAGAGTTTAACGCTGGAGAGTATGCAGATGAAGCTAGTAACCGTCTAGATGTAATTAAAGTACGTTACATCAAGAACACCCTTACTAGCAACTCAGTGAATGCTTATAAGCACTGGACTGAAATTAAAGCTATCAGCAAGGGTGTAAACGTTGCTACAACTGGTACAGTTACAGGTAGTACTGGTGTTACAAACCTTGGAGTAGTTAACAATGATAAAGTAGATGACCAGTTTGCAGAAGACCGTACAGCAGGTGACTCTTTCGTACAGATTGACTTAGGTACTGTTAGGGAAGATATCGACTATATCCAATTATGGCACTACTACCAGGATGCAAGACAATATAATGGTAACAAATTAGAAGTATCTGCTGATGGGCAGAAATGGTACACTATGTTCAGCAGTACTAAATCAGGTACTTATAAAGAGTCTGCTGATGGTTTCATTGTACCAATCAACGCAGGACGTATCTATAATCATACTATGCAACGTATCACTACTACCGAGACTGAAATTAGTAACATCAATGGTGTACTGAAATCAGTAGTAAAGAATACAGACTTCCAGCAAGGTATGAAGGACTCCAAAGATTATGCTGATACAGTAGCACAAGCTGTGCGTACTGAGTTATCTAGCTTCTCTAATATGATTACTACTCGTATTGATGGTATTGAAGACCAAGTGGATGGCAATATCACTACATGGTTCTTATCTGGAGCACCTACCCTGACTAACAAGCCAGCAGTAGACTGGAATACAGATGCGTTAAAAGACACTCACTTAGGTGACCTTTATTATGACTCTGCTACAGGCTATTGTTACCGATTCCTAAAGACTGGTTTAATATATGCATGGGCTAAGATAACTGACTCTGATGTAACAGAAGCTATCCAAAAAGCAGCTAAGGCACAAGATACTGCTGATGGTAAGAGACGAGTATTCGTTGTTCAACCTAAACCTCCGTATGATGTTGGTGACTTATGGGCACAAGGTTCTGGTGGGGACTTACTACGATGTAACGTTGCTAAGGCTGAAGGTGCATTGTTCAATGCTGGAGACTGGGGTAAAGCTTCTAAGTATGTTGACCAACAAGCAGTAAACGATACTTTAAACCCATTTGTTACTAGACTAGAGACTGCTGAGTCAGAGGTTAAGCAATCAGCTAAAGAAATCCTTGAACGTGTTAAAATAGAGACTTACAACCAAGAGATTACCAATATCAATACTAACATCGGTAACATTGACACTGCACAAAAAGGTACTGCTGACAAATTGAACAAATTAGCTATTGGTGGACGTAACGTACTGAAGAACAGTGGTAACTTTGTCACTATTGAGAATTGGTCTTCACTAGGCACTACTACAGCTACTGTAATGTTGGACAAGGATGACCTTAAAATCAGTAAGGTTGGATTGACAACAGGAGTACACGTAGTTAACCCAAGCTTGAGACGTATTGAGTGGGATATTACCAAAGACTATGTTATCACTGTTCGTGCTAAGGGTTCTGCTGCATTCTCATTAGATGTAGGTGTTACAGGAGACAATGGCACTAACGTAGTATTACCATTTGCTACTGTTGGAACTACAGCAACAGACTACAAGGAGTTCACTCTAGTATTCAAGCCTAAGGTAAATGGTGCTGCTGATTTCCGTATATCAACTACTCCAATCCCTAATGGAGGGTTCTTATGGATTGACTGGATTAAAGTGGAGGAAGGTAACAAACCTACAGCTTGGTCACCTGCACCAGAGGACTTAACAGACTATGCAGATGTAGCAGTAGGTAAGGTTCTAGACTCTTCATTTGAAAAAGGTCTACGTTTCTGGAGTGCGTATAACGCTACTATAGACGTTGGAGCACCTTTACAAAGTAGTGTGGTTTATGGGACTTCTTCTGACAGTGTTACTGGTAGAACTGCAATGTCCATAAACAATGCAGAAGGTTGGATATTCTCTGCTAATGCTATCCCAGTCGATACAAGTCGAGTATATCGAGTACGTTTCCGTATTAAGAAAACTAAAGATGTAACTAGTGGGGGTACTAACGTATATGCTGGTGTTGCAACCTATGATAAGAATGGTAATATGCAAACTAGTGCTCCTGGTGCACATAGATACTGTGCAGTAGCAGGCAAGCCTTTAAAGGTAGCGGATGGATGGCAGGTATTTGAAGGGTATATCACTGGGGAAGGTAATACCAACCATAACCAGTTTAGACCAGGTACTGCTTATGTTAAACCTATGTTTGTAGTAGATTACCAAGCTGGTGTGGGTGGAACTAATATCATTGACTTGCTAGACTTTGAAGACGTTACTTCCCAGATTAAAGCACAGGACTACTCTTCTACTAAGATAGAAGAAGCTAGGATTGCACAGGAAGCATATGCTAGAGCACAGGCAGAAGCAGCTAAGACAGTAGCTAATGCATATGCAGATGGCATTGTAGATGCTGAAGAGCAACGTGCAATAGATGATGCCAATGCAAAGCTAGCTCAAGCTAAGGCACATGCAGAGCAGAAGGCAAAAGAGGCACAGGATGCAGCACAGGGCTATGTGGACGGCATTGAGATAGGTGGTACTAATACTATCAAGAATGCTGGTTTCAAAGATAGTCTTAATAACTGGACTGTTCATTCTGGAGTAGCTATAGACCCTGCTAAGGAATTCGAAGGGTATCCAACTGTAGTGAGCAACCAGACAGGTCTCACAGACAATCAGTGGAGAGGTATCAATACTATACCACAAAGATATCCTTGTAAGCAAGGGGATAAATTTGTAGCTAGTATTTACACTTACACAGAAAACCGTGCAGGAGTAGACCAAGACGCTGTAATGGAGGTAGGGTTCTACGATAGCAATAATGCTAGAATTGCAGGATATCCTCTAGTGTCTATCTTACCAAAAGCTAATAACTCATGGGAAAGATTCACTTTAAACGCAGTAGCTCCTGCTAATGCAGTATATGTGTCCGTCTACCCATATGTTAGAAGAAATGGTAAAGTGTGGTTTGCTAAACCTCAATTAGAAAGGGGTACTAAAGCTACTGCATGGGGGCTTGCTCCTGAAGACTGGGTGGATGCTATTGCTAATGTTAAGGTAGGGGGACGTAACCTTCTTAATAAGTCTGATATCATCAATACTAACTGGGGTTCAGATATGGGTACTACCCTAACTAGATCCATCATTACAGTGGGTACGGAGAAAGCGGTTGAAATTAAGGTCAACACCACTCCAACAGGAGCAGTAGCCAATGCTTATGTGTGGATAGAAGCTAACTGGGAGAAGAGTCCAGAAGCTAACAAGGAGTACACTTTAAGTGCTGACATCAAAGCTCCTAAATCTGGTGCCTTGTTTAAGGTGAGGGATGAGCCGCAGACTAAGTATCACCAAGCTGACGTCCCTGTGTCAGCAGTGTTCACTAGAGTTCCATTGACATTTAAGTACTCTACTACTCTCAACCGTATGTTACTAATCTTTGATATACCTAAAGCTTGGGCTGTAGGGGATGCTTTGGTTCTGAAGAACTTTAAGCTAGAAGAAGGTAACAAGATGACGGACTGGACACCTTCTATAACGGACGTTAATAAACTTATATCTGATGTAGATACAAAGGCTCAACTTGTTACTGGTAGGGTGGACGATATGTCAGCCGATAACAAATTGACTTCTCTAGAGAAGCAAGATGCTAAGAAGGATTGGGATATCATTGCTGGGGAGTATACTAACCTGTATACTCAAGCTGATGCTTTCAAGATTACTACACAAAAGGCTACTTACAAGACTAGATATGATGAGTTAAACACTTATCTTACTCCTTTGTTTGCTAAAATGAATGAGACATCTGATATTGTAAGAGCTGACTATAGACTGAAGTTCAAGAACTACTTTGAAGCTAAGTCTGCACTAGCAAAAGCTATCTCTGATGCATCCAAGTCTCAGATTGACAGTATCTCTATAGGTGGACGTAACTTATTGTTAGGTACAGCAGTGCCGAAGTCCATAGTTGGTACTAACACTGCCAATCAGACTACTAATATCTATAACTTTGCAGGAGGCAACTCTCAGAAGATTATGGATAAGGAAATCTCTATCTCCTTTGACTGGGTAATAGAAGGTACTCCTGGCGGTACATTGTACATGCAGGGTAGCAATCCTTACCCTCTTATTGCAGATAAGATTACGTTCTCTTCTACTAACACTAGTGGAACCTATACAGTAACTAGAACAATATCAGGCAATGCCTTTGCATCTGTCAATATGCGTTTAGACAATGTTCCTGTAGGGGCTAAGGTTACTGTATCTAACTTCAAGATTGAGTTAGGTAATAGAATTACGGACTGGACTCCTGCACCAGAAGATATAGACCTGTTAATCAGTGACTTAGATACTAGAGCATCTAATCTACAAACTAGTGTAAATGATATGTCCGATGACAATAAGCTTACTCCTAGTGAGAAGTCTTTATTGAAAAAGGACTGGGATTCTATCGTTGGTGAGTACCCTACAATCTCTGCACAAGCAGATGCATTTGGGGCTACGACAGAGAAATCTGCATACGCTACAGCCTACACTAACCTTAAAAACCTTATAGAAGCCCCTCTTGCAGATGTCACTACGACATCCCCTGTTAATGGAGCTGATATGAGAAACAAGTTTAAGGACTATGTAGATAGAAAGTCTAAGCTATTGAGGGTTCTATCTGATTCAGCTAAGTCTCAAATAGATGGAATCAATGTTGGTGGACGTAACTTAGTTTCTGGTACTGCCTTCAAAACTGCTGATGGTTGGGTTAGATGGAGTAACCTTGAGACAGTGGCAGTTCGTAATGATGCCTTTAACAACTTTGACTTCCTAATAACAGAGACTAAGATAAATGGAGCTAACCAAGTTGTCCCTGCTGGTACATCAGTGGGTATAAGGGGTACTGGAAGACCATTTCCTGTTAAAAAGGACAACCAGTACACAGTTTCCATGGTTGTTGCTACTAGTGAGCTTAACAATATGCTGAATTACACATACGTTATGTATAGTGATGGTACAGGAGTTAACCAAAGAATACCGGATATCAAAGTAGATAGCTTCCCTAAATACAATCCTATATCTTCAGGCTCAGCAACTTATTTTTACAAGGTATCCTTTACCTTCACTGCTAATAAGGATGACAAGATAGCTCATCTGTTAATCGGTGGAGTAGCAGCTAGAGACCTACCTACTTCTTCTAATAACGCTTATGCTTGGATTCGTGTGGCGTACCTTAAAGTAGAAGAAGGAAACAGACCTACTGCATGGACACCGTCCTTTGAAGATATCTTTGGTGACATTAAGACAGCAGATGACAAGGCACAGGCGGTACAAAACTCTGTAAATGACATGTCTGCTGATAACAAAATCACTGCCTTAGAGAAGCACCAAGCAAGTAAGGACTGGGAAGGTGTCAAGGCAGAGTATCCTATAGTAGCTGCACAGGCAGATGCCTATGGTAAGACTGCTGAGAAGACTGCTTACACAACTGCTTATACTAACCTGAAAAAACTATATCGAACCTATTTTAGTCAAGCTAAATGAGACTTCTGATATAGACGGTAACAACTATAGAGGATTGTGGAAGAACTATTCAGATGCTAAGTCTAAGCTATTGAGAGCAGTTACAGATGGATCTAAAGATGCCATCGACAACATCTCTATTGGAGGTAGGAACTTAGTCCTTAACTCTGGAAGCATACAAATGGATGTCACATCTGCTGCTATAGGTGGGGCTGAACAGGGTAGAAAAAACTTTGAGTTATCCCCTGCATTTATCATGTGTAGAAATAAAGAAGTTGCTCTGTCTGTAGATGTCTGGGCTAGTGGTCTGGATTATGGTACAACTACTCCATGGGTAGGCTTTGAGATAAGAGTAAACTTTGCAGATAGCACTTCCCAGTATCTAAGCATTAGAAATGGAGTTATACCAAAAGGCTCTTACGACTGGACTAGATTCACTACGGTGGCTAAGATTCAGGATAAGCAAATATCATCCATGTCTCTATACTGCCTGGCTAGGGATTTCAAAGGAACTATTAAGCTAAGAGATATCAAGGTAGAGCAAGGTAACCGCTCTACAGACTGGACGCCATCTCCAGAAGAGGTGCAGGGCAATATTGATAATATTACGGTTGGTAGCCGTAACTATCTTGGCAATGGTGACTTTAGTACTTCTATGGATGATGACCCTAACAAGGCGTACTACCTTAAAGGAGATGTTACTGAGATAGTAGATATCTCTAGCGAAACTCCACCACACAAGAAGGCTCTTCACTGTAAGAATACTGTTGCTAAGAATAATGGTCAAAATGGTATACCTCTATTTGTAGGGGGTTCTGCTAATGACCTTCTTGGTAAGGAAGTTACAGTTAGTGCTTGGATAAAGTACCAAAACGTAGTATTAGGGGCTTATAGCTACACTAAACTCCGTGCACTTGAATTAGTAGTAGAGTATAAGAAAGCTGATGGCACATCTTTCTATGACTACCCAAGTGTGATAAGTACGGTAGGTACTGACATGACTTGGAAGAAGGTATTCAGAACTATAAAGCTTAACCATCCAGATGCTAAGAGCATAGTTAAGATTACTTATAAGTCTATGCTTGAAGGGTGTATAGGGGAGTTCTGGATTACTGGTCAGAAGGTGGAGATTGGTAACAAGGTTACTGACTGGACACCAATGCCAGAGGAAGTAAACAACGTCATCTCTACTATCACGACTCGTGTTGGAACTGTAGAAGCCACTACTCAGAACTTAGGTACTGAGTTACTAAACAAAGTTAATAGCACTGATGTATACACTAAGCAGGAGGTACTAGGCAAGCTTGCTGAAGGTGACATCTATATCCGAGGTACTGGTTTAAACCACGGTGGAAACCGAGTACTGAAGGTGAATGGTGCTACTAAGTACGACACTACTGGTACTCGTGGCTTACGTCTGACAACTCTTAGCAGAGCTAATCTTGCAACAGTTGAGGATATAAACTATGATGTTTATGGTAGTGATGCCCAACAAATAGCCTTAGCTGACAAACTGAAGTCTTTAGGCAACAACGTATTAGTAGTGTTGACATCCTATGATGCAACTAACGTTAAGAAGTCTACAGGCTTAGTTGATGCTATAGCTAACTGTGGTGGTTCTGGTTCAGAGGTCACTTACCGTACCCCATTCGCCTTCATTGGTATGAATGGCTTAGGTACAGGCTCTGGTATTGAGGTTAAGACAGGAGAGAATAAGGATAAAGACCCTGTGGCTGAAATCTATACTAAGGTATCATCTGGTGTGCCTCAAGGCTTCAATACTAGCTCTAAGGTACTGAATGATGCAGTAACCAACATTACTACTCGTGTTGATACTGCGGAGTCCACAATCAGACAACAGGCTGCATCCATAGACCTAAAGGTAAACCTTAATGGTGTTATAGCTGCTATTAACCTCTCTCCAGAGATTGGAAAAGGAGTATTAATCCAAGGAGAGAACATCATGCTTGATGGTAAGGTTAAGGCTAGACACCTTGCAGTGACGGACTTAGCTAACATCGTTGGGAACAGTGATTTCAGGGACGGTTTGAATGGATATTCTGGCGGTTCATTAATAGCTAAAGCCAATGCAAATAGAGCTAATGAAGTGCCTACTAACTATGTTCTAGAGCATAATGCAAGGGACGTTTACTATGGTGATATGTTCCCTATCAATAAAGAGGAAGTATTCTCTTGTTCTGTGACTGCTAAACAGACGGTGGGTAACTCTCTACTTTCTATAGGTCTTGCATGGTACGCAGTTAACTCTGCTGGCACTATTACCCAGACTAACTGGGGTAAAGCTACTACATTCCCTAATGATACTGATATCCCTAACACTCCTTGGAAGACCCAACAAGGTCTAGTTACTGCTCCTAGCTGGGCAACTCATGCTAAAGTGTGGATGCAAATAGAGCAGAACACTCCGTATGCAACTAAGTGGCAGGTAACCCTACCTACAGTTAGACGTACTGGTTTACTAACATTCGACCAAGCAAAAGGGGGTACTCTTGAACTAGGTGAGGGTGGACGTGGTGTACTTCGTGTATATGCAACTGTCAACGGTAACCAAGATACCGTAGGTCAGATTGATGAGAACGGAGCTAGCTTCACTAGAGTTAGAACCAACATTCTAGACGTATCTGGTACTCTTAATGCTCCCAACATGGTTTCTAGTAACAAAGGATGGATGGAAGTATTCGTAGACCCAGCCAACAATGGTAACTACACTCCTGATGGGACTCAGGCTAGACCATACAAGACTATGAGGGAAGCTCTAGCTAGTATCCCTAAATATCTTGAAGGGGATGTAGAAATTAAGCTACAAAGTGATGTATACGAGATGTGGGTAGACATCAAGGGCTTTGTAGGAGGTGGTGGAATAGGTGGTGCCAACGGTATCTTCATTAGATCAGGTACTAATGGAAGAAAAACTATCTGGGGCGGTATCAGATGTTGGTTTAATAGTTGTCACGTATACATGCAGGATACTAATATTAGTAACAGTAGAGACCAGTCTAACGGTGTTATAGAAGTCTATGGATGTAATAAAGTATCCCTATGGAACTGTAACTTAACTGGTAATAACAAAGCTAGGGCTTGCATCTACTGTGATACTAGTAATGTAATTATAAATGGCTGTGAAATGTACGATGCTTGGGATATGGTTAGATGTATAAGGGGCTATATCTGTATCCTAGACTGTCGTGGAGGTAACTGCTATTGTGTACTTTCTACTACTGCCGGTACAATCCAAGGGGGAGGTACTAGACCTGGATTCTACAATGGTGGCACAGAGAGATATACAGACCAAGGTGGTGTGATTAGTGGTAGCTGGACAGAGAATACTGGCTCTTGGGTTAAACCAACACCACCAGTTACTATACAAGAGGCTACTATAGACTCAATTAGTTCTAAGTCTTGGCGTGAAAACTATGGTGGTCAGTGGTATCGTGATGAGGTTCTGCAAGGTACATGGGATGGATGGGGTAACTATAGAGGAATGTGGTTCTTTGGCAATAAACTAGATTTCCTTAAAGGTAAGACTATCCTTGATATGACTATTAACATAGGACGTACTAACGGTGGAGGCTATAGTTCTGCACAACAAGTTAGTATCCGTAATCACAATGAAGCTAGTCAACCATCAGGTATGCCATATCTAGGTAGCCCTATCACAGGCAACTACTTTGCATGGGGTGAACGTAAGTCAATCAACGTTAAGGCACTTGCTGGTAACTTCTCTTCAGGTAATGCTAGAGGTTTCGGTATCTACACGGACTCTGCCTCCCCTTATATGATATTCGATGGCTGGGCACAGGTTTGGGTTAAGTATCAATAATTTGATTTTTATAATGGAGGGGTTATCACAACCCTCCATCTACATATAGGAAGGAGTGGTGACATTGAAAGTACTAATTTACACTATAGTTAATGGTGAAGCAGTTAAAGGTATGAGGTTAGAGGGTCTTCAAAACATTAGAGTATCTGATGATGAAAAGAACATCTACCACTCTACAGGTTCGGCAGAGGGTCTTAGTGGCAAATTACTTATCCTGCCAGATGACGTAGATTTTGAGTCTTCTTTTGTAGACTTAAAACGTAAGGCTTATTCTATTTCTCTGTTTAAGGGAGACAATCCTATGGATAGTTTCAAACAGATGATAGATATGGTTCAGATGATGAGCGGTTTTCAATCACAACAGACTATGGAAATAGATGCTAAGACGGAAGTTCTGCAAGGCGTTTGTGACTATGTTATCTCTGCTGTAGAAGGAATGACTGGACTTATTGATGCACAAGCTCAACGTATCGAAGCACTAGAGAAAGCTCTACCTACCACAACAGTAAAAGGGGTGTAAGCAATGGCTGACTTAAAGAATGAAGCAAACGTTGGTACTAACGGTGTTGGAGGAAAGTTGATTGGTGACGAATGGTATCCTTATTATGAGCCAGGCTGGACTGCTAAAGACCAAGCATGGTGTTGCGGCTTAGTAAACCGATACAAAGTGCCTATTACAGTTATAACTCCATTATATCGTTACTTGATTGAGCAAGGTAAGTGTAATACCTTTGAGGTTGAATACCAACGTTATAAAGAGTTTCTAGCAGAGCATGGTATTGATCCTATGAATCCTAGATAAATCTTACTAAACAGATAGACACTCCTGTATAGGGGTGTCTTTTCTTTTTTACAATTTTATTAGTGTACACTTTCTATGGAGGGGTAACTATGTATCTTGACTATCAAGTTAGGAGAAAGGAGGGCACAATGGGACACTATGTAATGAAAGCATTCGAAGGTTTTGAATGGAAAATCCTAGCGAGCGTTTTTGGAACGATTGTTGCATATATAGAGGGATTCTACACTGAACTAATTTGGTCTTTCTTAGCACTTTTTACACTAGACCTTATTACTGGCATAATGAAATCTAAACGAAATGGTATCCCTATTAGTAGTAAAAGGCTAAGAGACTCGGTTAGTAAGCTAGGAGCTTACATTATTCTCATTACAGCCCTAATCATAGCTAGTAAGATGGAAAAGCAGTTCGTTCCAGTAGTGACACTAGCTTATTACTATTTTATTTTTACAGAGTTTAAGTCTATTATTGAAAATGTAGAGGAAATGGGTCTTAAAGTACCTGGCTTTTTAAAGTCCAAGGTAGATGAACAGATACCAGCTGACTCTACAGAGGAAGAAAAAGAAAGGGGAGACAAATAATGGTAGCATGGAGAGACGACTTTATTCGTATCAATCAGTATTCTAGACCAGGTTCTAAACTTACAGCTGTACGTAAGCTTATCTTACATTATACTGCTAACCCAGGTGCTAGTGCTGCTAACCATCAACGTTATTTCAATAACTTAACTGACCGTTATGCATCTGCACATTTATTCGTGGACAAGATTGACTCTATCTGTATTATTCCGCTTGATGAGGTAGCGTATCAGGCAAATGATGGTTCTTACCGAGGAGTAGCTGCATTGCAACCTAATGCTAACTTCTTAGCTATTGGTGTAGAAATGTGTCAAGAGCCTGATGGTAGCTTCCACCCAGACACAGTAACTCGTACTGTAAATGTTATGGCAGACTTATGCCGTAAGTTCGGTTTATCTGCTTCTGACATTGTACGACACTATGATGTAACCCATAAGTACTGTCCTGGTCCATATGTAGATAACCCTGCATTATTTACAGCTTTCAAGAATCGTGTAAGTGATGTATTAGGTGGTGGCTCTGGTGGAGGTACAGGTGGAAACACTGGTGGCGGTACAACTACACCTCCTACTGGTGGTGGAGATGGACGAATTGGTGTAGCTTACATTACAGGCACTAACGTAAACTTACGTAGTGGTCCAGGTACTGGCTACGGTGTATTACGTCAGCTAAATGCTGGGGAAAGCTATATCGTTTGGGCTGAACAAGATGGATGGTTATGCTTAGGTGGAGACCAATGGGTTAAGAATGACTCTTCATTCTTACGTTTCGAGCGTACTAGTGGAGGTTCTACAGGTGGTTCTACTGGTGGAGGTGTCGGTGATACTAATGCTGGTAAACGAGTGGTATCAAAAGTGGATGGCTTAAACTTCTACAGCCGACCTACATGGGATAAGTCTTATGTTGTTGGTCAATGTAATGCAGGTGAAGGCTTCACTATTGTTACTAAGGTGCCAGTAGATGATGCTTACCAGTACAAAGTACAAAACTCCAAAGGTGCGACTTACTATATCACTGCTAGCTCTACTTATGTAGAGGTTAGATAGGAGGACTTTTAAATGAATTTAATAGAAGTGGCTACACAATTAGGTGCGGAGATACTCACTATTCTGGTGGGTACTCTCTTAGTACTGGTGTTAGATCAAGGTAGACGTGCTTTGAAACGTCTTAAGCAAAAAGATGAACTTGGTATCATTGATACTATTACTGACCAAGTGGTGCAGTATGCCGAAGCAGAGCTTCAAGGTAAGAAAGGTATTGAGAAACGTGATTGGGCAGTTGACCAAGCCTTGCATATCTTAGCAACTAAAGGTATACATTTGAGTCAGGAAGAAGTTATTGCAGGAATTGAGAATGGTGTACGGAAATTGAAAGCCAATGATGACCTTTCAATAGACGGTTTGAGCCAACGATAATCTAGCAAAAAACCCTTGAATTAGACGATTCAAGGGTTTTTCTATGTCCAAAATTCGGAGGAAATTCACCTAGAACATTACTAGCAATCTATTTTCTCCAATGTCACTGCTATGGCTCCATATGAAAAACCTCTGAAGAAAAAAGAAATGAGGAAAGAAGGTGAAAACTCTATTCGGGGTGGTTATTTTAAATAGGAAATAAATTTGGAGGTGTTACATATGGCGGTTATCGAAATAGGTAATTTACACTCAACGGTCATTGATGCTAGTGCAAAAGGGTTAAAGTTGGTTGATACTACGCTCTCGGTGGAAACACCAGGATGTCAGTTTACCCCATTGTATAGAAATGGGACATGGGATGGAATGACGAGGTTCTTCAGCATGAAGACTAAGAAATTTCCTAGCGGTTTACTATCCAAGGTTGTGTGGGCACTGGAGAAGACAGGTGAAACGGTAGAGATAGTTGACAAACGAAAAGCGATAGACGTTTCCCTACCAGATGAGATTCAGCTTATAGATACAAAGATTGGTCACATTACTCTACGGGATTACCAGTATGACGCAGTGAAATCTGCAATCAAGGCTACTAGAGGTATAGTAAACGTTGCAACTAACGGAGGTAAAACTGAGATAGCAGCAGGTATCATCAAGCATGTTCTACCTAGTCTAAAGTCAGACCAAAGAGTACTATTCTTTACACACTCTAAGGAGATATTCTCACAGTCTCATAAGAGACTGGAAGAAAGACTAGGTATGAAAGTTGGTAGAGTTGGTACTGGGGTGTGGGATGTTCAGCAGGTCAATGTAGTGATGATACCAACTGTATCCAAGTATCTGAATCCTAAAAAGATACCTAAGAATATGAACAAGGAGAAGTATTTAGATACTTGTAAAGCAACTGCTGAGTTACTTAAATCTTGTTACTGTTTCTTAGGAGATGAGGCACATCACTCATCCTCTGATACTTGGTATAAACTGTTCATGAAACTGACTAATGCATACTTCAGATTTGGCTTAACTGGTACTGTGGATGAGTCTAACCAGATTAACGTGAAGAGGTTGTTAGGTTGTACTGGAAGGATAGTTATCAAAATATCTAACGATTTCCTAATCCAACAAGGGTTCTCTGCTAAACCAACGATTTACATGTTGGAAGTAGATACTGATGTGATTGAGGATGAAACATACTCTGATTCTCGTAAGATGGGTATCATCTCTAATGTAGACAGAAACACAGTGTTAGCTGATAAGGTCAGTGAGAGGGTGGATTTCGGGAAACAGTGTTTAATTATTGTGAACGAAACCGAACATGGAGACATTGTATCTGAACTGTTGGAACAGTATGAAATAGACCACAGATTTGTACATGGAGACAGAACTACTAAATTTAGAGAATCTGCATTAGAGGACTTTAAGAATGAAGAGTTCCCTGTAATGATAGCTACATCCATACTGGATGAGGGTGTTGATATCTCTGGCATCAACTGTCTATTCTTAGCTGCTGGTGGGAAGTCAATGAGACAACTGTTACAAAGGATTGGTAGAGGTCTAAGAAAGAAAGCTGATGGTTCAGGTATTGAAGTCTATGACTTCTTGGATTACCATAATGAATACTTAGCTGAACACACTTTAGACCGTTATGAAACATACAAAAATGAAGCGTTCCATATAGTGAAACTGGGCTGAGAAGTCCAGTTTTCTGTATGAAAAGGACACTGCTGGTACTGGTTCTCCTATGTGGTGGAGTTTAATTTTTAGTTACTAACGTAACTAAAAATTATAAAAAGTATATTTATTTATAAAGAAGTCTTAAAAGTAAAGAAAAGTTTAAAGAGTTACCTTTAAATAATTAAAAAATTTAAAGAAAAAAGGGAGGCAAAAGCCCTATGCTCCGTAGTCCGAGCGGGCATCCAATGGACAGCTTTTACATGAGAGGACAGTGTTTAGTATGGCAAAGAGGAAACCAAAAGTTATAAAGAGGGTACCTATCATACGGAAAGCTATAATCTTACCGCAAGAAGTAAAAGCATACCTAAAGCTATTACAATTGCAGGAGGAAACTAGGGAGGATGATATCTTAGAGATTGTCAGACATTATGAGATGTTGGCACGGAAGGTAATAGGAAAGGCAGGCTACTGTGTAGTGTCTCCTAAAGAGCCTACTAAGAGCAAGAGATGGATACACTTTGAAAGAGTGTACGAGGTATGTAGAATGCAACACTGGGATGGAAAGTTATATATTGAATCCCAGTTTAAGCGGTTAGGCGGAGTGCCAATGGCTCATATGATGTACTCTGTTGCAGCTATGAGATACTTTACGAACTATCTGGCGAACATAAAGCGTATGTCAGAGAAGGACGTGGGTGGCAAGAAAAAAGAAAAAGGAAAGCGAACTCTCAGCAGTAGGGAAGAAGTAATAGAGGGTGTAATCACCTCTGCGGAAGTCCTTAATGAATACATCAGTAAGTCTATTATGGACGACAAGGCTCAGTACAAGGCTATTAAGATATACCAGTCTTGGAGGGAACTGTCACCATACTATCTATGGTCAGTGCCTTGGTTCCACGATGTTGTATCTACCATGACAGGTGAATCTAATAGAGAGAAACTGGTTATGAAAGAGTTTAAGATGATACATGAGACCAAAAGCCTACAGGAACTCATAAAAAAGACTGTTGATGAGGTAGAGTCCCACTTTAATATTCCTCCTAACATCGCACTGGGATAGGCAAGAGAGGACTTTTGTGGTCTTCTCTTTTATTAAGTCGGAGGACAGTTTGAAGGGGGTAGCATATTGCATGCCTGAAACATATGAATTTTCAGAATCGTTCCAGTCTAAGATACTGGCACTAATGGCACGTGACAAAGTTTTCTATATTACATTCAGAGAGGTACTTAAACCTAAGTTCCTTAGAAAAGACATTCATATTGACATGGCTCGTATCATTCAAGAACATTACGAGCGTGAGTCAGACCGTGCTACTAAGAAAGGCACTGAAGTAAACCCTCCAACTACAGAGGTACTTTGGGAAGAGATTAGGAAGCTTACCAAGAATAACAAACTCAAAGCCCAGATTAAAGACCAGTATGAGGATTGTGTACTGGACATATTCGAAGCTGACCTGTCAGATGCAGAATATATCAAGGATAACGTTATTGCCTTTGGTAGGCGTGCTGCTATAGAACAGGCTATTTGGGATTCTGTAGGGCTACTAGAGAAAGGCTCACAAGATGACTTTAACAAGATAGAAGACCTTGTGGGTAAAGCCCTTAGAATAGGAGAAGACATCGGTGACCTTGGTACAGATTACTATGCAAATGCCCAAGAACGTGTGGAAAACTATCGTGAGGGTAATGATGGTGTTCGTAGGATTCCGACAGGGATACATGGAGTGGACAAAGTTCTACATGGAGGTCTTGGTGGTGGAGAGCTAGGAGTAGTTATCGCACCCCCTAACCGTGGTAAGTCTATTGCGTTGACTAACATTGGTGCAGGAGCAGTAATGGAAGGTTACAACGTAGTACACTTTACACTAGAGATGCCAGAGAAACAGGTAACTAAGCGTTATGACCAACGCTTAATGGGTAAATCGTTCGAGTACATGAAAGATAACCCAGACAAGGTTCTTAAAGCTATTATGAACATGCAGGCGACTAAGAGAGGTCAACTGTTTGTTAAGAAGTATAAGACAAGTGATTGTACAGTACACACGATGCGTTCATACCTTACTAGACTATGGATGGAGAAAGGCGTTAAGCCTGACGTTATTATCGTCGATTACGGTGACCTTGTACAACCACGTAGAACATACGCTGACAAGCGTTTCGAGTTAGAGTCTGTGTATTTAGACCTACGTGACTTAGCAGCAGAGTACAACTGTCCTGTGTGGACTGCATCACAGGCTAACCGTGGAGCACTAGACAAGAAGGTTATCACGATTGGTGACTTAGCAGAGGCATTCAATAAGGCTAACATTGCAGACTTTATGATGGCTCTATGTCAGACTACGGAAGAAAAAGAAGATGGTGAAATGCGTATCTATGTCTCTAAACACAGGGATGGTGAAGCCAACCTTACAATCAATAATGAGATTGACTACGCTACGATGACCTTGAGTTCATACGAATAAGGGAGGATTAATATGGGAATAGCGACGGAGAAAGAACCACCACTAAAGCTACTGGGTAAAGAGGGAGCAGACTTAAACTACTGGAGTTTCTTAGGAAATATATTGCACAACCCTATGACGGTAGAGACTCCGTGCTCTAAGTGTTACTCCAAGAGCATAAATGTCAATTCTATCCTAGCAGGGGAGGTAATAGATCCTATCTTTAATAGAGTTAGAATGAATGCTATTAAAACTACCGAAGGCATCTACTATGTAGGTGGGTGTAGTGAGTGTGGAACTGTTTACTGGGGGAAAGGGGAATAAACAATGTTAGAGCATGGGTATACTTTGAAGGAGCATTTCGGAGCTATTGTAGGAATGCTTAGAGAGAAGACAGTGGAAAGCTATGATATGACTATGAGAACTGAATCAGCTAACTTTGAGGATTACCTAAAGAAGGAACGTATCAGGTATAGTAAGACTGTCAGTTACGGTACTGGCATTGGCTCCTTGCCTATCAACACATTTAGACTGGAGGAATAAATAATGAATTGTCCAAGTTGTAAAAAGCGTGGACACAACGTAGAGGTTATCAACAGTGGTAACCTCTATCGTTGTTTAAGATGCTTAAAAGATACCACGGAGAAGGAATTCAAAGAAGCCCTTTCTTTAAAGGGAAGGGGCAAGGTTCTGTTGTGTACCATTCATGGGAGAACGGTTATACCAGAAGCGGATATACAATTACTAGCTGTAGGGAAACCTAAGGGTAGAACTTATTTCCAATGGTGGGAGCATAAGCCAGGACTAGCACCTACTAGAGAGCTTGTCACGTTCACCAAGGAGCATAATAGAAAAGGTAGACTGGATGGATGGTTTGAACGCTACACGGAAAGCCTACTAGCTGAATGGGAAGAGCGTGGTGACTTCTTTAGCCAGTTTAGTGAAGTTATCAATTGGCTGTCAGAGGGTAAGACAGTGGCGATAGCTTGTTACTGTGATCATCGTAAGCGACCTGTGTGTCACTTGAGCATTTTGAGAGGTTTAATAGAGGACTTTGGTTTCACTGTAGAAGAGGCAAAACCAATACAATATAAATAGGGGGGTACAAAATGGGTAGTATTCATGTAGAGTTGACTGAAGAGTCTAAGCGCTACATTAAGGGCTGTCTAAAGAAATGGGAAGATGTAGAGGATAGAGATGCAGAGGACTGGGGTATAAAGGCTGGTCTAGGGTGGGTAATGCACAAACTGAACCTTCATGAGTATTTATATGATGACAGAGTAACTGCTATCCTTATTACCGATAACATCATAGAAGACTGTAGGAAAGAGTGGAAAGAGAATGCCGTTGATGCTCTCTGGAACAGAGGGTATTCTAGAGCCATATTCTCAGTTTTTAAGGCTCTAGGTATAGGGGTTGAAACTCACAAGAAGCCAATAGAGTACCTGTCTGATTATTACAATAAATAGGAGATGATATTATGTTATATGCGGTATCAGCAGATATACATGGACACATTTACCCAGAACACAATAAGCCTTCAGACTTTACAGGGTCTACAAGGCTTGATAATATAGTTTTATCTTTACGATACAAGAAAGAATACTGTTTGGCAAATGGTATTAAACATATGATGATTGCTGGAGACTTATACCACCAGAGAGCAAGAGTACATACAGTGGTTTACAATAGCTTGCGTGATGAAGTTAAGTCTATTGGTGAAGCAGGTATTGAAGTGCTGATAATACCAGGTAACCATGACCAGATAGACAACAGTGACTTCCCTCAACACTCCCTACACTCATTTAAGGAACTAGACAATGTAACAGTTGTTGATGATTTCCGTATAGTGAAGTTTGGGGATGCAAATGTAGTATGCGTTCCTTATAGCAAGAATGCACAGATGGTCAAGGACTTCATACAGTCAGTACCAGCAGACTTGGAGAATCCTATCCTACTAGGTCACTTAGGTGTTAGTGGTGGATTCGTGGGTAATGGTAACTTCCCTATGGCTGATGCATTCACTGTAGAGGACTTGAGACCAGACCTATTTAAATATGTGTTCCTAGGACACTTCCATATGTACCAACTATTGGGAGGATATCCTCATGTAATGTACGTAGGGTCTCCAATAGAGCATAGCCACGGAGATGAGGGTGAGGATAAGGGGTTTGTAGTAGCAGATGATAGCAAACGCTACCACACTCAGTTGATTCCTATCCCTAATCCTAAGTTCTTAACCCTAGATGCCGATGCTATACATGACGGAGCAGAACTACAGAAACATGCTGAAGCAGGTAACTACCTACGCTTTGAACTTAATGCTGAAGATGCAGGACACTTATCGTCCATAGCCCCTTCGAACCTTCTGTATAAGGTCATCCTAAAGAAAGAGTACAAGGAAGAGCTAAGAGTCCCTGTTAAAATAGGAATGAGCTTTGAGGATATTATAACTAAGTACTCTGAGGAATATAACCCAGATGCCTTGGAGGTAGGGTTAGAAATACTTCAGAAGGTACAGCAAGCGAAAGGGGTGTAAACGATGTGTACTACATGTGTACGTCAACCTGTTAAGATTAAGCGTAAGGCTATTACCTACTTCACAGAGAGAGGAATAGGAAATGGTAAGTGGTTTGCATTTCCTATCCCAGAGGATGAGAGACCTCCTAGACTAGCTAGGAAATTAAAGAATAATGAAAAACACATATGGTGTCCTTGGTGTGCTGACTTCACGATATATAAGAAGGGTCGTTCAGACGCTAACTATAACTGTACTGGTTGGTGCGGTTGGGGTAACACTGGTGAGTTTTATGTAAATAAGTATAATGACCTTTGGTTTGATGATGTACCTACAGCAGACCTTAAAAAGGTAACAATGCCAGCTCCAGCTAAGCCTAGAGGTGGTAAGAAGCGGAGGGGTTAAGTTGAAGATAGTTAAACAGGAGAAAAATAAAGTCATCGTGGAACTAGACCCTATGGAGGCAGAAATGCTCCAAAAGAGCATGGTAAGACATACCAAGATGTTAGATAAGAAATGGGAAGCCCTAGAGACAAAGATACCTGAGGAATTTCTATACCACGCTGCTAGAAAAGACAATGCAGATGGATTGAAACGTAAGTTTGGTATGGTAGTCAATAGATTTAGAGAATGGGGAGTCCTAAAGTAGCGGTTGAGAAAATTCTCAATCGCTTTCTTTTTTATTTGTGAAGGGCGATTGACATACGAGAAGGTGAGAGACATGAACGTTGTAGAATTTATACTAGAACTGATTGGATGTATCTTGGACTTATTATGTGCCATATTTGAAGGTAAGAAGAATAAGGAGGAAGACGAATGAGACTAGGTGAAATGGATGTACAGAATTTCCTATCTATCCAAAAGGCAGGGATAGATTTCTCTAACAAAGGGTTGGTATTAGTACAGGGGGATAACAAGGACTCTACAGCCTTTGATAGCAATGGGTCAGGTAAGTCTACCTTAGTATCTGAATCTCCAACATGGTGTATTTATGGTAAGACAATCCGTGGTTTTAAGCCTGACAAGGTAGTAAACCGTGTTGCTGGGAAAGACACTAGAGTGTCTCTTAAAATATATGACGATATGGGAGATGAGTACCAAGTTATTCGTCATCGTAAACATCGAGAGTATAAGAACCATGTCCTACTATACAGAAATGGTGAGAATATAACAGGCAAGAGTGACACTGATACTGACAAGATGATTGAGGACATTGTGGGTATGGATTTTGTAACCTTCTCTAACTCTATCATGTTTGGACAAGGTGCAGGTACCATGTTTGCCTTAGCAACTGATGCTACTCAAAAGCAGGTGCTTGAGAGAATGCTACAGATTGAGCTATTCAAGGACATGCAGGAGGAAGCCAAGAAGAGCCTAGCTAAAGAAGACAAGAAGATAGCTGACCTCACCTCTGATATACAGTCACGCCAAACAGGTCTGTCTACTATCAAGACAACTATTGAAGACTTACAGACTAAGGAAGCAGCACTAGAGAAGACAGTGGATGTACGTATTAATCATCTTAATATAGAGTATGAAGAACTGGAAGACCAGCTATCTCTACAGCCTAGTACAGAGGACTTAGAATCTGATAAGGCTGAAGTAGAAGGCTTAATAGCAGATGTGAAGAAAGGTCTAGAGTCCTACGAGTCAACTGAGAAGCAAAAGACAGAATTGCTAGGCACTATTAACTCCTTAGAGAAGGAGATTGATAAATACGACAAGCATATTAAGAAGACAGAAAAACAGCTAGATGACGTCAAGAACAAAAGAAATATACCAGAAATCTGTTCTGCATGCGGTCAATCGCTTCCTTTGGAAGACACAACTGCAATCGAAAATCACCTACAAAGTGATATAGACAAAAACAAGGAAGAACGTGAAGAAGCGGTTGAAGATTTGAAAGAGATGGAGGGGTATTTGAAGAAGGTTAACAAGAAGCTAGAGAACAAGAAACCTCTAGAAGAGAACCTGAATGACTTACGTACGGAATTAGCAGAAACAAATAGCGAGATTAAGTCTATCGGTGATAAGAAGGCTTCTATCAAGAAAACAATGTCCAGTATTGAGCGACAAATAAAAGAGCAAGAAGACTTAAAGAACACCACTTTCACAGAGCTTATTGAGAAGAACATAGAGGATGCTAAGAATCTTGAAGCTGAGATACTAGAGCTTCACAAAAAGTTGTCAGAGCATATGGCTATGGCTGAGAAGTATACATTCTGGGTTAATGGCTTTGGTAACCAAGGAATCAAGTCAGTTCTACTAGATAGTGTGACCCCTTTCCTTAACCAACGTGCTAACTATTATCTATCAAAACTAACGGAATCCACTATTGAGGTTGAGTTTACTACACAGGAGAAGCTTAAAAATGGTAAGATTAAAGATAAGTTCTCTGTAAACGTAACCAACATTCATGGTGATGACGAGTACAAAGGTAACAGTAATGGTGAGAAGCGTAGGGTTGACGTTGCTATTAACATGGCTCTGCAAGACCTTGTATCCTCTAGGTCTAACAAAAAGCTGGACATCATTGTATATGATGAGGTATTCGATGGTCTAGATGAAGTAGGCTGTAACACGGTTATTGAACTGTTACAAGAGAAGGCTAGAATCTTTGGTACAGTTATTGTTATCACTCATAACGAACACCTTAAACAGATGTTTAGCAAGTTCCTAAACATAGTTAAAGAGGGTGGAGAAACGGTGGTGTATGAATTTGCAGCATAAAGATAAGTTTGTGTTACCAGGATTAGATAAGCCTATAAGTGAGTTCCTTGAGAAGACCGATAGGAGAATGAGGGCTAGTGCTATTGTTACACAGATGGAGTCTGAAATATACAAAAGGATACGTAGGTTTGAAAGGGATACGGGCAGGAAGGCAAGATATGTTATAATGGATGAAAACACTAAGACAAAACTTAGTGTCATGAAAAGTATGGCTTGCCCAGTACCACCAATGCCATCTGACCACAATCTGCCTACTCGTTTAATGTTCGACAGATTACCTATAATAGTGGTACACGGCAGAGGGGAGGGAATACAAATTGGGTGCTAATGGAATGGATATTGAGACCCGTATTATGAAGGAAGCACATGATTTCCAGATAAAAAGGTATAAGCAGCCTGATTACGTTATACTAGATAACGATACTTATGAAGAGCTATTGGCAAGTTGCAGAGAGCTAAATAGGTCGATTAAACCCCTACCAGACATAACTAAGTATGCTGGCATGGACGTAGTAAGAACATTCACCGCAGGTAGAGGAATAGCTGTAGGGGAGGATGCAAGATGATTAACCTACAATTAGATGATGAAGTAAGCTTTATGTACACTAACTGGCGTGGAGAGAAAGCAAGGCGATATGTACAAGTGGTAGGATTTTGTTGGGGCACTACTATCTGGCACCCTGAGTATCAGATGTTGCTATTTGCTTATGACGAGGATAAGAAAGACCATAGGTACTTTGCAGTCAAAGATATAAGTGATGTTGCACCAATGTAACAATTTTAATACTTAGGAGACGATTTCCAGACCTTCCCCTTTAATTAGGTGGAAGGTCTTTTCTTTGAGAGGTGATAGAAATGATAACAGATTACCTAGATGGATCACTAGGAGAGGGGAATTACCATAAGACGCAGAAGGGTGACCAGTATAGCTATCAGTGTCCTTTCTGCAAAGACCATAAAGACAGGATGTTTGTCAATGTGGATAGAAAGGTGTACTTCTGTCACAACTGTGATGCAACTGGTACCCTAATCTCGCTTATAGCTGATTATACCCATATTTCCTACAAAGAAGCACTGGATATATTCAGAGAGTATGATGGATATGAGCAAGAGTTACCAGATGACTTGGAGGAAGAGATATACAAGAGATTGTATAAAGCCCCAGAGATTGAGGTAGCTAAGACCATACACCCCCTACCTGAAGAGTTTGTCCCAATAGAAGAAGCTAGGGGCAAGTTAGGAAAAGAGATGGTCAAGTACATTAGGAGCAGGGGACTGACTCTTAGTATGGCAGAGCGTTACTCAATGGGTTACTGTGATGGAGGGAAGTATGACAGACGTATAATTATGCCAGACTTTGAGGACTATGAACTCATATACTGGCAAGCAAGAACGATAGACCCAGCACCTAAGCTAAAGCTTCTGAAGAAGCATTACAGGAAAGTACTGAACCCATCCCTAACTGATGAGCAAATAGACAGAGGGATGATGGCAGTAGATAAGTCGGAGGTTGTATCCAACATTGACTTAATACTGGACAACGGGGTTGCAGTTATCTGTGAGGGTAAAATGGATGCATACACGATAGGTGATAGCGGAGCTGCTATTCATGGGAAAGTTATGTCTGACACACAGTTCATGAAGTTAGTATCAAATAAAGACAAGATAGAAGTTATCTATGTCATGCTGGATGGTGATGCTTTCGAGTATGCTATAAGGATTGCAAAGCGTTTATACAAGCATTTTGATGACGTATATGTTTGTAGAATGCCTCACAAAGAAGCTGACCCAAATGGAATTGGTGCTAGAGGTTGCTTACAAGTAATAGAAGAAGCAGTGAAATATTCCCCTCTATTTGAGGTTAAGGCACGAATCAAGGGTTGGTTATAGCAGGGGGACGAGTTTTTGGGACGGACTTTTTTTAAGTCGAACAAGCAATTGAGGAGGACGAGGACATGAGCAATACAGAACACGATATTTTGAAGGTACAGGGTGAGTTACTCCAAATGCAACGAGAGTTTAACTCATTTAAGGACATGATGCTAGGTCAACCAGAGTTACCATACTTCTCTGATATCCCAGGGTATGAATTAAAGTACCATCACGATGGAGATGCAGGCATTGATTTACCTATCTTCGATGAGCGTTTACTTGACGGTGAATTCAGTACTGAGGGGTTTGTAGACATTCATCCAGGATGTAGCTATACTCTCAAAACAGGAATTCACATGGCAATCCCACAAAGTCACTATGGTATGCTGGACACACGTTCAGGCACATCTAAACTAAAGATGACTTTATTATGTCGCACTATTGATGAACCATTCCGTGGTAATATTCGTTTAGCTCTACACAATGTTGGAACTGAAACCGTTCGTGTAGCTAACTACGATGAGTTGGCACAAATGGTTATCAAGCGTTACACTAAAGTTATACCTAAGGGCTTCGCTACATACGGTGAGTTCCTTGAATATGCAGGTAATACTGCACGTGGTCAGGAAGGCTTTGGTAGTAAAGAACGTAACTCAGGAGGGAAATAATGAAAACTAGTACTGCACTAGATGTCATTGAACAGGGCAGAGCAGTTAGACGTAGAGGTTGGGTAAAAGGTGCTGTAGTATACAAGTCTGGAGACGACATTATTATTGACTACTCTAGAGTAGAGGGGTCTGAACTTAGTGAAGCCTTCGCTACAGTGCGATGGATAGCCAAACCTGAAGATTTAGTGGCTACAGACTGGGTAGACCTAGGATTTCTACGTGAGGGTAAAGAGATTAATTGGGAAACTGGTTGGTCTAGGTATGATGAGCGCTTACAGGAGTTTGCAATAAAGGTAGATGCAGTTAGGCTTACAGTTAATGACCACATTGACCCAGTAAGCTATGCAAGAAACTCGTTCCGCATGCATATGGATACTACTATGTTGTGGGGTAAACAAGCAATACAAGATGCTATTGACCGTGAAGCTATTCTGAAGGAGGATAAATAATATGGGTTATGGAACTGCATTTGAAGAGGTTAAAACAGGTAAGGGTATGCGCCTTCCACAGTGGTCACCAGAGGTAGTTATTCGAGCACAGTTTCCAGATGAGGGTAGTGCTAATACAGCCCCTTATCTATATGTAGAGTCTCGCTTTGGCAGAGTACCTTGGAAAGAGACTGTTATTGAGCAGTTCTCTGAAGAGTGGGTAGTAGTGGACTAAGTGAGAAACTGGTGGGATATATACACCATTGATTACTGGAAAGCATTTTGGTTTAGAGTCTACATCCGTAAATACCATATGGATGTAGCTCGTTTCCATAAAGAAGTAGCTAGAAAATATAAGAATGGAGATGGATTAGATGACAACAGTAAATAAAGGTAAAAACATTGATGAGAAGAAGCTAAAGCAACAGAGACAACAAGAGATTAAGCGTAAGGAGAAAGAGATTCAGAAGCAGAAAGCCTACTGGAATGGCATGATTACACGTGAAGAAGCACGGGATATGGTTATTAAGTCCCAAGAGCCTTTAATGGAGCAAATGCGTACAATGTATATCCAGATTAAGACTCTTACAGAGTTCATGTTACAAAACGGTATTGCTACAGAAGAACAGCTTAATGAAGTTGGCACACCTATCTACAATGAAATCTACGGTATTCCAACTAAGCAAGAAGTAGAGAACAAAGAGGAGGTAACTAAGGATGCCGATAAACCTGTCCAAGGGTCAAACAATTAATCTGTCTAAGGAAAGCAATAACGGTCTAAAGAGTGTAACAATTGGTCTTAGCTGGGGTGCCAAGGTATTAAAGGCTACCCCTACTAAGGAAGAAGCAAAAGGGTTTATGGAAAAGTTCGCTTCCTTTTTTAAAGGCGGAGAAACGAAAATCACTACCCCTGAAAGAGTTAAGGCACGTAAGATGGACATTGACTCTTCAGTATTCCTTATTAAAGATACTAACCAACGCTTGACAACAGTGTACTATGGTAACTTGCGTGCTCCTGGTGTACGTCATGCTGGTGATGACCTTACAGGTAATGACAAGAAAGGTAACGATGACAATGAGGAAATCTACGTAGAATTTGAAAAGATACCTCGCAATGTGCATAAGTTGTTTGTCGTAGCCAATGTGTTCTCACCTATGGATGGTCATTTTGGGTGGGTACCTGGATCATACATCCGTATTAAGGATGAAAAAGGTAACGAAATGGTACGTTACGAATTAGGAGCAGACTTCAAGGATAAAAGAGGTATTGTGGTAGCTGAGTTATACCGTGATGGTAATGGGGACTGGAACTTCCGTGCCATTGGTAAAGCTACAGGTGGTAACTCTATGAGTCGTCTAGAAGGCTTGTGTTTAGGGGGAGACCTATAATATGGAGATACTTCAACATATACTTGATACATATGCCCAGTTCTTTGACTGGAGCATGTGGGGAGAGGTACTTACTAGTAAATCAGCTTGGGGCTTAATACTAAGCTTAGTAGTTCTTGAGGGCTTGTTATCAGCAGATAACGCCCTCGTACTTGCCATTATGGTACGACACTTACCAGAGAAACAACGCAAGAAAGCTTTATTCTACGGACTAATTGGTGCCTACTTCTTCCGCTTCCTATTCATCGGAGTGGGAACTTTACTAATCAAGTTGTGGTACGTTAAATTGATTGGTGCATTATACTTACTGTGGATTGTAATTGACCACTATCGTAAGAAAGGTGCAGAGGAAGAGGGCAAGGAATTCAATACAGGTGGAATACTTGTAAAATGGTTCGGTGTATTCTGGGCTACAGTTATCTCTGTTGAGATTATGGACGTAGCATTCTCTGTAGACAGTATCCTAGCAGCACTTGGTGTATCTGAACAGGTTTGGGTACTACTAATGGGTGGAATGATAGGAATTCTAATAATGCGTGGTGTAGCTCAATTATTCCTATGGTTAATGGAGAAAGTGCCAGAACTAGAGAACACAGCATACTTCTTGATACTTGCAATTGCGGTTAAGATGGGTGGAAGCGTGTTTGGTCTACACATCAGTCATGAAGTGTTCGTTATCACTCTAGTTGGTGCATTTGTTATCACATTTGCGTTACACTACCTTAAAAAACATATGCCCCGTAAGGGTTAACATAGATTAGAGAGAGGATATCCTCTCTCTATTTTCTTTGTTTAAGAAGGGTATAATTTAAGGGGGTTTTGGAAATGGCTAAGACAGGTAAGAAGGGTATTAATAGTAAAAACAAGGGTGCAGAGTATGAGCGTAAGATTGCTAAGGCTCTAGGCTCTTGGTGGGGTGAACAGTTCCAACGTACACCTGCTAGTGGTGGGTTACAGTGGAAAGAGGATAACCGAGTAACAGGTGACATTGTAACACCACCAGACTCAATATTCCCTTTTACTATTGAGTGTAAGAAGCGTGAAAGCTGGGATTTAAACCAGTTCTTAAAGGGTACTGGAGAAATGGAAGAATGGTGGACACAGGCTACTAGAGATGCTAAGAAGATCAATATGAAGCCTATGGTTATATTCAGCCGTAACTTCGATACTGACTACGTAATGATGAATCTGGATGACTTTAGTGCGATAACAGTAGGTGCACAAGACTTTAATCATTTTGCAGTAGCAAAAGTTGGTCTAGAGCCACGAGTTATCTGTGAGTTGGATAAATTACTTGCTAGTGTTTCTAAGGAAACAGTCATCAAGGCTTACGGTCTGTAGGCTATTTTGTAAGATGAGACAAGCTTGATAGGGAAAATGAGTTACTTTTCCTACTGGCTTGTCTCTTTATTTTTTCTGAGAGGACGGGAAAAATGAATTCAAGGGTTGAGCAATCAACCAAAACCAAATTGAGTATAAAGGAGATGTTGACGAATGACTAACCAACAAATGTATGAGGTAGAAGGACAATATGTACCTGATCTAAAGGCTGTAGCAGCAGTGCTGAATGTACCTAAGGTATTAAAACGTGATATCCAAGAGGGTGGCGCATTAGAAGGTAAGGTAAAATTAGTAAATGCAGAGGAAGTGGGAGACGGTATCAAGGCTGAAGCTACTGAGGAAGAGTGGGAAAACTTTAAGGCTAAGACAGATGAAGCGGTTGCTAAAGAAGTAGCGGAGGAAGTAGAAACAGTAGAAGAAGATGATGAAGAACCACAAATGATAAGCTACGTAAGAGATGAAGACATTATGAACACTAAAGAGGAAATCCTAGAACAACTGCCAGAATTCCAGACACTAAAGGAATTTAAGGATTGGTATAAGGACATTGACACACATACTGTTGAATACTTCGCTAAGGCGATTGGCTTAACTTGGACACCTACAGAACATGCTAATATTCACCGTATGAGAATCTCAATGGCTATGCAACGTTTCTTCTTCCCAGAGATGTTTAAGCCTAAAGAGGGTAAGAAGAAGAAAGCTAAATATGGTGACCTGACTACAGAGGAACTATTCAAAATGGTAACTGCTCATAAGCTAGACGTGAAGAAGACTAACAATGTTCCAATAGACCGTATGAACGCAATAATGGCTCTAAAGAAAGCAGGTAAGTTACCTAAATAGGTCAGGAGAGGGGAGGGTTTTCCCCTCTTCTTTTTTATTACTTGAGAGCTAGAGAAATCGGGTCTCCCCCACCCCTAGAAAAGAGAGATTGACAAACAGAGTGGATTTTGCAAAAATGAATTCATCGCCACCACGAGTGGCAACGAACCAGAGCCAAAAGGAGAGGGTATTATGGAGAACACCAAGAAGGTATACGATTATAAACCTGAGTTAAAGGCTGAGATTTTAGAGGACTGTCTGTCAATCCCTATCTCCAGCACACAGATGTTGAGAGTACTATTGGTTAGGGATGAGCATTTAGGCATCCGAGTATCAGCACAGAAATGGTGGAGAGAGACTAGGGATGGGGAATGGGTACCTGGTAAGGGCTTTATGATGACAGGTCGCCAAGCTCTAAAGATGGGCAAAGCATTACAGGATGTTGGCAAGCGCATTATTAACGTGAAGTAATTATATCTAAATGGGGGAAAATTGAATATGTCTAATCTATGTAGAAACGGTGAAGCACTTAAATTATCTTGGGACGCAGTAGTAAAGCAGTTTAACAACTTAGTGAAGTATGCAGCAAGACAGAAGGCACAGAACAGTACACTGGATGGTATGTTGTCAGCAGAGGACTTATACCAAGAAGGTATGATTAAGTTGTATGACTGCTGGGATAAGTGGTGCATGGGTGAGAATAAAGACATGGACGAATTTGCTCCTATCTTCCGTAAGTCTTTATACAGACAGATGGATAATAAAGGTGGAGGGAGCAAGTTCACCTACATAGACCTAGAGGATGCGTTTACAAACATAGAAGACAGCAAGGGTTATGATGTAGTAGAAAGAATGTACAGAGATAATGGAATGGATAAGCTAAAAGAGATGTTAAGTGAAGTTGCTAGGGACTTCCTAGAAGAGCTTATTGAACCTAGCGAAGCTACATTATTCCAGGTATGGGCTGATACTGCACGTAAGAACATGCTTAAATCACAAGGGAAACGTATCAACATCCCTAAGGACACAACAGTAAGAATGAAGCACATACAGAGAGCCTTAGGGTTAACAGGTAAGCAATATGACAACGTAATGCAAGAGATTAGGGAGAAAGCACCGTTGGCATTACAGTACTAGAGAGATAGCAGTTTAGGAGAAAAAATCAAATAAATCACTTCTTTTATAAGTGATTACATGTGAATGGGGGAACGTAGTTATGAGTTTCTTTGGAAGTATTGATTCGAAACTATTAGAAGCGTTACAAGAGAGCACGTGTTTTGGTATTGCACACGATGAGAGTGTACCTGAATGTCAGAAGTGTGATGTACGAGGACAATGTAAGGCACGTATGGAAGGGGCTAACATTCCAACCCCACGTAAGAAAGAGAAGAAGGTTGTAGAAACTCCTAAAGAGGCTAAAGCTACAACTAAGTCAGCACCAAAGTCGGACAAGCCTTCTACTGGTAGCACAGGAACAGTTAAGAAAACTACTCCTGCTAAACCTAAAGCAGAAGCTAAGAAGAAAGACCCTGTCCAGTATTCAGCTGATATGCCAGACTTCAAACCTATGAGTTTCCAAGCGTTAAAGGATTTAGCAGCAGAGCGTAATGTGGAATGGAAGGACTATAGCAACGATTCTATCACACGTATGCGTCTGATTATGAATCTGAAGAAATCGTATCAGTAATATAAAAGGGTGTGCCAATGCAGGGTACACCCTTTCATTAAGTTTCAGGAGGTAAGACATATGAATAGTGATAACATCGTAAGGACTCCTATTGTCGTAAATAGAAGTCCTATATCTGTATCTTTTTGTCACTGCTACAATCAAAAAATCGTTAAGCACAATGACCACGCATATGCGGTGTTGGGGGATAGAATGACTGTAGGTGACCTCAATGATTATCTAATGTTAGGACTACAAAACCCTATTTACTTTACCCACCTAGTGAGCAACTGGGAAGAGAAGATTAACTTGGTACTGGATAAAAATGTACCAGTGATTCTAAAGACAGGAAAGGCGATACCTACCTATCTTGTTAAGAAGATGGGGGAACAGAACCGCTCGACTTTGAGGGTTGTTATTAACTCTCTAGACGACTCTGCACGAAAGTTGATACAGCAGGAGTCCTCCGAGATGAAAGACATCAGGGAGATGATGTTTGTAGCAAAAGCGTGGAAAGTTTTCGTGTCGTGTCACGTAGACTACTTCCCTCACATAATGAAGCCATTAGACCTATTGCAACTGGTGGAAATGAATAAAAGCTTGGTATCATCCATTACGATAGATTTCCCAGCCTTTACAACAGAGTTCCTAGAAGCAATAGCAGACCGATGGCAGGTCATTAGCCCACAATTTATGGAGCATATTCAAAAGTACTATTTAAAAGATGAGCATGGCATCTATCAGCCTAGATGTAAGGCTGAGATACTATCTAAGCTGGATACCTTTGTTAAAGGTAGACGTGTTAATATTATAGACCTTCCAGATCACAACGTTACAGAGTACCATACAGAAGAAGCACCATTTGGTATATCTTACGATAACAGTGAGCCAGTTACTTGTGGTAAATGTGGGAGACTTTTATATGCATAACAAAAAGGTAGCCCATTACAGGCTACCTTTTAATATAGAGTTTATTATGTTTGTGAAGTCCTCATGTGTACCGCTCAAGAATCTAACCATCGAGCCATGTGTATAGTTCCTCATCTCATTCACCCTTTTGGTAAATCCGTTACGAGTTAGCAGTAGAACACGTGGAAACGTAGGATTCTTGAATACCCTCGCCCATTCTTTCTTAGCCCACTGTTTGGACACATAGTAATCTTTGTAATTGTCAATCTTGTTCTTGATAATTGGTAACCTCTCCGTACCCATGTCGACCTCAATGCAGAATCCATATCCTTTACCCTTACACTTAAATATGCAAACAATGTCGGGCTTAATGTAACTGTCATTAAAGTGGCACTTCTCTTCCGTCTCATAATATATCATCTCTCCCCCTAATTCTCTAAGAATTTCCTGTATCAAGCATTCACATTCGTTAATGGCAACCCTGTGGTGAAACCCATCCACTAGTATTCGCTGACCAGATGAGTCATACTTTATTGGCTTGCTGTACCGCTCCATATCTAGCAATATTATTCCAGCCCTGTCAATACATATATGCTGTTGAGCACTCCCCTGACCTAAAGGTACAGGGGGAACTACCCTATCTATCACATGCTTGTTGAACAGTATCTTCAGCCTATTGTTAAGCCTTTCAGTACTAGCAAACTCTGGATAAAGGCGTTGTATCTGGTCTCTCTTTAGCACCCTCTTATCAGCCAGTAACCTCAACAACCCCATATCCCTCTCCGTAATGTTGTTGCAGTTATTGTACACCCACTCTTTGGTAATCTGCTTTACCTCTGGACGCTTATAGATACCTTTCATATCAACCTTCCTCCAGTCCATCATCATTTAGTACTTCCTCTAGCAATTCCATTATTTCCTCTGCACCCTCTTCATCACCATCCTCTAGTAGTTTAGTCACTAATGCACCTGCATCCTTTTCTAGGGTACGCAGTTCCTCTTCATGTTGTTCTCTACGCTCATCTTCATCAATGTCGATAGGGGTGTTTTTTGGTGGGGTTTTGCCCTTTTTGTCTTCTTCCTCTACTAACTCAACACCAAACTCTGCATTGTTCTTGTATCGGAACAACTCATTCAGCACTTCCTGTTTCGGTCTTCCCATAAGCTTTGCATTCGTTTCATATAGGTCATTATTGTTGTACTTCTTATATCTCTTTTCAGGCTCATTAATAGCCTTAACCATGAATGGTGGAGTAGCTTCACCCTTCTTATTGTACATCTTTAGCTTGACAATTGCATGATGCTTAGGCATACCCTTTGCTATTTGGTCTGCACTGAACTCTGGTTGAATAACAGACTCCAGTTCTTTTAAGTTATCTCTATCTGTTTGGAATATGACATAGTGTGGACCAGCCTTACGTATCATCTTAGGCAGGGACTTATCCATAGCCTTTAACTGTTCCCATCCATGGAACATAAATGTTAGACCACAACGATACTTTCTATAACGAGTTAACATATTTCTCCAACGCTCACTACCTTTGATATAGTGATCTGGCTCATCTAGTACAATGAAGCATGGCTTACGGTCATCCTCTTCCTCAATATCTTCTCTACTAATGATAGCAAGATTGAACTTGGATATTAAGAATGATACTAGTGCGGTCTGGTTCTCTTCACCCAGTGTTTCATTAGCCTTGACTAATACTAGACAGCCTTCATCCATCCATTTTCTGAAGTCTACTAGGTATTCCCCTTTCTCATCCTTCTTAGGCTTCTGAAGTATGAAACTCTTTAAAGCCTTCTTACGCATTACAACTGCTAGACGTCTGAATGCTTGCTCATATATAGCTTTTCTGTCTTCTTTAGTCATCTTCTCATGGAAGTATTCCCAGTCACTACGCAACTCTGGGTCATTAATATGAGGGATAACATTAGCTCTGTATTCCGCATTGCTCAACATATTCTCAATATCCTGTAGCGTTGCATCTGGTGTGGTATATACCGCACGTACAGCATTCTCAACCCAGATTCTAGATGTCATGCTCAACTCCGTACCTGCTACTAACTCAACGTATGACAGAATCTCTTCAGTAATTAAATCCTCAATAACATCAGCATTTCTACCTCTAAATATCTCATTCCAGCCCAACCCTACAGGGTTCTCTGAATTTAGGAAGTCTATTATCTTTACCTTATCCCTCTTCTCTGGTGGAACTAGGTTCAGTATCCTCTGTGCTAACTTACCATCTGCTGCATCTACTACCATAGACCCATAACCTTTCTCCAGTGCATCTAGTGCAAAGCTGGCTGCAAAGGTAGATTTACCACTACCTGGCTCTCCTATTACTACACGTGACATACACAGTAGGTTAGGGTTATCTCCTGCGAAGTATACTGTCTTAGTTTCACCATCTGTGTCCTCATATGTCGCAAACGGTATACCCTGACCATCATCTTCAAATATCTCTTTAGGGATATCTGCGGAACTCCTATGTTGAACAGTGTCTAGCTCACTTTGGTGCTCCATTTGTAGTACTTGGTCAGGCACCTGTATTATCTTAGCCAGCTCTAGGGAGCATAGCTCATCTCCATTCATCTTAACAACCATCTTACGCTCTCTAATATTCTTGAGGGCTTTAACTTTGTCTCTACCCTCTACCTCTTTCGCCACTAGCTTGTTATCGCCTTCTAAAGGGTGGAAACCTGCTGTAAGGCTTCTCGTAATAGCTCTACGTCTATCTTCATCTTCAGATATTGCTATTGCATTAAAGTTAATTTTGAACCCTTCACTATACTTCTTACGTAATGAGGATTTAGAACGTCCTTCATGTGCCTTTCGCTTTAGTGACTCTCTAAATTCAGTATTCATCTCCCAGCCAGGTATGAGGAAATCCCCTACTATGTTCATAAGTTCTTCAAGCACAAGACCCATAACGTTAGCCAAGCCCACCAAGACGTTTTTTGATGTAAACATAGTACCTTTTTTCTTAGGAATGACGTTCTTTTCCTTGATATTTTCACCAATCCCAACCATAGTCTCATTCCAAGACTCTCCAAGCGGTCTCATTCCTAGTTGCAGTATCGCATAATCCTCATCCTTGAGATAGTTAGTAGTAGTCAGGATAGAGTCCAGTGGAGTATACTTAGGGTTCTCCACGTCCAAAGCTAGTGCTGGGTGGTTCTGTAAGGACATCTTAGTAACACTGGTGTTGTCCATGTGGAAGTTAGGCAGAGGGTCTTTCACCTCCCTAACTGTAGAACGTTTCCAACATCTTCTTATCTGTCTAGTAAGTGCATCCTTTAAGTGGTCTTTATCAGGTATAACCAGATAGAACTTTACCTGACCTTTGTGTATCACAACTTCCCACCATATATTCATCTCTGGAGTGTAGATTAGTCTACCGCCTGCAAAGTTTATGCGCTTGTTTAGTGGCGTGAACAGTGTAGCGAACTCTGTTATAAGCCATCTCACTCCTGCATTAGATGTCATCTTACTAGGAATAATCTCCAGTGTCACATACTGTATTTCCTCTCTCTCTACTAAACGTATCTTCTCCTTAGTAGTTGGATTAACAATATTAACCTCTGGTTGCATCTCAATCCCTCCTATTTAAACCATCCTTGCATAAATTCTGGTACCACATACATCAGCTCTTCCCTAGCCTTCTCACCAATAGACTCAAACGTTGCATCAAAGATACCACCCATTATACCACCAATGAACTTCAGACCATTTCCAGATAACTCTGGTACTGCTAGAGAAATTACCACATATATGCAAGAGTATGCCATCTTTCGTACATTCATTCTAGTGACCTCCCATCCACATGCCCATTAGTACTTTCACAGTTTTGTATGCTACTTGGTATGAGAACCCAGGAGCTATATATTCAATAGCTCCCATTATCAAGAGCGTCTTACATATACTTCCAACCAGTCTAACCCAGAACATGTTATTGTACCTCCAGTAGTACTTCTACTGCCTTGTTTACTGACCACGTTAACACCTTGATAGTCACCATACCCGCTGTAACCAATCCTGCACCGACAACGTATAACACCTTATTGCTTACTGGTTTCTTTTCCATTTGAACCCCTCCTATTGAAATTGTTTAGCATTCATGCTTAAAGCCTTGTCTAGGTCTATCTCTTTGTCCTGCTGGACAAGTATCTTGGGCTTGGATTCTTTTATCTGAGGTACTGGTTTAGTATCTGACACTGGGAGCTGAGGTTTCTGATGTGATACTTTTTTCTTGGGTTTACTAGGCTTCTCCTGTCTCTGATGTGATTTGATATTAGTCTGTGACATTATCTCTGATGTGATGTTATCATATAACCTCTGTGCCAGCTTTGGGTCATGCTCTACTGCAAATAGTACACACTCCCTGATAAAACCACTTCTATCTTTCATATCATTTAGGTGGTCTTCCAGCCACTCTGTAGACTTAGTTGTTCTGAACGTATACTGTTTATCAGCCATATTACACACCCCTAATCAGGTTTCTTACACCCCATTTTCCGTATCCTCTAGCTACTGCAAGCTGACCATTCTGTGATAACTCTGTATTTGGGAAGTGGTCTTTCATATGTGGGTACAGTGAAGCCCCTCCACCACCAGCAAATATTATTTTGTCTAGGAACTGTATCTCATCTTTCCAGAAGTTATGCAGTCTGTTAGTGATGTCATAAGCTACGTTTTCATATGCCCACTCTATTGTTGGAGCCATGTCATACACCTTAGTTCCAGATTTCAATACTCTACTCTGTACTACGTGCTCTGCTTTGTATAGTGGAAAGTTTACCCCTGTGTGGTCTAGGATGTTATCAGAGACGACTTGATTTACAGAGTTCATAGCAACGCTAAAGCTAGTAGTCAGTTGCTCAATGTTATTGAAGACCTCACACACGTAGATGTCTGTAGTACCAAACCCTATATCAACTACCGCTACTCTTGATTTAGCTAAGTTAGTGTCTGCTATCTCACCTTTATCATCTAGTATTCTGTCCATTAAAGCCCCAAATGGCTGTGGTACGAATAAGCCTTTTCTACCCTTAACTGACCCATTAACTCGTATACCAGAAGACTCTATATTGTACTCATGCTTGCTATCCATGAACAGGCTCTTAATAGCTTCCTTATATTCATCAAAGTGACTAACTGGTAGACCTGATACAAAGTTAGTTTCCTTTGCCCCACCATTCATGCCTAGACCGAGAATAGTTCCTAGTAATATCTTTGTAACCTCACTATCAAAGCGGTCACTCGTCAGAGAGTGTTTAACGATTCTAGATTGAGTTATTGCTAAGTCTGATACAAAGTGTATGCCTTGAGCATCTCTATATTCTATGTCGTCATGCTTTTTGTCTACTGCAAACGAGTCTGCTACACTCTTATTAAACTCCTTCAGCTTTCTATCCTTCCCTACACCCACAACCGACTTGATTATGATTGGTTTACCATTGATAATACCTTTTGTATACATATAACCCAAGTCAACTGCTGTAATTGCTTTACTCATATCTGATTCCTCCTTAGAAAGATATAGACGAACGGATGATATTGGAAATCCAACGTAGCATCTGGAACATTGTAGGTAACATTGAGATTCCAATGTAAGCGTACCCTACGTTCTTAATTCTGTTCCACCCAGCATCCTTACTCTTACCTGTTGCCATCATGATAAACCCTATCAGAGCGTAGAACCAAAGTATTGGCTCTGCTATTGCAGTGAATATGTCAACTATATCCATGAATCCTCTGCGTAGGTCATTGGCATTCTGAGTAGCTGCAAATGCATGAGTAGCTCTCATCCCTAGTCTAGTAACGATTGCTGTAGGTAGAATCATCTCTCCAAACCATCTAACTAGTGATTTTCTACCCTTCTCTAGTTCTCCAGTATGACGTGATTTAGTTTCATACTGAGGTTCTAGGAAATCCCACTTAATTACTTCAGGCTTCTTAACGTTGTTCACTTGTTTACCCTCACATTTAACTACCAATTGCGTCATCATAATCTCCTCCATACTCATTGATTTCCGCAACCCAGAGCGGAGACACCCCAGAGTAAGAAAAAATGTTTCGGTTTTGCTGGGAAGTGGGACACCTAGAGAAACAAAGAGTGTACTAGCATTGCCCCCTCATTACCAAAAAGTGACGGTGGGTCATTTCGGGGGGTCGTTTCGGGTTTGCTTTAACTTTACGTTGGTCTAGCTTGTCACATTACTAGGGACGAGTTCAATGCCATTGCTTCCTGCTAATACGGAAGAATATTCCTGTGATGGGTTGGGGAAATCTAAGTTCAGGGGGTGGCTATCAATGGAAGAGAAGAAAGCACTAGGTGAACGCATCTTTGATTTTTCAATAAGAGGGCTTGTGATACTCTATTTCATAAAAGCGGCAGTGGAAGTATTTGGGTAAGACACCAAGGAATCCCCACGGAGGGGAGGGAAAAAAGAAAAAGGAAGAGAGAGCAACGCACTACGAACTGGCATAGTGAATAGTATAGGGAAGTGGAGATACCCACCGCCATGACCCTGTAGCTGATTCCCTAGTTTCGTAGCTACCTTGTGTCTCTCTTTTATTGTGTATTATACTATAGTCTCCTTCATGATAATTTATTATAGACAAGTTATTTTGGAGGTGTAGGAATGGCTATTCATAAATATATCCATGATGTAAATGCTTATGTGGAGCAACAAAAACGCTACGGAACTGACAGTGTTAAGGTTGAACTGGATGACACTAATAGCAAGGTTACTGTTGCATTGATTGATGCATACAACAACCCTGTTGCAGGTGCACCATTACTGGTAGATGAGACTCTAGCTAGTCCTCGTGCTGCTGTTAAGTTCTATGAAGAAATGATTCACCAGCTAGAGCAAGGTGACATCATCCGTAACCTACAGACGTCTGGAAGAAAGACATCTGGTGGATACAGTGATAACAACAGTCGTTATCAGTAACGCTTAAAAGAGTACCCAAAGGGTACTCTTTTTATTTTTGTCTTTTTTATTAAAAAGAGTATTTAAAAATCTTCTTTAAATTTTTAAGAATTTTAAGTATACTTTTAAAATTTTTAGTAAGTAAGGGAATAGGTTAGCCCTACGGAAGGAGACAACTTTGAGTTTGGGCGCTTTTATTAAGCGAACTCAACCGAAGGAGGAATTTAATATGGCTGAAATATTTACAGGTAATAACCCATCCCAAATGTACATGGATGCATTGTTTACACTATGTTTAGAGGGTGACGTTGTAAAGCCACGTGGCAAAGCGGTAAAGGAGATTCGTCCAGTAATCCTAGAGTTTACTGAACCTACTAACCGTTTAACATTCCTGTTAGGGCGTGTGGTAAATCCATTCTTCCAACTAGCTGAATCTACAGCATGGATTATGGGTGGCAGAAGTGATGTAGCGTGGTTACTAGACTACAATGCTAGCATGGAACAGTTCTCTGATGATGGGGTATACTTTAATGCTCCTTATGGTGAACGTCTACGACACTGGAACAAGAGTGATGCGAATGGCTTTATTATGAATCCTTTTGACCAGTTATATGACGTGTATGAGAAGCTTAAAGCTGACCCTGACACACGTCAAGCAGTAGCAGTAATTTATAACCCTATCTTCGACCATGCACGTAATGAGACGAAAGATAGACCATGTAACCTTCTCTTGACTTTCAAGATACGTAAAGGTAAACTAGACTTAACAGTTATGAATCGTAGTAATGACTTGCATTGGGGTACATTTGGTGCTAATCTCTGTCAATTTGCTACTGTACAAGAAGCTATGGCAAGCTGGTTAGGGATTCCAGTAGGAACATACAATCAGATTACTGACTCTCTTCATATCTATCTTGATGACTATGGTGCAAAAGAGACTGATAAAGTATTAAATGCTTATGGATTGACTTCTACTACTTTAGTAGGACGTGATGTACCACAGGTACAACAATTCACCTTCTTCAATGAGCCTAGAATGTCTAGTGATTTTGATTCATTCCATGACCACCTAGATGAATTCTTTACTGACATTAATCCTAGGTTCGATGACCCAACTTCATATGCTGGAGAGTGGTATGTTGATGTAATAAACCACATTAATTCTATACCTGATGACTACCTACGAATGACATTTTCTGCAATGTTTGCATACCGAGCACATAAGGAAGGTCGTAGCTGGCATATCGTGTGTGCAGCATTGGATAATATGCCTACGTGCTCTTGGAAACTGTCTTGCTTACGTTTCTTGTACCCTAAATACAAAGACTTGACAGATTTCAAAGCGTTGTATGAAGGTTGGGATTACGACATGGTTCAATACATCGAACGCACGAACGGGTAACACAGGGGAGAGAATTTGGGACACTTCCTCTTTTTTTAAGGCGAACGGGCGGTTGACCTGTTCGCTATATTTTTTGGAGAGGGAGTGGCTTTAATGGGAAAGGCACTATTAGACGGAGAGATTATATTAGCTGTAGACTTTGATGGGACGATTAGTACAGAGCCTGATATGGGGCATGCACTGGTTCTGCAACCAGAGTGTAAACGAGTACTAGAGAGATTATATGAAGATGGTGTTCGTTTAATACTATGGACTTGTCGTACTGGAGCACCTTTAGATGAAGCTCTAGCGTTCTTAGAAGCAAATGAGTTAGGTCATATCTGGTGTGCTGTAAATGACCAACTACCTGAAGTGAATGCAAAATATGAACCAAATGTAGCTAGAAAAGTTGGTGCTGATATTTATATCGACGATAAGTCGATTGGATATAAAGTCGATTGGTTAGCAATCGAAAAACATATATACGGAGAGTGATTGTATGTTCTTCCCTAAAATTGGAGACAAAGTATACGTAGCAGGCAATTCGTTAGCACATTTTGAGATTATAGACATTGCTATCCTTAATTCCTATAACGCTTCATCTACCCTAGCTAATGGAGGGTCAGTGAGGTTTAAGGTAGGTGCAGGAGATTACGAGTCAGAGTGGCTTCATATCGATAGCATTACTTTAGTAGAGACTGTTGAACGCTTAACTACTGCACCTATCCCTCCTGCTAATATGGATATTGAAGCCATTGCACAGAAGATGACTAGATGGATGGAAGGGTTACCGAGCCAACCAGATAACAGTAAGCTACCTGAGATTGTAACACTGTTAATGGCAATCCAGTATGACAAAGAACAGTATTACGGCTCATCTTGGAAAGGCAAAGGGGAAATACGTGGTATCATGGCAAACATTGACCGCAAATATGACCGCCTAGATAAGATGACCAACGATGAGATAGAGGGTGTAAGCAATACCCTAAATCTCCTTGAGGAAGGATTAAGAACTGGTAGACTGACTACCAAAGATGTAGGGGAGAGCAAGATTGATGCTATTGCTGACCTGACCAATTATGGAATCCTGTATATGACGTATGTTAGAGACAACTTCCCTAATGTATTCAAAATATGGGTGGACAAAAATGTTCCAGATTACTTGAAAGATAAAATGCTTTTCCTACAGCAGTAATACTGGGGAGATAATGATAAACACTCTCCCCTATCAGGGGAGAAAAGATTTTGTGAGACGGTTTTTTTAAGTCAGAAGGGTCACAAGGGGAGAAGCTCACTGGCGGTTACCATGAGACTTTCAATACTTTGACTTTTACTATAACAAGTATCCTTAGGAGGAATTTAAAATGAATAAACAAGAAACTGTAAAAGCTATCTCTGTACGTACTGGATTAACACAAGTGGATGTAAACAAAGTGTTTACTGCGCTTAAAGAAATCACTGTAGAAACTCTACAAAAAGGTGAAAAGTTACAATTAACTGGTTTCTGGGGAGTAGAGCCTGCATACCGTGCACCACGTAAAGGTTTCGACCCTATTAAGAAAGAGCCAATGGAAATCGCTGCTACTGTAGGCGTTCGTATCAAAGCTGGTGAAGACTTAAAGAAAGCTGTAAAAGGCTTAAAAGTAGAAGACTTTGCTCCTAAAGCAGAGTAGTCTATACTGATCTCTATATAGCTGCATATATCTGAACGGTATCGTTCACACATACTTCTGAAAGTGTTCAAAAGACTCTAGGATTCGCTCCCTAGAGTCTTTTTTCATTGTAGGAGAGAGGTTCTGCAACCCCTCCTTTTATTAGTTTTGAAGGAGTTGATTCGATGAAGTGTACTGCATGTAGGCTTTCTGAGACATGTTCAAAGGTACTACAAATGGGACATGGTAAGAAAAAGGCGAGGGTTATGGTAGTCCAAGAGAACCCTTATGAACATGAAAATAAGAAGGGTAAGTATTTCAGTGGCAAGGCAGGTAAACTGTTACAATCAGCCTTCCAAGAGGTAGGCATAGATGCTGATGACATCTACTATACTGCGGTAGTTAAGTGTAGCACCCCTGAAGACCGCCTACCCCTAAAGGATGAAGTTAAGGCATGTGAAGACTATCTATGGGCAGAGATTGATGCAGTAGAGCCAGAGATTATCATACCGACAGGTAACATGTCTCTGTGGGCTTTAACAGGTCTTACTGCAATAACTAAGCAACGTGGGAGACTTATTGAGAAGGATGGTTACAAGTTCTTCCCCATGATACACCCTAATATGGTTCTAAAGCAACCAAAGTATATGGAGTTCTTTTCTAAGGACATCATTAATTTACACTCAATACTAGAGGGTGTGCTTCCTTCTGACATATTGGCATATGAACAGGAGAGATTGTACTGTGAGGACTATGATACAGCTATTAATGAGTTAAAAAGATTAATGGCTCTACCAGATGGTCATGAGGTAACAGTCGATTTAGAGACCGTTAAGTCCAATCCATACTTGGACAAGACGGTTATGTCTAAGACTAAGAGACAACTGTTTCCTGAGAGTGAGATAGTTAAGATATCAGCTATTGGATTCTCTGATAGGGCTGGATATGGATGTGCCATTCCTCTTTATCATAGGGAAACTCCCTTTACAGGTAACCAGATTGGAACAATAGTTAAGTTTATACGCTTCTTAATTGAAGACTGTAAGCTAAAGTTTGTTGCTCATAACAGTAAGTTCGAGATGAAGTGGCTATTACAACAGTTAGACATATACATTGCAGACCTCAAGTGGGATACTATGTTAATGCATTACCTTGCGGTAACAGAAGAAAAAGGTACGCATGACTTGAAACAGTTAGCATGGCTAGAAACTGATATGGGTGGTTATGATGATGAGTTAGACCCATACCTACCTAAGGGTGATGATGAAGGTAACTACGATATGATACCTTGGGATACACTTAAAGTCTATCTAGCAGCCGATGTTGATGTAACCTACAGATTACTCAACAAATACAAGCCACTTATTGAAGAGGATAAAGAGAAGAAATGGCTATGGGATAATCTCATGGTACCTGGCTTATATGCCCTGATGGACATTGAGCATACAGGGGCTAAAGTAGATGTAGACTTACTTAGTATCTATAAGGAAAGATATGAAGCTGAGATTGATAGGCTAGAAAACAAGTTAAGAGAGTACCCTGAAATAGTTAGCATTGAGAGGGAACGACATGAAAGATGGTTAGAACGTGTAGCCATTGGGGGCATTAAGAAAGCCCAACGTACAGCAGAGCAACAAGAGAAGTTTGAAAAGTATAAGAAGTATGACCCTAGCAAGGATGGTGACAAGTTTAGTTTTGGTTCACCTCAACAGTTACAGTACTTATTCTTTGATATAATGGGACTGGAAACGGTTGTCCTTACAAATAAGGGTGCCCCTAGTACTAATGATGATTCATTGAAATATATGAGAAACCAACATCCTATGATAGAGCTTATGATGGAGTACCGCAAGGTTGCCCATCTGTACAGTAACTTCATTGGTAAGTTAATCCTACACATAGATGCTAGAGGACTTGTGCATGGTAATTATAATCTGCACGGAACAGTTACAGGACGTTTAAGTAGTAATGAACCTAACATGCAACAGTTACCTCGTAAAGTGAATAGTGCGATGTTGTTCCAGTACCATAATGAGATAAAGACACTGTTTGTATCTCGCTTTGGTGACGATGGCGTTATAGTACAGTTTGACTACTCTCAGTTAGAGTTACGTATCCTAGCAGTTATGACTGGTGATAAAGAGCTTATCCGACTGTATCGTTCTGGTGCCGATTTACATAAAGAGGTAGCCGCAGGTGCATTCGGTGTAACTGTAGATGAAGTTACTAAAGACCAACGTACTGCTGCTAAGAAGATTCAGTTCGGTATCGTATACCAAGAGTCTCCTAAGGGACTGTCTGAAGACTTACGTGCAGAGGGTATTAATATGTCTGTAGAAGAGTGTCAGAAGTTCATTGATAACTACTTCAAACGCTTCCCAGACGTAGAGCGTTGGGTTAAACGTATTAAGAAATTTGCTAAGAAGAACAAGTTTGTTAAGACCCTTACTAACCGTATTCGTCACCTAGAAGGTTTAGATTCTACAGACCGCTCTATTGCGAATGAGGCAGAACGTCAAGCGGTTAACGCACCTATCCAGTCAACAGGTTCAGACTGTACATTGATGTCCTTGATACTACTAAATGATTGGCTACAAAACTCTGACTACCGTAGTAGAATTGTTATCACAGTACATGATAGTATCGTGCTTGATTGCCCTAAAGATGAAGTTGTTGAAGTGGCTACTAAGGTTAAACATATCATGGAGAACCTAGCTGAATACAATGAGTTCTACAATTTCCTAGGGGATGTGCCAATCCTGTCTGAGATGGAGATTGGGTACAACTATGGTCACTCGTTCGAGTGTTCTATTGAGGATATTGAAGAGCACGGAGTGGACGGTTACCTACAGAAAGAGTTAGCTGATAAAAAGGCTAAGGCAGAGAAAGAGTATAAGAAAGCTGAAGAAAACGGTACACCAATACCAAAATTTGCATTAGATTACTGGGAGAATGCGTCATGAGAAACAACTACTATATCCAAGGAGACACTACCGTCATAGAGATACAAAGACGTGATGGTAGTGTTCACTACTGTTATATAGATACTGAAGATTTATTTAGACTGAAGCATTTTGGTGCTACTTGGTGCCTGCACTCCACACGTAAAGGAAAGTACTATGCCGTAGCAAGGACTCTAGGTAGTGGAAAGATGGTGTCAATGCACAGATTCCTACTGGGTGCTAACGAGGAGGATGTGGTTGACCATAGGGATGGAGACGGTATGAACAACAGGAAAGATAACATACGTTTAGCTACCTATGAAATAAATGCCAGAAACATTCAGCATAGAAAGAAATCCAGCAACCCTTACCCAGGAGTTGTCCCTAGAGGTACAGGATTTAATGTCTACCTGGGATACAAAGGTAAGAATAATTATATAGGAAGGTACCAAGATCTAGACGAAGCTATAGAAGCACGTAAGAAAGCTGAAGATAAGTATTGGGGAGACTCCAGATAGGAGTCTCCTTTTTTCGTATACAGGAACTAATTTGCTAGGTTATGGGAGAATTTTCCTCTTGCTGGTGGGATAAAATTGAGAAAAACTTTTTTCAAGGAGGAATTCATATGACCAAGGACAAAACTTACGAAATGGTTAATAAATCTAATGGGGCAACAATCACATGTACGGAGAAATACGTTCTAGACTGGATTAGCAGGGGTTTCGTGATAGACAAAATAGTATTAAAAGGAGAGAAAAAGACATGCTAGAACACATACCTAATAATGTAGATTTTGATAAGGTTGACTGGGTTGCCTTAGCTAGGCAACTAGGACTAAAATTATCTGACGAGCCTATAGAAATTACCAGACTTGGCACTCCCTATCGACAGTACTTAGCAGCAGTCACAATGGCATCTAGGATGGTTGATTGTAACCTTAGACTAGAGCAGATAAATGATGAACTAGATAAAATGATTGATGAACGACAGGTTACCTCCTTTGACAAGGCGTGTATCAAGTTGTATTTAAATAGAATAGTAGAAGAAGAGAAGCTCCCTCATTGATAGGGGGCTTTTCATTTGTTTATAGGTCAGGAGACGATTCACGTTTCCCGACCTTTTTTTATGTCGAACAGGTTGTTGAACCCCACGATACTAAGAGATGGTGGAGAAAAAATTGTGTGCCTTGCTTTAATAATTGTGAAGGCGTTCAGGACAGAAAGGTATGATGAGTATGTCACGTAAGATTATAAGAATCGCCTTACCAAAAGGTAAGATGTACCAAGCGGATTTACAGAAGGAGTTATCCATAGATGGCTCTAATGTCCTTCAGGAAGTCCTAAACCACTCTAGTAAGTATGCGTGGTGGAAGACCCTGTATGATGTAGCTGAGAATCATGTACAGTACCTTGAAGACCTTAATATTGGTGGTGAACGCTATGAGAGAGCTGTAGAGCACAGAGATACTTTACAGTCCACTCTTGAAGCGTTTAATCATAGAGAATCAACATTGAAGCTATTGTTACGTAGTGATAATAAGCGTAAAGTGTTGAAGAGTTACAACAAAAATATCACACATTTAATGGGCGTAATCTAGGTCATTGACCGTACTAGCCCCAAGGAGGAATTATTAATGGGTAAATTAGACGTATCAGCACTAGCAGCAAGATTAACAGAGTTAAACAGCAATAGCGGAGGTAGTGGTTCTGGCGGTGGAATTAGCTGGCTTAATCTTAAAGATGGGCGTAACGTTATCCGTATCCTACCACCTAAAGGTGATGGAGTATTCGCTAAAGAGGTATTCGTACACTTTGGTGTGAATAAGAATGAGGAAAATAAGAAGGGTACAATGGTAGTCTGCCCTAAAACTCATGGAGATAACAAGCCTTGTCCAGTATGTGACGTGGTTGCTGAAATGCGTAAGCTATCTAAGAAGAAGGACGACAAGTTCGATAAACTAGCTAGAGAGCTTAACAAGAAGACACGTGTATACTACAACGTTATTGACCGTGCTGACGATTTATCTACATTTGAGAAGAAAGAAGTAGATGGTAAGGAAAAATGGTTTAACGCTGATGATGAAGAGGAAACACCTATCAAAGTGTTTGGTTCTGGTATCGGAATCTATAAAGCGTTACTAGCACTTATCGTTGATCCAGAGTATGGTGATATCACTGATGAGGATGAAGGTCTAGATATCATTATCACTAAATCTGGTACAGGCTTCAACACTAAGTATGAAGTTAAGTCTGTACGTAAAGAGTCTCCTATCGGTTTCGATAACTGGGAAGAAGAGTCTCACGACCTTAACCCTCTAGCTAAAGCTAAGTCTTATGATGAGATTGAAGCTATCCTTAATGGTGAAGAGCCTGAAGAGGGTGAGAAGGAAGAGGAAGGCGAGGAAGACGACAAGCCTAAGAAAGACTCTAAGAAAGTTAAGGTGGAAAAAGAAGAGAAGGAAGAGGAAGAGGAAAACTCTGAATCTGAAGGCTCTAGTGACGGTGATGGGGATGACCTATCAGCTGAGATTGCAGCAAAACTAGCAGCACGTAAGAACCGCAGAAAGTAATACTTAGGATACTAAGCAGGTGGGCAACCACCTGCTAATACTTTTGAAAAGGGGATATATACTTATGAAAGATATTAAACAAACTATAGACGTGGAACATGAATTTGCTTATGAACTTAGCTGTATTGAAGATGAAGTGTGTAAAAGCATAGCTATCAATGGTCTAAAGAATGCTCCTGACTATTTCTTCTATGTACCAGCATCATCAAGTGGTAAGTATCATCCAAAAAGTAGCTTAGGTCTGGCTGGGTTAGTGCGACATGTAAAATCTGTATTCCGTATCTCTGAAGAGCTACTGGCTCATAAATTGTACTGTCCTTACCAAGGTGACGAGAAGGATATGATTCGTGTAGCAATCTTATTGCATGATTGCTTAAAGCAAGGATTAGCAGGGACACATACTGTACCAGAGCACCCACTATTGGTACGTGAAGCTTTACATCCTCTTAAAGGAAGAGTACTTCAAGATGACTTACCTACCACTATCTGGGCAGACCGTGTAGAGCAGGCGTGGGATATTATCTGTAGCATGATTGAGACACATATGGGCATCTGGAATACAGATAAAGAAGGTAAGGAAATCATGGACATTCCTAAGACTAAAGGGCAACTACATGTTCACATGTGTGACTATTTAGCAAGTAGAAAGTGTATTGAAGTAGATGTAACACCAAGAGAAGCGCAGTCCAACTATAATAAGAAGGATGAAAGTAACGCTCCTGCATGGATGAATGACCTTGCTACTGAAGGTCAGATTGGATTTATCAAGAAACTACTAGTTACTGCTATGAATAAAGGGGTTTCCCATCCATATGATGGAGTAGTTCTAGTAGACAATAGCAAGATTGTCATTACTAAAGGTAAGGCTAGTAATATGATAAAGACGTTACAAGGTCTGACAGGTCAGTAAGACCTAAGGAGTCGATTTCCGACTCCTTTCTTTTATTTTTTGTGAGGTGATTGAGATGGCAGAAGCAGGAAGAAAGAGATTATGGCAAACCCATTGGAATGATGAAATCCTTAAAGCCCTTGAGACAACGGGGGAATACGATTATACCCATATAATTGAGAAGGGTTTGCGCTTAGTATGGGTTAGGGATAAAATCAGAGCACTGTGTAAGCAGGCTCATGACGGTAGTGTATCCCTTAGATGGGGTAAGGACAATCACATTGTTTATATACGTAAAGCTTATGTTAGACCTAAACCTGTGATACCTAAAGGTACACTTGAAATCGAGAAATATGCAGAACAGGCTAAGGCTATCAGAAGCAACAGAGATAAATTTATTGCTCTCTGTAAGAAAGATGGAGAAGAATATCCTATCAATGTCTATGCTGTTACTGAGCAGCACGCTAGAATGGACTTAAAAGAGAACTATAAGGTAGATGAGATAGTAGACCTACTACCTGCAAAAGAATATCGTAAGAAATACAGAAGAGCATTATAAGGAGGTGATATTGTGATAGATAGACATTTCCGTTTCTTAGTATGGAAACAAGAGGACTTAAAGAAAGCAAAGCTAGATGAGTCTGAATGGAGTGCCATCAGCAGTATACAGCATAAGTTAACCAAGCTAAGAAGTGATGAGGGCAGGACTCCTGTACCTGTGTACCTGGTGGTTAACGAGGATGAGCCTTATGCGGGCGATGTATTAAATATAATAAAAGAGAATGAAGGAGAGAACAAATAATGCTACTATTAATTGATGGAAATAATATAGGTTACCGTGCTTTTCATACCCCCCAAGGACAACTAGAGACAAAGGATGGCAAGCCTACAGGTGTAATGCAAGGTGTCCTTAAATCCATTAAGTTATATCTGGAACGCTTCCCAGAAACTACTAAATGTTTGGTGTGTTTCGATGGTGGAAAAGCAGAATGGCGTAAGCAATTATATCCCGAATATAAGGCAAATCGTAGTTATGGTGATGACCCTGAAGAGAAAGCTAAGTTCGATGGGCTATTTGCTCAATTAAATGAGCTTAACACTATGCTTCCTAAGATCAATATACGTAGTATTAAGTTAGATGGTCATGAAGCCGATGACCTAATCTATGCATTCTGTGAACTTACTCAAGACAATGTTATGATTGTTTCAAGTGATAAAGATATGCTACAGCTCATCAATGAGCATGTGTCAGTGTATACTCCTTATAAAGACCGAGTAATCGGTATCAGTGATTTCTATGATGAGACTGGAGTAACAAGAGAAGCATATCTTGGTTACCGAGCGTTAGTGGGTGATACTTCAGATAACATTATTGGTATTCACGGTATCGGTGAGAAGAAAGCTAAAGCGCTGATGGACAAATATGGTCACATTGACCACATCTTAGGTGCCACTGGTGATGTGAAGAAAGCACTAATGAAGTCTAAGGTTAATGCACGTATCTTCGAACCAGATAATTTAAAGCGTTTAGGTATCAATAACAAGATTATGAACCTTAAATTCTTTGACTATACAGAAATCCGTCATCAGCTAGAGAAGACATTAAATGACCCTATTGAGTTCGATAGCAGCTACTTCAAGAACTGGCTGATGCGTAACCAATTTGCTGCTATTCTAGCAGAGTATCTGTCGTTCTCTATGGTATTCCTAGCACTAGAGGAGGATGATGAGTAATATGTGGCATGATAGAGCGAATGGTGATATGTGGCGTGAGACGAAACAAGCACATTTCCAAGAGTATGTTATTAAGTGTATACGGGAAACAGTCACTCAACATATAAACTATGAACCCTACATGGGAGATTTTGACGTATTCATGCACCAGGCTATTAATAATTTAGCTAGTTCCTACGTGATGGGTATAGTTAGAAGTGTGCCTGCTAAGGAATTTGAGAGAGTGGTATCATTTGATGTACCTGCTACATGGTGGCAACACTTTAAAGAGTCCCATTTCCCTAGCTGGGCGCTAAAGAAATTCCCAGTAAAGTATAAGACTTTAACTGAGACTATTGGTTTCAAAGCCTTATACAATGATATAATCCCTGGTAAGAATCCAGCTATACATGTGAGGGTGGGAGACCACAAATGGGAGTAAGGATACAAAACACCATAAGGCAAGTGTGGATGTGCTGGATGTTCGCCAGTCTATTCCAGTTGGCAGGAATCTTACTAGTAGGGGCGATATGGTGGGGTATACTAGACCTAGACGAGTACTACGCTACAAATCCTCCAATGCTGACTATTAGATGTATAGAAATCTTAGGTTGGGTAACCAGTTTCATTATGGTGTATCGACTAGAGAAAAAAGAGGGGTCTCTGTAGAGAGACCTCTTATTTTATGTCGTATGACAAATAAAGGGAAAACTCTGAGAACTTCCCTTCTTTTATTTCAGAGACCTTGAAAGGAGAGATTTATCTAAATGACTAAGCAGATTGTACAGGCATTCGAATTGTTGGAAGCAATAGGTGGAACTACATCAAGGACAGCTAAAGAAGATTTCCTAAAAGCAGGTGAGGATAATAACATCTTTAAAGAAATTCTAGTAAGAACTTATAACCCAGATTTAATATATGGGGTTAAGAAGAAAGTAAAGATTAAGAGCTTACCTACAGATTATGGTAATCTGAACGACAACTATATCAGCTATCTAGACCTAACATCTAAACTGTATAACAGAGAGCTAACTGGTAATGCGGCACTAGATGCACTAGCTACCTTCCTACTAGACTGTGGGCAGAAGGAAGCAGAGTGGTATATGAAGTCTATCCAAAAAGACTTTAAAATTGGTATTACTGCTAAGAGTATCAACAAAGTATTCCCAGGCTTAATAGCTGAGTACTCTTGTGCTTTAGCCAAGCCACTGAAGAAGTACCCTAAACGTTATTCAGCAGATAGAAAGCTAGATGGATATCGCTGTAATGGTTTCAACTATGGCGGTGGTAAGGTAGTATTGAAATCTAGAAATGGTAAAATCATCACTGGATATACGGGCATCGAGCAAGACATTGCTCAACTACCTGTTGGGTATATGTATGATGGTGAGATTATGGCACCATCTGGTAAATTCGCTGATGTACAAAAATCTGCATTTAAGAAATCTGATGACAAAGTAGGAATCCTGCATATCTTTGATGCAGTACCTATACATGAGTTTGAAGCAGGTGAGAGTACCAAAATCCTTGAAGAGCGTATTGACTTCTTAGAGTATATAGATCAACAATACATCCAAGAGTTTCCTCTATGGAATCTAGAATGGGTACAACCTGATGGAATATTTGAGGACAGTGAGGAATCACAACAAAAAGTATTCCACCTACACCGTCATAACAGAGCAACAGGGTATGAGGGTACTATGATTAAGGATTTAGATGCTACCTATAAATGTAAGCGTAGCTTTGATATACAAAAAATTGTCGATGTAAACAGAGTTGACCTTACAGTAGTAGGGTTTGAAGAAGGTAAAGAGGGAACTAAGAATGAAGGGGTACTTGGAGCTTTAGTTGTTGAGTACAAAGGCAATGAGGTATCTATTGGTGGAGGTTACACTGATGAGATGCGGGTAGACCTTTGGGCTAGACGTAATGAGCTTATCAACAAAGTAATAGAGATTGAATACCGAGAAGAGTCTACTAATAGTAAGACTGGTAAGAAGTCTCTACGCTTCCCTGAGTTTGTAAGATTCCGTCCTGACAAAGAATAGGAGTGGTTAATGTATGAAGGAATTTCTCAAAGCACTACAATATCGATCTATGATAGATAGCTCTCCTGTAGCTGGTGCTGTAGACGAGCAACACAAAAAGTTAAGAGAAGAGTACAAGGCTCTTGAAGGTAGGCGTGCACTATACACTAGTGGCTCTACCAAGGAAGTTCGTGTTATCCGAATAGTGGAAGCTCACGAGAGATACCTACGAGTTAGTTATGAGTGCTTTGGGATGGACTATACAGTTGAAGTCTTTACCTGCATATGCTGGAATGGTATCTTCAGTGGGGAAGAAAGGATTAGTGACGTAGAATGAACGATATGACACCTCCTACTCATTTTGAGCCTGTATATCTCTACAATAAGTATGAGCCACTTAGAAGAAAGATATACAACAAGTTCAAAGACCAGATGGCTAACTACACAGATAAGGAAGAGTTGTCTGCTGAAATAGACCGTACATTCCTAAGTTTAGTAACGGAATACAACCCCCACCGTGGGGTTGACTTTCCATACTATATCAAGAAGATGCTTGATTTACGTATCTTCCACTGGGTTAATAAGTACCACAAGAACATAAACCGTGAAACCTACAGCAATGATGACAACGGTATTGTGGTAGAGGATACTCAATATGCAGAGTTGCTTCAACGTATAGTTGACCTTCATAGTATTGACCCAGATATTCAGCTAGGAGAGAAACACAGAAACCTTATGATTGGACTTCTAGTAGAGCAAAAGACTATACAGCAGTTAGCAGAGGAAGAAGGGGTACCTGCTAATAGACTGCATGCTAGACTATACTTCTTGATACAGAAGTTTGACAAAGAATATGCAAGATTAATTGAGTGGTGGGGAGAGGACTTATATGACTAATGAGTACCAAAGAAAGAAGCATGAAGAAGCTATGGCAGAAAAGTCTAGGGCTATATCACATGACATACTAAAGTTTAGAAGTCGTTGCAAGGACATAGAAGGGATTATCAGCCCTCTAAAGCTTATGGATGTTGTGGAAGACTGCCTAGTTTCTTGTGGTTCTGAGCCTAAACCACATTTCTTAGAAGTAAGTAATAATTTTATACAAGTATATACTCTAGTTAAGATGAATGCTAATATTTTTCCATTCTATGATGATACGCATCCACATAACGATAGATTCCATAAGGTTGCCACTAAGGAACTTCTTGGAACGAATTTAGTGGAATCTGTTAAGTGGCTACCCAAAGAGAATGGCTCAATTTTATTGGTGACAAGGAGGGTATAAGATGATAGCGGTTATCGTTGAAGGTTTTAGTGACCATGACGCAATTCGTAGAGTCTACAGTCCAAAAGATGTGCAAACCATAGTGACGAATGGGACAAAATTTAATAACCGTATCAGAGAGCAGATTCAGGAAGCCTTAGACATGAGGCTTCCTACTTTCATATTATCTGACCCTGATAAGGCAGGAGATGAACTTGCTAGTATGGTTAAGAATAATTTTAACAAGGTTTCTAGAATTAAGGTAGACCCTGATAAGGCGAAGCAAGAGCGTATGTTTAGAGTGAAATATGGTGTAGAGTATTGCAGCGATGAATATTTAAAAGAGCTACTGGAAGGAGCGGTGCAGTATGGCAGAAGCAAAAAAGAGATGTACGGCTTGTGAGAATTGGCTAGACTTTGATGAGTTTCACAGAGACTCTAAGTCCCCAGATGGGAGAGTACGTAAATGTAAATTATGTACCAAGATGAACAGAGGAGCAAAGAAGCCTATCACTAAGAGCAGAAGTGTATCCCTCATGTCTATAAGGCTGTCTAGGGCTATAAATACTCTTGCCAAACGTATGAAGATTCCAGTAAATATTCAAGTGAATAATGACACAACCATTACTGTAACTATCAAGGGGGAGACATCTGATGAAGAGTAAGGGTAAGGGCATAATAATCCAAGGTAGTGTTGGAGCAGGGAAGAGCACACTAGCTGAAATGTTAGCAGCTCATACAGGTATTGCCCTATTCAGAGAACCAGTCAAGAGTAATCCTTATCTAGAAGACTACTACAAAGATCCGCATAAGCATGGGTATGCAATGCAGGTATTCCTGTTACATGAACGCTTTAAGCAAGCCCTACATGCAACTCGATTAGACGAACACATTATGGATATGAGCATGTATGGAAACTTGATATTTGCTTCTATTATGACCCAGGAGGGCATTATATCTGAGCGTAATATGAATGACTATGTTAATATGTTCCATCAATTCCGTAAGCTAACTGAACCACCAGCTCTTATGGTGTATCTAAAGTGCTCCACTGGTGAGTGTATCAACCGAATTCAAAAAAGAAATAGGAAATCGGAGTTGGACGTACCACATTCGTACTGGGAAAAGCTAAACCAAGCGTATGAGGTCTGGTACAGAACGTATCACTACAGCCCTAAAGTTGAGATTGATGTTACAAATATCAATATAGTTGATAGCAAAGAATCAGCTCACTATGTAATGGAGACTATTATGAAAGAACACGTCAAGGCTACCCTTTAGGGTAGTCTTTTCTTGTATAGGTCTACTGGTTTGACTTTTTTCAAGGATTCGGAAAAAATAAGGATGTGGTCGAGGGACACACCAAGCATAAAGGAGAGGTGATATTCGTGCGTATTAACAGAATAGTAGGGGAATGTAGTTGCAATAACTGTTTGGACAGAGGTTTGACAGAAGCCTACAAGATATATGTAGGTAGAACTAATACTACAACCACGATAGTCCTGTGTGTAGCCTGTCTAATTAGATTGGATGCTGATATACACAAACAGGTTGGTAAAATAGCCATGAGTGATAGAACAATAGCTCTTCAGAAGGGTATGGAGGAATAAGTAGTGAACATAAAGATTAATTACATCGCTGATCTTAGGCTACGACAGGTAGAGGTCAGAACAGGAACTACCGTGTTCCTAGTAGATGTAGAGCACTTCCAGAGGATAACCGAAGCAGATATAGAATCTATAGAAGGTCGTAGAGGAACTCTAATAATAGATAGTAACCTCTACATAAGCCTTAGAAAGGAGGCTACACATGTCGGCAGAGTTAGAGGAACTGAAGCGTAGGGCAAAGTTAGCACGGTTGAATAAAGCCCCTAAGGGGGCTTCAGCCCTTACTGAGGGGGACATGATGTTAGTACTTCATCCAGAGGAAGCACAGCTAATACTGGATTTCATGTACGGAACTATTCAGTGCAAAGAACTAAAGGCTGACCACAAGTTGGCACTTAATATAATTGACCATATGGAGGGATAGGTAATGATGACAAACGGTGAAGTAAGAGATGAAGCGGTAAAGGTATTGGAAGAGTGGGCACAGGAGAAGCCAGAGATGTTTGTATCTGGTGGAGAACCTAGTTTCTGTTGGGAAATGAGACATTCAGCTATCAGAAAGGTATTGGAGGACAATGACCTTACTGAGTATATGGATGACATTGAACAGATTGATGGTTTCTTACACTACAGTCACCTAGCGACAGCAAGGAAGTATGTAGAGCAGTACCTAGCAGAGGAACAAGGTAAGTTTAGTAAGGTGACTGAAGTAGGTCACAGACAGTCAGACTTTATGTAGGGGGAATGGAAAATGAACGAATTTAATATGGATATTGAGTTGTTTTTAGCTATCGACAAGTTTTTATTACCAGGAGTTAAGGTTGGTAGCCTTAACATAGATGTGTCTGCCAACGCAGGTAAGCCAGAGGGTACAGTAATTCTATCTCATCTATTGGTTTACAAGGATGGAGTTAGTCACGTTTTCTTAGTAGACCATGAAGAGAAGGGTATTACAATGGCACTGTTTGATGAGGTAGGTTGTGGTGCCGCACCTATACCTGGTGGTGAAGAAAGATTGACTAAGCAGGTGTTACAAATGATGATGGCAATAGCTAGTGGAGAGGGTGTTAACAATGGAACAACACATTAATACTACAGGTGTTAGAACAGGTCGCTTTACTTCAAGTAAGGAGAATAAAGCAGGGGTGGCACAATCCCCTGTAAGCTGGGTAGGGGAAGTGACAGTTAGTGACTTCATGCCAACCTTTAGTATCTATGACATAATGGGCATTACTCCTGAGAGTGAAGTAGCTGCAAGAGAGAAGGCACTAGCCTTTTGGGAGGGTAAATATAAAGCCACTAACAAAGGTAGTCAGAAGAAGCGTATCAAACGTATGGTGGACTTCAAACGACATATGTTAAACAAGGCTAGGGAAGACATGAAAAATTACTACACAAGTAAGGAGCAGTATAAGGCGTAGACACTGTAAGGAGACAACTTTAATGTTGTCTCCTTTTTTATTTATTGTAAGAGGATTGATTTGCTTTTCTCTCTGTTTCGTGTGAAAATTGACTCATGGAAGTCAGAAGTACATTGAGTCTAAAAGGAGAGGTGTAGAGGATGTCTAACTTAACAGTTGGTGAGTGGAGAATATTAATCCTTAGCAAATGCATAGAAGAGGACGCTGACCTGTACATGTACACAGATGCATTACGCAGGGAGGGTAAGAGAGCAGTCCTATCAATTACTAAGGAAGATGCTAAGATTCTGAATGAGTACACTAGTAAGGAACAAGATGAACACTTCAGAGAACAGCTTAGAAAAGAGTGGCTATTCACCGGTAAGGTGAAAGACAATGGTAGAGGTAATAAAACAACATGTGAATACTGCCAACACCAGCAGATTAGATACAGATACTTATGCAAGAATACTAAAACTGGTGTCTATCTGGAACTTGGAAGCGTGTGCGTAGGTTACATCGTACATGGTGAAGCTAAGATGAAGGATAAAGAGTTTAGTAAGAGATTCGTGGAAGGCTTAGATAGTCTTAAGAACAAGCCTTACACACCAGACCCACAAGAGGTAGAGCACAAGCGTAATCATCAGATAGACGCTATCCGATATGCAGCAAGTATTATACATAGTGCTGGGCATGGAGAGAATAGTTTCTTCCAAAGCCTACAAAAGCAATGGAACGAGGGTAATGCTCTATCTGATAAGCAGTTTGATGCTTTAAAGAATATGGCAATCAGAATACGTGATTCACGTAAGCGTAAGGAGGTAGCAAACAATGCCTAAGATAGAAGTAGCATTTAAGCCAGGTTCCACGATGATGTGCACAACAGGGGTAAGCTTAGGTAGTGCCATAATCCCAGCAGGAACACTAGGGACAGTAGAGACTGTTAGTGTAGACCGTAAAGAAGGGGTACACTATACTGTATATTTTAACTTAGTTCTCACGGATGGGGATAGAGAGGAAGAAGATGTACCTTATATCTTTACTGAAGAGAGACTTGAGGGGTTAGGTATTGACTTACTAGTTCAAGCACTATGAGGGTCTTATGTACAGGAAGTAGAGATTTCAAGAATGTTGATATGGTAATAGATGCTCTGCTGGAATTACCAGCAGACTCTGTTATTATACATGGTGGTGCTAAAGGTTTAGACAAAATAGTAGACATAATAGCCAGACAGTTAGGCTTTGAAGTAGAAGAGTATAAGGCTGAGTGGAAAGGTGATAAGCGTGAGGGCTTATACCGTAACAGCCAGATGTTACATGAAGGTAAGCCTGAATATGGTCTAGGGTTCAGAAGTAAGCTGAACAGTAAAGGGACTAATGACATGCTTATGAAGATGGGTCAGGCAGGTATACCACACAAAATTTATAACGATTTCTAGGGAGGATATTAAAATGGGACTAGAGCATAGAAATGTGTCAGTAAGTAATGGGGATTTAGATAGAGGAGAGAAGTTAATTAAGCTAACAACAGAGAAGGCATTTCAGAAGCTAATGGAGGGTAAGCAAATCTTTGCTAGATTCCAAACCGTTACCTATGACCATGTTAAAGGGTGTAGGAAATGTGATAAGGAAAGAAAAGGTAACTACTGTAGTGAGTGCGGTTCACAACTAACAGATAATCTACCAAGGGAAGTAATTAAGGATAGAAGATGGCTAGGATTAGAGCTGAGATGGAAAGAGGATAGTGAAGAGTTTAAGGAAGCTGAAAGAGAGTTATGGGAGTTCACTAACCACCCATTCTCTGGTGGACGTTCTTACAAGAAGTCTAATACTCAACTAGGCTACTTTACACAAGTCCAAGTTTGGTACTGGAGGGGTTATTAATGAAAGGTGTAGTCAGATGCTGGCAATGTAAAGAGAAGCATGAAGCGGATAGCCCCACTTATATACAGGTTCAGGGGTATATCTACCAAGGTAATCAGGAGGTACTGGATGCCAACTGCTCTAGTAAGTATGACTATGAAGAACTACCAGTTGCTAACTTTTGTGCTGACAAGGATTGTCTTATGAAACATATCAAAGCTAAGAAGGGGGATGCAGACAATGGCATTCGATAAAGCTAAGAAGGAAGAGGTAAGAGAAATAGGAGAGAGACCGTGGAATATACCTGTAGAGTCAGATATTAAACCTATCTACAGATGTATCACAATTATCATACTAGGCACTGAGGTTACTGTCTCCAAGAGCCACTACATAGATGACCAAGGTTCTGAGCTAAGAGAAGGTACTAAAGGAGTTATCAAAGAGGTTAGAATAACCGAAGATAAAGTAATGTATTCTATCCTGTTTGAAGAAGTCCACTGGGTATTTGAAGATATGGGTGGAGTGTATGGTAGTGTAGAGTCTAGCTCATTATGGTTCACTGTAGAGAAAATGGATGAAATGGGTATTGTAGTAGAGGGGAGAGAAGTAAACAATGGGAACTAATAATACTGAAGAGCTAACAGGGTTGAAGATGCAAAACAAGCCTAGAAAGGCTGTACTTAAATCTACAGGGGAATTAGAGGTTATACAGTATAACGATGAGATAGTGGAGTTTGTTAATTGTAATGAGTGTAATTGTCAGCATCTTACTCATCAGGAGAGCTATCTAGAAATAGTTGGTAACCTACATGTAGGAGGTACGGATAGAGGTGGTCTTCTAGGCAATAGTGACTGGAAGAACATTGGTGTCCCTGTCTATTACTTCTGTATAAACAATCAGTGTCTCTCTAATTACATCCGTAAGATAGAGCTAAAAGAACTAACTAGTCAAACCCAGATACCTGATATACATGCAAGGTCAAGGTTCTATACAACAGTACCTTTAGCAACAGGCTCTGACACTTATATAACGAGCCATAATGTTCTTGAAGTAGTAACCATGAGTGGGGATGAGATTAGAATTAGAACCGATGTGTATATGGAGGGTGAAGGCAGGAAGCCTAGAGAATTAGGTATTCAGAAAGAAGTACTACAAACATGGTTGCTCCAAGGTAAGTTAGAGGTTATTGCAGACACTGTGACTAAGGAGGAAGAATAATATGGCAGAGACACTAGAAGAAGTAGTTGGGATGAAGGTACAGAACAAGGTCAGAAAAGGAGTACTTAAATCTAGTGGAATGATTCAGGAGATACCAGAGGGTGAAGTAGTAGATTTTATTACCTGCTCTGAATGTGGGGCTAACCACGTTGCTGACTCTGAAGGCTACCTAGAACTGTTAGGAAATCTTCATGTAGGAGGTGGGGGTGGTCTAATAGGTAATGGGGACTGGGAAAAACATGGAGCACCTATTGGCTACTACTGTGTGAAAGATAACTGCTTGTCAAATCGCATACGTAAGGATGAAGAGGACATACAGGACAGCATGGCTAGAGTGAGGTTATTTGAAGGAGAAACCTTAATAGTTGTGTGCTTAGTAGAAGTTCCTAGCGGAGAGAACGTGATACCCATGACACCTCAAAGCAGTTGGGACATAGTAGAGAAGAGACATGACGTGATTGAGTTGGCTTTATTAGACAGTGATATGCGTAGAGACTTCAATAATACAAGAGTGTTAGTGCCCCGAAACCTCATTAGAGAGTGGGTTAGAACATGCAAAATAAAGCGTAACCATACAGAACGTCCTTGATTTCTGTTTCCAGTCGTGAGAAAATGGTCTTGTGAGAGGGAGAACTTCCTCCCTCTAGACCAGAGCTAAAAGGAGATGAACACCGTGGGTAAAATTACGAAAGTGACATACGATTGGAGTATAGACAAGTATAGTAGAGATAAGACCCATCGCTTAATGAAAAAGCTATCTAAACTAGCTATCAAACAACCCAACAATCCTAACAATAGACAACTTAGACAGATGTTGTCTCTAACTGGAGGAAGCTATGCAAAGGTTCTATGCTACATTAAGTGGGCAAGAGCTAAACGAGAGGGGAATAACTAATGAGTAAATTTCTAGATGGCTTGAATGCCAGCCAAGAGAAAGCAGTATTAGCAGTAGACGGTCGTATCCAAATCAATGCAGTAGCAGGTTCAGGTAAAACTCGTGTCCTAACACACCGTACAGCACATATGATTACTGACCTTAAAATCAAGCCTAAGAATATCATGTTAACAACGTTTACTAAGAAGGCTAGTGAGGAGATGACAGAGCGTCTTAGTAAGTTAATACCACAGATGAAGCTTATGCAGTTAACAATTGGTACTACACACTCTATCGGTTACCGTATTCTAAAGAAGGAATATGAGGCTCTAGGTAATCCTCTATTCCAAGCGTTTAAGAAGAAGGATGGGGTACTAATGGGTGCATCTCAAAAGTACTTTGCTGAAAGTATTATTAAGGCTATTATGATGGATAGAACTGTTGAGTTCAGTATCAAGGAAGAGCTAAGAGATATGCCAGTCCCAGGATTACTGAAGGTAGTGGGCTTAACTAAGAATGAAGGTAAGGACTACAAAGAGTTTGAGGAAGAGAATACAGGCAAGGGTAATAGAATGGACTGCTATATTGAGTTCTTCAGACGCTATGAGCTTGCTAAAGCTAGTCAGAATAAGATTGATGGTGACGACATGCTTTACCTTACATGGAAGCTATTCAAAGAGCATCCAGATATCCTTAAAAAATACCAAGACATCTACAAATACATACTAGTGGATGAAGCACAAGATAGTAACTCGTTACAATATGAGCTAATGGCTATGCTTGCTTATCCAGAGAATAACTTATTTATCGTAGGTGACGATGACCAGTCTATGTACGGTTTCCGTGGTGCAAGACCAGAGCAGTTTATTGAGTTTAGCTCTTCATTCAGCGGAGTACAGTCTATTGCACTAGAGGACAACTACCGTAGTAACCCAGCAATTCTAGAGATTGCTAACAACCTTATCAAACATAACACTAAGCGTATCAAGAAGACGCTTAAAGCGCATAAGAAAGATGATAGCGATTGTGTAGCTCTATCTGTATTCAAGGATGAAACAGAGGAAGCTAAACAAGTAGTAGAGGACATCAAGATTCAGATAGAGAAGAAGAGTAGAAACCACAAGGATATAGCAATACTTTATCGTACTAATGCTCAATCTCGTGCTATTGAAGATGAGTTAATCATGTCAGGTCTACCATATGTTATTCATGGAGGTATCTCTTTCTATGAACGTAAAGAGGTTAAAGACCTTGTATCTTACTTGCAACTAGCAGTTAACCCAGATAATAACCAAGCATTCAAGCGTGTGTACAACGTTCCTAGCCGATACTTAGGTAAGGAGTTCTACAACAAGGTAAGTGCTTTTGATGGCTCACACTGGGAAGCTATCCTGTCTGGTAAGCTGAAGCTACAAAACTATCAAGTTAAAGGCTCTCTAGAGTTTGCAGGTATTATTAAAGACCTACAAGAGATGTTAGAAGAGGGTGCAACTCCTACAGACCTAGTTAATCACCTTCTGGATAACGTTGGATATAAGGACTATATCTTAGGTGAAGAAGAGGAAGAAGAGAGTAGCCGTATGGAGAACATTGCAACTCTTCAATACGTTCTAGACCGCTATGATGACCTTGGAGACTTCTTAGACTACATTGACTTAATGACTTCTCAAGCTAAACATAGTATTGATGGGGTTCAGCTAATGACTATCCATAAGAGTAAGGGTCTTGAGTTCCCCGTAGCATTCTGTGTGGGTGTGTCTGAAGGGGTGTTACCTCACTTTAGAGCAGTAGAAGCAGCAGAGGATGGTAAGCCTTTAGCTATCGAAGAAGAGCGTAGATTGCTATATGTTGGTATTACAAGAGCTGAGAGTGAAGTATATGTATCTTGTCTACAAGGTTTCAATGGTAGACGTTGTAAGGTAAGTCGCTTTGCTAGAGAGCTAGGTATTGGTGCCTTCAATGCTAAGAAAGTAAGTGAAGAGTATCAGAGCCGAGTACTAGACCCTATCCTTAAAGAACAGCAAGAGATTATGAGAGATGCAGTGGGGGAGTAACTCCCCCTCTTGCTTTCCTAGAAGAGGGGTACACGTTGGTATTGTGTACTAATTGCATTTCGCCTTACACATCAGTACCAATGATGAGCTATAATCAACCAAAAGAAATAGAGGATGGCTTGTGTCATACTTGTAAGAAGTTAGAAGAGGAACTAGAGATAGTTTGGTAGAAAAGACAACCGAGAAAAAGGAGAGGTTCAGATGAACACAGTATACAGTGAGACTATCAAGAGAGTTAGTGAGTTGCTAAAGGAAAGCAAAAAGACGGTGGTGTTGAGTGGGGCTGGACTTTCAACCGAATGCGGGCTACAAGATTTTAGAAGCTCTAGCGGTCTCTACAAAAACAGACGTATCCGAGAATTAGCTACTACTAGAGGGTTGTGGGATAGCACCTTTGAATTTACTGAGTACTATAGAGAGAGAATTGGTCAAGTGTTAGATAATGAGCCTGATGAGTCCTATATGTGTATTAATGACTGGGCTGAGCAAGGACTAGTACATCACATTATTACCCAGAATGTTGATGGATATCATAGCCAAGTCAATACCGCTAAGATTCCTGTGCATATGTTACATGGTGATTTAGCTAGTTGCTTCTGCTCTGCATGTAAAAAGAGTACTCCTAGTTCTTATTACCTGCATAACATCAGATGTCCTCATTGTGGTGGACTTCTTAGACCTAACATCGTTCTATTTAACGAGCAGTTATCCCAGAACACTTTAGCATTATCCTTATCTGCGGTGCAGAGTGCTGACCTTACTATTGTAATGGGCTCTTCCCTACAGGTAACCCCAGCAGCCATTTTACCTGCTTATACTAAGAAGAATGGTGGGAAGATAGTAATCATTAATAATGACGAGACACAGCTAGACCATATAGCTGATGTAGTTATAAACGCCCCTCTGGGAAGAACAATAGCGGAAATCAATAAGGAACTAGGTACTTCAGCCTAGTTCCTTTTCATTTGTTTGACTTCTCGTGAGGTTTCCTTCAAAATTGGTCTTGTGAAGGAGAGTTGGTTGGTTCACTCTACGGAGTAGCTAAGGATGGAGATTCCGTTCTTCGGGCAAACTAACTTCAAAAGATACCAAAGATAAAAGGAGCTGGTTATAATGGCAGTAAAACAACGTATTATCACTAAACAAATGCAACAACATGTAGACCAATACTTAGAGGTTTATGCAAAGGCTAAGGAATTAGAAAAGGAAATGAAGAGACTACGTGGTCTTATTGAGGATGAGATGATAGTACGTAGTGTGTATGCTGTTTCAGGTACTAATGGAGGTGGAGTGGAGCTTAGAGAGGGTGAGAGGGTAGTACAGAATGCCCTGTACACTACGTATGACCCTTCTCTATTAACTGCTATACCTGCTCACCTTGCTCGTAAGTGTAAGGAGATAGTAGTCAACAAGGATATGGTAGAGAGCTTTATCAAGGAGAAGAAGCTATCTAGAACGATGTGCGATGAGTTTAAAATGAAGCAACCTAGTACTACATTCAAGACAACAATATAATCTAATAGGAGGTGGGGAGCTATGGGACTGTTTAAGTTCTTTAGCTGGTTGGGTGGGAAGGCTTATGAGAAAGATTTACGTAAGCAGTATGATCATCGTAAGCGCAAGTGGACAGAGCACGGGTACTGGAAGAACATCGGTACCCCTGTACATGATAACTGGGAATGGGTAGACCTTAAACCTGGAGAATATAAAGCCCCTAAGTGGCTTAACGTTATAGAGATGCCTGAAGGTCATTACCTTATAAAACTAACTGATGAGGCACTTCCTGATACAGAAGAGGTTGTCAAATGTGGATGTGTAAGGGATGTAGAAATTGGAGTAGAGCTATTGAAAAGTTATTATGAGTGTCTAGGTGACGTAATAGTTGACGCTAATACCGAGAAGAGAACAATTTAGTCGTCCTCGTTTTATTAATCAAAGGAGAGTGTCCATATGACAAACGTGATTGAGTTTACAGCTAAGAGTAATCGTAAGGGTGTCACATCAGTTCCAGTGCAAGGTGACCTATTCGACCAGATGTTAGCTAAAGAGGTTGACCAAGTACTAAAGGCTACAGGTCTTCCAGATGAGCAGTCAGCAATGAAGTTTATTAGTGACTTCTATAGAAAGTACCCAGCATTAGTGGAGCTTGCTCGTAGCCAAGAAAACCTACTAAGGAGGTAACTATTATGGGTTTATGTTACTTTGATTACACCAGAGGTAAGGTTGTTGGTGGAGAAGGTATAGATGAGCATGGTTCCGATAAGGGATTTCATGATGACTTACCTGAAGAGTGTAAGTATTGCGGCAAAGAAGTAGATAACGCAGGTGGAGTTGCCTGCAACAGTTGTATAGATAAACGTAAGGATACGTTGGAGTAGGAGGAAATTATAATGGATAAGAATACTATGGGTGGATTAGCTAGAGCATTACGCAACTTACATTACTATGAGAAGTCAGGACGTAACCCTGTCCTGTCTCCTTTCTCACTAATTCGTAGACTATTCATCGGCTAATCCCCTAAAGGGGGTGAGACCTGTGGGGAAGCGTAAGGACACTTTACGAGCCTTTCAGCTAGAAGTAAGTGAAGCCATGAGGAAGAATAAGCATGGTTATAAGACTCTGCTGAAGCGAGTACAGAACAAAGTGTTTCGTAACATTGATAGGTCAGAGCATGAAAGTACGTTGGAGAGTTTGGTAGTCAAGAAGTGGAACAGTAAGGATGTATGACAACTGGGGATTGTACACAATATTTGGTTCTAACATCAAGAGAGAGCACATAGACCAATATAAAAGGAGTGTGTCCGATGAAAGGGAAAAGAGAAGCTGTAGTGAAGTTGAATGTGATTAAGATGGATATTGACTACCAGTTACAAACTTTATTCGATGCTATGCAATCTAATGATGACCAAGCTAAACAACAAGCTAAGGCTGAACTCTATACCCTTCGCAACCAGTTGAATAACCACAAACTAATGGGGGTATAGTTATGAAAGGCATCATCAAGTATATTCCGTGGGCAGTAAGGGTGGCATCGCTTCTAATGTTGTTTATATACTTGGGTAATGTTAAGGATATGATTGACATTTATAACACTAGAGTGATTGATGCACAGTCTGCTATGCAGGCTACCCAACTATCAAGTGAGTCTATAATGCAAATGATAAGACATGTAGCAGTAGTGGTAACTTTTGGTTTATTGTGGATAGCACTTGAGATTAATGTGCTACGTAATCTAGAGAAGAAGTAGACTTTGTTACATGCTTGCCCCTTAGGGGGTGAGTATTATAGAGAGTCTAAGGCTCTAAGATAAAAGGGGAGGGGTTATAATGGACGGACTATTTAGGTACGTATTTGAAGACCCAGAGATAACAGTTAAGGGTCTTCTATTAGCTAAGGATATGGAGGATGCTGTAGCCAAGGCTTACAAGATATGCCACATTACACATCCAGAGGATGAGGAAACACTACCTGAGGTAACTCATATCATGTCTAAGGATAAATTTGAAACATTAGTCGTAACAGGTTCAGTAGAAACCTTCTACGATGACTGGGATTAAGATATGGGTAACGTTCAATTAGGTATTGCTTATAGCAGAGTCAAGCGAGACAGTAAGCAGAAGGATAAGCTTATTAATAAGCAAAAAGGTATAATAAGAGAACTAGAGATAAGAGTAAGAAGGCAAGAGGATATCATCAGAGAACAGGCTAGACAGATAAAAGAACATAATGAACTCTGGAGGAGATTAGATGAACAGTAAAGAAGACTTAATTGTGTGTATACGTTCAGCAATGTTAGAGGGAGCAGAGTGGATGTCACTATTAGTGGTAATGCCAGAGCACCCAGCACCACAACTTATTATTGACCCTAAGGAAAACTTTGCAGCAAGACTAAAGTTCCTACGCAATACATACAACGATGAGTTAGAGCATGCACATAACCCAGCAGTAAGAATCGTAGGGTTCTCTAGTGGATCTAGCGTAACTAAGGTATCTAAGATTTATAAACTATACATGAAAAAACTACAAGAGGGAGAGAAATAATATGAAACTAATTATTGGTAAGGTAGCGTCAGGTAAGAGCCAGAAAGTAATCGAAATAGCTAAAAAGCATGCTAGTGAGGGTAAGGAAACATTAATTATAACAAGCCTAGCAACTGAACTAGGTAAGCGCTTTGGTGAAGCTAAACAGGAGTTAGGGGTTCATAAAAGTAACTTCATGGTATCATCCGTTAAGCCACAAGATTCAGATAATCCTGAGTTAGCAGTAGTGAAATGTCTAATTCCAGTATTTGGTGCTACTCCCTCTGTTATCATCGTACATGCTGAGACATTCTCTAGAGAGCTAGTATTGGCTATTATGAATCTAGAGCCAGTATTGAGAGCAGAGATTTATATGGTGGTACAAGCCAATAGTGAGTTTGCACCAGGGGTACAAGTAGTAGACGTGGAAGAGGTGATTAACTAATGGTAGTTAAGCACAATAACCAGTTTAGAAGTCTCCTAGGTAAAGTAGAAGGTCATGTGTTAGTAAATGCGCATGTAATCAAACACGATGATAATAGCGGTAACTATGAAGAGATTGTACTAGAGTTCCAAAATGGAAGTGCTACCTCCAAGATTAGCTTTACCTCTAATTGGGAACCACGTAAGGCAGATAGAGAAATTATTGACACGACTATAGATACAGCCATTGAAGAAGTAATTAGCACCAAGCTATTAAAATAAAGGGGGACAAGCTTTTATGTCAGCTATAAGAGATGAGAAACTGAAGAGGGTATTAACGTTACGACACACTATGGAAGAGACTTCCAAGAACATGATAGATATGAATAAGGAATTGATGTCTCTAGAGAAGGAATTATTCATAGAGTGTGGTCATGATACAATGAATAGGAAGACTGAGTGGGTAATGGTGTCTGGTAATGATAACTACATGTCGGCTAAATACAAATGTACTGAGTGTGGGTATGAAGAATCTATGCTGAGAGGGGTGCCTAAGGATGTTATCAGCAAATAATGATAAAGACATACAAAAGCTACTCAATGATAACTGCAATGTACAGTTCATACGTATAGTGAATGGGGAGGTAAGAGAGTTGTGCATGGAGCGATTTGGTAAGGCATTTGTTATACGCTTTGTACCATTCGGTCAACCCTTAGTAATGAAACCAGAATACTCTGTGTATAAAGTAGGGATGAATGGTAGAGAGATAAGAGTAGCAGCATTTTTCACAGAGGAACTAGAAGACAATATAGCTAACTTTGGTTTCCGTGAAGGGATGCTAGACGAATGGCATCAGACATTACTAGATAACCCTAGTGCAAGGTTCTATAACTCTAACCACACATTCTTTATTGCTAGAACCCCTGAAAGTGAACGTGGATTTAAGCATAGTATACTACCATAATAGGACTCCTACGGGAGTCCTTTTCTTTTTGTCCTCCGTCCCTTTCCCCCTCCTACAAAACTTTTTAATGAACTTCCCAATCACTCTCCTATTGGAAACTTCCCCCGAATCCGTTTGCATCTCCGAGAACTTCCCTACCAGACTTGATAAGGGTTTCTTCTGTTTGAATTTGTACCCATTAAGACATATATTTCTTTGTAGTTGGTAACATTAGGAGGTGCATGATGGAAGGACAGAAGAGAGTAGTGGAAGCTATAGTAGATGGAGTAAGAGTCACAGGAGTCCTAGTTGCCAGTGAGAATGGCAAGTATGTAATACAGCTTGAAGACGGAAGTAAGGTAGTGTCTGATAATATCAAGGAGGTAGAATAGAATGGCTAACTTTTTCTATATTACTGTCGATACTGTTGGTCCAGCTAACCCTACAGCTAGCATAGAGAGTGGAGCACAATATACTACTAAACAACTTGTAAACGTTTCTATAGGAACGACTGATGCTAGTACGGTTGGTTACCAAATGAAGATTTGGGGCGATGTAGACAAGGCTAATGATTCTGATATTCAGGATACAGAGGTAGCGTCTAACTGGATTTCTTATACACCTACGAAACAGATTAAGCTAACAGCAGGTGACGCAGATAAGACTGTCAATATTAAGATTCGAGATGATGTATTGAATGAATCAGCAGTAGCATCTGATAGTATTAAGCTTAGTGCAACGTTACCTAACGTTACGTCTGTTGCTTCTGATGTACGTGTGTCTAAGAAAGCTACTAAGGATGGTTACACGTTTACATTCTCTGCTGATAAGCCATTTGTTGAGTATGCAGTTAAGGTAGTAGCTAATGCATCATCAGCACAGAATACTGGTACTGTAATACCTACAACTAACGGTTCAGTTAATACGTCAGGTACAGCAGGTAACTATGATACATCTACAAACCCTATCAACGTTACTATCAAGACAAATGACTTGTTATTAGCTAGTACTGGAGATGGACAGAAGGGTATCAAAGTATTCGTTAAGGATGCTGCTGGGAACTGGAGTGCATAATCATGGGTAACTTTTTCACTATAACCGTAGATACCACACCACCGACTATTGAAATCCTCCATCCAAGACAACCTATCTATGGGGCTAATACAGAGATTATAGTGAAAGCTAACGAGGAATTGGCTGAGTATCAAGGACTGTATATAGTTGACAGTCTTGGTACTCGTCATTCTCTTATAGGTACGTTAGACTATGACACTATTACTTACAGAACTAACTTCATCGGTATAGCTCTAGGTACTTGCAGAATCTATTGTACGGTAAAGGATGTTGTGGACAATATGTCAGAGGAATATGTATCAGTAATCAATCTTAGAACATCAGCATTAGCTAATAAACAAGACTTAGAAGTGGGTAACTTCTCACTAACCACAATGGAGATATGGGAGACACCAATTGCAGATATGGAAGTAGGTGTGATGCCTAAGGTCATCATAGAGGAAGGAGAGTGGTAGTATGTTACAGAAGAACCAGGGAGCTATGGTATATCAGACAGGTAATACTCAACGTTTCTGGTGTATCTTTAGAGACCACAATAACAAAATTATAGAACCAGATATGGTAAAGTTCCGTATCATGGATATAAAGACAGAAAAGGTAATAGAAGAGTTCGATGTACCCAATACACAGAGAATAGATGGTGCATATTATTACGACTTTATATTACCAGAGAAGGCTCAAATGATAACATATGAATGGTATAGCGAAACAGGAGGGTATCCAAACTTAAAGCGCAAGCAGTTCGACACTAAGTTCTTAGGACGTTGGTGATTAGCATATGGGCATAATAACAGATGGATTAATTGGATACTGGAACTCACAGAAGGACTGTACTCCTACTCTGTGGAAGAACATAGCACCTGCTACATTAGGGACAATGAATGCTGTACCTACAGGAGGCAACATTGTAGTAGAAGGTGACGGAGTAGTTAACATAGCACCTAGATACCTGACAGTCACAGGCGTAAATCTCTCTAGTGGTCAGTCAACACTAGAGGTATTGATTTCCCCTAGAACTCTAGAGGACACAACTAAGATGACTCCTATTATGTTCGGTACTGGGTTTGAGATGCTAACATTGGTAAGGATAAGTACTCAGCTGAATATATTAGCTGCTATTGGTAGACCTGTACAGTATCTGGGCGAGGCAGGTATTGATGGTAAGACTCATCTAGTAGCAGTTAGTAACGCTAATGGAACAGTGGACATATATGTGAATGGTAACAAGCTAACCAGCATGACTGGAGTAGGTAACTATGTAAAAACTAGTTATAATCTGTATATAGGTGCTTCATTCCTTAGTGGTTCTGCTGGACAACACTTTGATGGTAAGATACACCTAGCCAGAATATACAACAAGGCACTGACTCCTGCACAAGTATTAGAGAACTATAACAATTCCTCTGATATAGGACTCACTAACCCTGCACCACTGGTTACTATTACTAACATAACAAGGACTACTGTTAGTAAGAAGCTAGGGGTGGACAAGGCTACTGTTACATTCAAGTTCGATAAGGATGTACAAAAGTATGAGTTTAGAGCTGGTGGTATGGGACAAGGACAAGGTGTACTATTAGCTAGTGGTACTAACAAGTCTGCTAACACTTCCATTACAACAGACCTATACTACTCTGACCAATTATTAGAGGGCTTGAACAAGATAAATATCTATGGTCAAGATATGGCAGGCAACTGGACACCTTACGAATCCTAAGAGCAAGGATACTCTTCATAGAGCATTCTTGCTCTTTCTTTATGTATAGAAGAGGTAACCATACACAGATGTGTTTCGATGTAAAAGTTATGGTGTCCAGAATCGTTTTATTTGGTATGACTTTGAAGCATTTGAATTATGTATCGAAATGCCTATAGTTTATAACTGTAACCGTCAGTTAGGAAGCAGTTATTAAAAGTAAAGTTTAGTTCAGTACTCACTGACACACACTTTACTACGATAGCAAGCATCCAGAACGGAGCCAGAAAACCTTAGTTTTACTAGGGTTTTCACAAATGGAGAGCTTGCTATCAAGCGTACATCTCCTTTATAGTTAGTACACAACTAAGAGAGTTCCTTTATATAAGGACTCTCTTTTTTGTATGCCTTTATATCGTTAGACTCATTACAATTCTCAATCTCCTATTTCTAAATCAATAAACTAAGGAGATGAATCCTATAGGATTTATGAGAATCATTTGAGTAGAAACGATATTTAGGGCATGTGCCCCAAAGGGGTGCTTGGTTACAACGTAGCCAACACAACTGGCAACAGGGGCTACCGAGCATGCACACGGAGCATAGCGGAGGTGTCAGCGGAGCCATACGGATGCTTAGCGGAGTATGGAGGTATCCAGCGGATTACCTGTAGCGTACCCTAGTTGACACTTGGGACAGGATAGTGTGGGTGGGAAACTATGCACAAAAGCATAGGAAGAGTTACTGAGAGTATCAGGATACTCACTCACAGACACATGAACATAGAAATAGGGGAGGATTTATAGAAACCCAGTTCTATTAAGGTATGGGAGGAGCAGTAGTAGGAATGACTGGGGATACAGTACACAAACACCCGTTTGGGTGACCCGTACCGCCCCCTATAGGCGCACCATACCTAATTTTTCTACTTCAACTCACTTCTCTTATCTTACAAATTGCTACCTACACACAGCCAAGATATGGCATCACACACTCATAAAACTACTAAAGGAGAGTGCCACAACCATATGTCCGACCATAACTTTAGTACCAGTAAACCATTAATAGGTACTGACTCATCATACGGAGCAGACAGAGATTATATAGATAAACAATTTTCTAGTATACAACAAGGCACTGCCCCTACGTGCATTGTATGCACGAATACGGCAGGTTATAAATTAATACCCAAACACTCACACAACAATACAGCGGAGATACAGGATAGAGGATATGTGTGTGAACACTGTCTTAAGCAACAGTATTTTAAACCAGAAGAGTATGGTATTAGACCCATACCTACTCCTAACAACACTGGAGGTAGTCTACTATGACGAATAGAAAGAAGCTAACTATTGAAGAGCTATCCACAGAAATGCTAGAGACTAGACACCATAAGCTAGAGCGACTAGTTAAGTGGGAACATGGGGAAGAGGTTAATGAGATGCTGCTTACAGGGGTATCTCCCCATAAGGTATCCGACTGGTGTAAGGAACGTGGCTTCAATATATCTCACCCAAAGCTATACGAATATAAAGAGATGCTACAGGAAGCTATTACAAAGCAGATTACGGTAGAGCGCATGCTAGGTATAGGGATGCCAAAGCGTAAACCTATAGTACTTAATACCATAGCACTGCAAAACACTAAGCACATGGTAAAGAACGACATAGAGTTCTTAGAGGGTATCGTACAGATCGGTATGAATGCTTTATATACTTCCCCCACAGTAAAAATGCAAGATGCACTCAAGGCTATAGAGCTAAAGAATAAATTAACTGGTGGTGCACATGGGGGACTCACTAGCTACGGTCTAGACCAGCTGAGAGCAGTAGAGCAAGCTAAGTTCCAGGCTATCATAGAAGTTGTTATGAAGTACTTACCAGAGGATAAGCACCTAGAACTAGAGCAGGCAATACTAGACGCAGAGCGTGGCTACTATGAGAACTATGCACCAGAGCTATTAGAAGAGTATGAGAAGACTGTAGAAGAAGAGTATGGAGACAAGGATACTATAGTAGTATCAGATAGCCAATTCTAAGGAGGTACTTACAGATGACTAATGAAGAGTATATGAACTATGAAGGTACAGATAAAGATGATGAAATGGTACAACTAAAGCATGGAGATAAGGTAGTAGCTACTGTACGTAGAGGTGACCTATTCCGCAAAGTAGACAGACCTGAACCACTAGGTAAGAAGATGGATATGGATCTATATAAGTAGTATGACTAGAGTATGGTACAAGAATGACAAGCCATACTCTATTTTTATTTCTGTTAGTATATTAAGGAGGGATAACAATGAATGCAGTTAATGATATACAGAAGTCTATTAATCAGATAGGTATGGAAGGTGTAGCAAGGTATCTACCAAAGGGTATGAAACTCCACCCATGTGACCTACATGGTATGTTCCTATCCCACTATAAGGCAGAGAATCCTGTATGTCCTCTGTGTGTACAGACTGGTACAGGGGAAGGTACTACTGCTACAGAGGTAGAACATTATATTAACCTTAGAGACATGGTAGCCCCACCCCATAACCCCCACGAGTAGGGTTTCTATGAGGGTTAGGTAGAAAATCGTTTCCAATAAGGGAAAAGAACTAAGGAAGAGATAGCGAAACCGCATCTCTTCCTTTTTTATTTTTTCTTTGTGCCCTAGGTAGGTTACATTGGTAGCACATCAAAAGCTTATAGGGACAGCAAGTAGAGTAGGCTAGAGTAACAAAACGTCCTTGACTTCCTCACCCCACCATGCAATAATTGGTTCAAGCGAGAGGGGCACACCCCACAAGGGAATCCCACTCAACAAATATTCGAGAATAAAGGAGACGATAATTATGGCATATCTAGTAAACGGTGAGGAAACAGTAGCAACAGTTAAGGAAGTAGGAGCAATCTTGGGAGTAAAGGTTACTAAGAAAGGTATCTTAGCTGGTGAGTATGAAGGCGTAGAGGTTATCGAGGATGTAGTAGAAGAGTCTACTGAGGTAGAGGGGGCAGAGGGTATGGATGCTAACGATATCAAAGCAGTAGAAGAGCACCTAGAGGTTAAGGAAGCTATGGCTAAGGAAGAAGCTATCCAAGAGGAACAGGCAGTACTAGACGAGCTAGAGGAAGAACTAGCAGAGGAAGAGGGTACTGATCAGGTAGAGGAAGAGGTACATACTGAAGAGGAGGTACCTGCTCCTGTAGAAGAAGAGCCTAAAGAAGAGGTAGCTGACTGGAGAGCTATGGCTAAGAAACTAAAACAGCCAGAAGCTAAGGCTAAAGCTCCTAAGGTTAAGGAAGACCTAGCAGGTCAGGAGATTGAGTACCCTGAAGTAGGACACTTCGAATCTATTGATGATATTAAGAAATTCTACAAACGCCTATCTATGGAGCAGATTGGTGAGTGGGCTGAGATAGAGGGCTTAGATTGGAAGCATAACGATAACCCTGGTATCAATCGTATGAGAGCGTGCATGGCTATCAGTAACCACCACTTCCCTAAGAAGACTAGTGGTAAGAAGAAAGCTAAATATGGTCACCTATCTACAGAGGACTTACTAGCAATGGCTATTGAGAACGATGTAGAGGTAAGAGAGCCTAAGGGTGATAACGAAAATATCCTACGCATGTACACTATCATGGCTTTACGTGAAGCAGGACTACTAGCATAGGTGTTGCTAGCATAGCCCCTACGGGGGCTATAGCACTGGAACATTGTATGTTACCTAGATAAAAGGAGTGGTTAATATGAACGGTGTACTAGTGAATAACAAGCTTATACCTACAGAAGTAATGGAAGAGATAGCCTTCAAGCTAGAGATACAAGAAGCAGAGTGGGAGAATGTAGAGGGCGATATGTACCTGCGCCCTGAGCACTTCCCAGAGGAATGGATGATATCTATGTGGGCACATGCAGACCATATGAATGAGATAGTAGCACATGATGACCTACCACTCACTCACATACGTGATATAAACACTCATGGTATTAAAGTAGGGGTATATGAAGAGAGTTATATAGACATCACAGTATACCATGTACTGGTGGTGAATAACTAATGCCTCTTAATATAGAGTACTCACAAGATGGGTTAAAGGGACATAAGACCTACGAGTCCATGTCAGCTATGAGACGGTTTATGAGACGTATGGCACTCACTGATTACGCATTAGCTAGGTATACAGGGGATAACCCCTATGATAAGAGTGCCTACACTGTTCTACAGCGTGGTAATGGCTATAAGCATAGCAGTGAATATTAATACTAAGGAGCGGATATAGATGGCTAAGAAAGAATTATATACTAGAGAAGAAGTAATGGAATGGACTATTGGATTCATACAAGAGCGTATCAATGATATTAAGCGTGAGCACTGTAGCCACTCTATTACTATGGCTGAGTGTACTAACATACTAGATGAGTTTAATGTACAGGATATGCTAACTAAAGATAGCGCTAAGATATTACTAGACTGCCTAGAGCACTACCATAGTGAATGGCTAGACTTCTATCAGCATCACTTTACAGGGCTAGCCCTAATGAATCGTACCCATGATAACCTATCCTACTACTATGAAGCATGGTACTACTTCTGTAGACCAGGTACCTACAACCTAGACTAATACCGCCCCTAATAGGGGCTATTTTTATGCCTAGACGTCTCTATAGAGGGTAGGTAGAAAATCGCTTCAAATAAATCACTTCCACACTATAGGGTCAGCCCGTAACTAGACTACCAGTAGCCAACGTCCTTGAGATTTTCTCCTGTCCGTGCGATAATTTGAGTACGGAGGCGGGGCAACCCACCAAGCGAATATCGAGTATAAAAGGAGAGATAGACATGGGTACTAAATTAACTTCAGTAACAGTGTGTGTAGAAAGAACTATTAAGGTAGGTAAGGTATGTCGTATCAATACAAGCTATGGATACCTAGGGCTAGATAGTGGCGAGGTAGAGATTATGAAGATTGTACCTACATCTGAGCTACCTAAGTATATCGACCTGTATGCGTGGGAGCAGTTCCAAGACGACCCTAGTGACGTACAGAACTGGCAGTGGGTAGCGTTCCAGTACACAGACCCTAAGCAACGTGAGAGTGAAGACCACTATGAGTACTTCCCAGTAGAGGAGTTTGCAGACCATATGAGTCAGCTATAGATTGCTAGTATCTGCTCTAAGGAGCAGGTATTATGGAGTCCGTAGAAGACTACCTAGCTAAAAGGAGTGGTATATATGTTAAGTAAGAAAATGACACCAGTAGCATACCTATATAGTGAGCGTGCTACAGCTACAGAGGTAGCAGAGTTTGTAAAGCGTGCTATGGGCATAGGTCTAACTAAGTTTGTAGAGGATGGGGAGCAGTTTAACCTATTAGCTCTACCTGAGACCTATCCAGACGACTGGGTAGAAGACCTTATAAACATAGTAATACCTACAGGAGCTATGCTACAAGAGGCAGTATGGCAGGGTAAGGATATCCCTGGTAAGCGCCTATATCAAGAGTATAGTGTATGGGAAGTTAATAAGGTAGAGCGTATGGGGGATGATAATAGAGCTATCATACGTAAGCAGAACGATAAGGATATCTACCTATTGTTTATAGATAACCCTTATGTCAGAAACCCTAGATAGCCTAGGGTAGGGGAACGTCCTTGATGTTTCCCCTGCTCCGTGGTATAATTTTTTCAAGAGGAGCAGGGATGCTTCTACTAGAGACTAGGAGGAGATAGTTATGATTATCATGTACGGTTCAGATACAATGTCTATGGGCTTAATAGATGAGGCAGTATACAGTACCAACCAAGACCATCACGGTATTACAAAGGAGCCTATACGCTTCCAGTATGACCGAGAGTACTATGTATTCAATATTAATAACCTACCAGAGGATGATGTGCTAGCTACTGTGCACTATCTAGACCAGTATACTAAGGGTCTAGACCATAGTGCAGAAGGTGACATAGCTGGTAACTCTATGTCAGGTTGTGTAAATAGGAAGCATGTAGACGAGGGTATAGAGTGCTGTAGTGGGCTACAGGATTGTATCTGCATAGATACAGGGGAGTATGACGTTACCCTAGCTAATGGGGTAGAAGTACACGTGTACTACTTCAGCGAGTACTAAGCTAGGGGCTATGCCCCTAGTATTACATATAAGGGAGAGGTTAATATGCACGAATTAGGTAATGCAGATGCACACATCACTATAGAGGTAAAGCCAGATAGCTGGTGGAATTTATACCCTACATTCACTAATGGGCTACAAGATATGGAGCAGGGAGCAGTTAAGGTACTAGGCATCTCTAGGTATAGAGAGGTACCAGAGGACTTCCAAGCACTATTCACTCAAGTAGAGTACACTAACCCTAAGGACAGTGTCTGGGTACGCTTTGTATATGTAGACGACCCTAATACTATCCTATACTTACCTACTAAAGTGTTCCTAGGATGTACTACTCACGTATAGAGATTGCTAGCTAGCCTTGTACGCAGGGCTATCTCTGGAATACCTATACTCACAGATAAAAGGAGAGAGTTAATATGAGTCAACCATATCAAGAGGTACCAGCTGTAGTACAGGAGTGGCTAGTTAATGAGGTTAGGGGTAACATAGAGCAACATAATGAGCTAATGAGTAATATAGAGGAGCCTAAAGTAGTCTACATAGATTCTGATATATACTCTATAGTAGATAATATTCTTAGTAGTCTACATGAATCTGTAATAACACCTAATGTAAATAATAGATTCGATATAGAGGAGGACTGCTAGTATGGGGGTATTACACCAGAAGTATCTATGGAGCAGGTTATCAGTCATATAGAGTACCAAGTAGTAGCTAATATAGTAGGTAGAATAGAAGCAGAGGGGCAGGAGATAGAGTATACTAAGGAAGATATAAACCGTATAGCCCACAACATCTACGCAGACCTGTGTGGTTGTATAGCTAATGACTACGTACGAGACTTCTATAGCTTAGAGGACTAGGCTGTATACACCCTATATACACAAACGTATATAGGGTTTTCTTATGCTCGTTTCTATGAGGGGTACCTACAAACTCACTTCCTATAAAGCAATTCGGTTCGCTCATCAGAAACTCTTCCCACCATTCAATCCCCTCCACCAACCTTTCGCCTATTGAAAGTTCTACCACTCACTTACTCGAATTTCTCCTGCTTCAATCTTTGAACCCTTTCACCTTTGAGAGAAATCGACTTACAGAGTTGCTATACAACTCACATAGGAGCAGAAAAGGGCATAGAAAAGGGAGTACCAATTGGTACTCCCTACTACTCACTCTTCCTCTGCATCAGCTATTAACTTCTCTACTGACTCCAGACGCATTATCTGTCTACCGTGGAAGTGTAGACCTGGTGCATCCTCCTTATAGTCAGCCATATTCTCAGTCTCCTGATTAAACCCATCACTAGCAAAGCCTATAACTGGCACAACCTGTATACCTGCCTCTACTAACAGCTTAATACACTCACAGTATCCTACACTATACACTGGTCCATATGTATGAGGCTCTAGTATCTCCTTCACTCGCTCATTACTCGCAAATATAACACACTGCTCCGTCATATACCCCTCTTGGTGGCTATAATTCTGTAATGTAGTTACTTCCATATATAACACGCTCCTATTCACTTGTGGTAGCTATAAGTAGCTCCATGATACACCCACCCGTAGGTGGATGCACTAGCAGATACTTACTCAAACATATATACAGGGAAGCCCTTCTCACGCAGGTACTTACTCCAGTACTCTACACCGTCTACATCGGTTACCTGGAATCCTGGTACATGCTCATCTATATTCACACCCATAGGCTGAATCTCAGTAGCACTACCATACTGATTAGACCAGTATACTACTCGCCAATATCTAGCGTTGTGTATATTAGGCTCTATCTCACGCAGATACTCACGTACCCACTCCATATCGCTAGCACTCATAGGTATTAACTCACCAGTTACATCATATCCATTACTCATACTTACCACTCCTTTAGTCTAGGTAGCCAGTAGGCTCCATGATACCCCCTCCGTAGAGGGAGTACTAGCAACTTACTGAATCTTACCAGCAGCACGTAGTGCCATAATAGTACGCATTCTCATAATCTGCTCACTATCTGTATATTCTACAGCTATATCATTATCTAGGCATAGTGTCATAAGTGCCTCCATAGTGTAGTCTGCGTACTTAGCTTTCTTCTTAGTAGATGGCTCCTTAGGATAGTGGAAGTATAGGATAGCCATACATACTCTCATTCTATGAATCTGTTCATTATCATTAGGCTTATATTCCAATCCTTCTACGCTACACCAATCCTCTAATACCTCTACAGGAAGTTGCTTATAGAATTTTTGTAGCCATTTCTTATCCTCGAAGATACCTACCTCAGGATACCCATTATTCGTAGTAATCCATTCCATAGCGTCTACTTTACCGTTGATATTCACTTTTTTACTCATATCATATTCCTCCTAGCCCTCGTGGGCGATTTTGGTAGTGGGCGGTAACCCCGCCCCCCTTGAATAAATTATATCACGGGTGGGCGGAATACTCAAGGACGTTCACGGGTATAGGATGGACGGTAGCGCTAGCCCTGTTGGGCTTTCTATGGGGGTTACCTAGAAAATCCTTTCAAATAAAGCAATCGGAGTTCGCTTATCAATTACTTTCTCCCCACCAATATACCCAACAACAACCCTTCGCTCATATATCTTTTATACTCAAATTTCTCTCTTCTCTCTCTTTCATATACAAATGGTTCTGACGGAAAATGAAGCAGAAAACTGACACAGAACAACACACCAAACACAATTTTTGAGCTACTATTTTCCTACCCAAATTTCTCTCTGAAGCAGGTTTGAACCCGAAAGCCTTTGCACTCACAAAAGCCCCAAAACGGGCTAAAAGATGCCCTACACCCACAAACGCACAAAAATAGACACCTACTTACTGTAGGTGTCTTGATATGCTTCTAATTGCTTTTCTACGCCTGGATATGTCCATGTGCATGCAGTATACACTAGGTTACAAGCTAAGTAAAGGAGCGTACACGCTCCTGTTACCACTAGTACACGCTTAATCGTTCTTGCGGTCTTCACAGGCTTGCACCTCCTAACTCACGCTTAACCCACACACGGTTAAAGCTACTAGTCACGACCACCAGACCTTCATTCTCAGCTAACTCACTCATATATACTTCTAGGGCTTTACCCTTCTCTGGAGCATCGTCACAGAATGAGTATGCACCCTCTACATACAGCAGTGTACATGCATCTGTCTTACGCTTCTCCCACTGACGGTTAACTCGTACACCGAATACCCCACCAGTCTCCTTAATATACTGACGTACTTGTTTAGCAATCTCTGTCATATTCTTCATATTAACCACTCCTTTTAACTAGGTAGCTATAAGCTCCATAGTACCCACTCACAGAGAGTGAGCACTAGCAACTTACAGGGAGTGTACAGCATACCCACGCTCTAGCAGGGATGGGATTAACTCACTGTCACTCACATCTGACAGGTCTTCCTCTACGTTTAGCAGTACTAGAGACTCACCCACGTTTGTAGCGTACACAAACCCACTTACATAGTACGGGCTTAGCTTCATATACAACTCAGCTTCCTCCAGGTTATATCTCACTGACAGACTTACTACTACTGCTTTCTTCATACTTACCACTCCTTTAATCTAGGTAGCTTACAAGCTCCATGGGATACCCCCCGTAGGGGGTAGCCTAGCAACCATTAAGCTTTCTCGATATGACCTGCTGCACGTAGAGCCATGATAGTTCTCATACGCATGATTTGTTCGCTCTCAGTGTACTCTACTGCTACATCGTTGTCTAGGCACATCTGCATAAGCTGTTCCATAGTGTAGTCTGCGTACTTAGCTTTCTTCTTAGCAGAAGGTTGTTTAGGGAAGTGTAGGTAAAGAATCGCCATACACATTCTCATACGGTTGATAGCCTCGCTATCCTCACAAGGTTTGAACTCTAGTCCTTCGATAGCAATCCATTCCCCTAGTACAACATCATCCAGTTGCTTGTAGAACTTTTGTAGGTCTTTTTTCTCCTCAAAATGTCCTACCTCTGGGAATCCATTTTCCTCTACGAATTTCACTGCGTCTACCTTTTTAGTTTTAGCCATAATAATCAATCTCCTTTTATCTTATGATTTTTGTTGGTGGTGGGTGCTACCCTCGTTGGTGTAGTGCCCTCCTCCTCTTGAACTTATTTTATCACGGGTGGGGGTGAAAGTCAAGGACGTTTCGGTAGGTAGAGTGGGGCTATACGCCTAACCCTAGGCGTTTCTATGAGGGTTAGGTAGGAAGTTGCTTCATATAAAGAAGAGCGAGGTATCGCTTACCACCAGTTCCCCCACCACAACCCTTATCTTTAATATAAATATATAATAATGTTTTAATATTCTCTCTTTCTTATATATTTCCCTTTTAACATACTAATAATACGATATATGCATATTACACACTTAGTATATACACAAAACACAATATACTAAAACACATACTCTTAATATGAGAATAATACGATATATACGGACTATATCACAATAACACGATATCCTTGGGGCAGCATACTCTTAATATACGAATAATACGATATACACGGGCTATTAATATCGAGCATTTGCGTGGCGCAGGACAGGGCTTATGCACTGCCTGATACAGCAGAGGCAGCGCTATAGTGCCTAAGCGTTCCAGCAGTCCGTGGGGCAGCACTAGGACGCTAGGCGTCCCCTGAAGCCTTGGGGCAGTCTTTAAACAAGCAGATACACTTCTCAGGAAAACGTTCACCCACCCTCCAACCTATACATTTAGATACTCATCTCTTATTTTAATAGCTTCTTCTATTGTTTTTGCATAACCAACCTGTACTTTTTCTACTCTTACTCTATATTTACCCTTATCTTTCTGAAAATAGATATATCTTTCTCTATTAACTTGGTCTCTTCTATTGTTTTGGTTTTGTTTATTTGTTACTGTACGTAGATTATCTCTTTTGTTGTTCATACCATCAAAATCTCTATGGTCAGTTAATAATCCTTTAGGTGTGTTATTTATTAGTCTGTGCATGTATACTTTACCTTTGTTTCCTTGTTTGAAAGCATAAGCGTAGAAAGTATGGTCTTTCTTCTGTAGCCACCATTTCTGGTAAGACTGTACCAGTTCTAAGTCTTTGGTGTCTATTTGTACTGTCATGGGTTGTTCTTTGTAAGTACAGTGTATCAGTGTTGTGTCTCCTAGAGTTTGGAAACTGTTCTTCATAATAATCACCTCACTTTAAAAAACGTAAATGCCTAAAGTTTTCCCCACTTCCATCTTCTATAGAGTTCATCTGGTAGGTAGAGTTCTGTTCGTTTCCTCTTTTCTTTTTGGGTGTCTGGTGGTGGGGAGATTTCGTAGGATTCAGTCTATGGTCTCGTTCTGACTGTACGTGGTAGATGCCTCCGCACTTAAATTTTTTATTAAAGCTTAAAGATATAAATACTTAAAAGAGTCTTTAAATATACTCTTTTTTAAATTAAAAAATAAATACTTAAAAGCTTTAAATTACGTACGAAGTACGTAACTAAAAAGAGCTAGCGACCATAGGAAACCCTCACCTGCAAGAGACAGATTATAGGACGATGGGTCATCCTCTACCAGTTTCGTAGGAAGGAGAAGATTTGGGACTTCTTCCCTTCTTTTAGTGCAAAGGGAGGTTGTGAGCATGGGAGTGTTCAGTAATGAATTAGTACAGAAATTGAGAAACAAATACTTAGAAATCTGTAGCCATAAGGAGTTGTTGAAAGAGATAAGTGGTGTATCAGAGTTCAAAGAGTCTGAGAAAGCTGTTAAATGGGAGCTAACTAAAGCCAAGCAAGATATGGGTGAACTCATGGATAAAGCTTTGAAGACTATGAAGTTAGCCAGTAATGTAGAAAGACTGTGGGATGATTGGTTTGTAGTACGTCATGTTAGACCTGGTGGTGAAACTGCTTTAGAGCTAAAGTGTCTAATACCTGGAGAAACTCCAAGACTTCGTAGAGATGGTAGGAATGATAGAGAGTTAACTAGAGCTGAGTTAGACCTTCTACTTCCAGCAATGGAGAATACTTTCAGTAAGCATTTGTGGCAAGATGAGGTAAAGCTAGAAGTAGCCAATTTGTATCCAGTTTATGCTATAGAGAAGCCTAAAGCTGAAGTAGTAGACCAAGTGGTGATTAAGCCTTTACCTACTTTACCTAAGACAGTTCTAGAGGGAGCCACTAAAGAGGTAGAAGAGTTAGTGGAGGCTAAAGACAACAGTGTATCAGTGCATGCTGGTGGTAGATTCGTACAACGTCAGTTGTTGTTACATGTCAGCTCTTTAGATAAGGCTCAAAAGCATTTCCTACGTAATATAGCTGAAATCAAGCCAAAGATTCTAGAAGGCTTCCATAGTCCTGATACAGAACTACTGTTCGAGGATGAGGAAGGTATAGCGTACTACTTCGATAAGGATAACTTCGTATACCTTTGGGGTAAGACTGATGGTAGAATCATTACCTACTATGAAGAGGACTTTGGCTTTGCAAAGCATATCAACCGTAGCATCGTGATGCAACAGGTAAAAGAGTTGAAGAACGCTTACGAGTACTTCTGTCAGCTTCAAGTAGAGAATGCTAGAGCACATGAGGAATCTAAAGAGTCCTTAGCCTTGCTAGAGGATGAGGAAGCGTTGCTACTAGCTAAACTAGAAGCTCTAAGAGCACATAAGACAGAGATTACTGCATCTCTTGAGCTATCAGACAAGACTCTTGCTAGCCATAAGAAAGAGTATGAAGCTGAACGTAACAAGCTGTTCCGTAAATCCAAAACGAACTAGGAGGAGATAGGATGTATACATTAGAGACTTGCAAGGAATGTAGACATGAGAAGGTTTGTAAATTCATTGATGTGTTCAAGAGTATGAAAGATAGCGGTGTTCCAGTAGACTATGAAGACCCAAGCCTTTGTACCGCATTCGAACCAGACATAGGTAGTGATACTGGTATTGATAGCTTCATCAGTGGGTTGCTGAAGTCCAGCCCTAATGTACAGTTCATGTCTATGGATCAGTACACTAAGGAAGCTAACGATAAGATAATTCGTAACCATCTTAGTAAGACTGACCCAGATGCTGCTATCAAACAGATGAATGAACAAATACTAAGCGCCATACGTGACTATCAGGTGAAGGAAGGTGTAGACCCTGATATGATTAAGTTCAACCCAGAGACCCTAACAATGGTAGGACTTGAGCCAACAGGCATCTACTCTGTACCAGGCTTTGGTGACATAGACGTTGAGTACGAGGACGATATGGAACTAGGTATGTTCTGGCTAGGTCATGTTGCTGATGAAGACGATGACGAGGAAGAAGGTACTAATTAATAGAATAGCTGGTAGAACAGGCGTGTATCATTGATACACGTCTTTTTTGTATTTTTTCAAAGAAAGGAGGGATACCATGAAACGTCCAACACTGGTATCAAGCTTATCAGCGTCCTTTAGGAAAGCCACTCTGCCTGAGAGTGTAGATGAGTCTAAGCAAGAGCATAGAATGACAGTCAGAAACCTGATTGATACCTATTTCGAAGACTTGGCTCAAGGTAAGGTAGAAGGTATTAGGAACGCTAAGGAGTTAGCTGAGATTATTAAGTTAGACCTACTTCTTATGGGTGATGTGACTGAGCGTACTGAACAGCTTAGTGACCTAGATGAAGTTAAGATTAATAAGGTGGCTGAACTTATTGACCTTGAAGACCCTGCTATCAGTGGCTTACTTGCTGATATGATGAAGGAGCTTAACAAGGCTAATGATGATGCTGATATGTCTGTGGCTAAGAAGGGGGTGTAGACCCCCTTTATCTATTGAGGAGGGAGAAAGATGCAAATAACCAAAGCTCAACTGCAAGAGATGCTAGTAAACAAGACACCATCTCTATATGCATTACGACATAGATTCATCAAGGGAAACCCCCTTACATTCCATAGTACGAAGAATGCAATCAAACATAGACCTTGGCAAATAGACATCCTTAATGACCAGCACCCTGATAAGGTAGTACGTAAGTCACGTCAGTTAGGTCTGTCAGAGATGGCTATCACAGAGTTTACATGGTTCTTGGACACTCATCCAAATACTAAAGCCATGTATACGTTCCCACGTAAAGAGCAAATGGAGGATTTTAGTAACACTCGTATAACTCCTATCTTTACTGAGTCCGCATACTTGAACAGTCGTCTTGACCCTAAGATGAACAACGTTCGTCTTAAAAAGCTTACTAACCAGTCAGTGTTGTTCCTACGTTCAGCGTGGGGTAGTGCACTGGGTGAGGGTACCGACATTGATATGCTAGGACTGGATGAGTATGACCGTATGAAAGATGGAGTAGAGCTAGCCTTCCGTGAGTCTATGAAGTCATCTGCATATGGTCTAATGAGACGTTGGAGTACACCTACTATACCTGGTCGTGGAGTGGATTTGCTATTCCAGAAGAGTGACCAACGCTTCTACCATCACAAGTGTGAGAAGTGTAACCATTGGCAATTCCTTACTGTTGAGGACAACATTCTACAGGTCAAGGAGGATGGTATTGACATAGTAAGGGAACAGATAAAGGATGGCACGTTCATGTTCATCTGTAGCAAGTGTAAGCAAGAGCTTAACCGTTGGCATCAAGGTGAGTACGTAGCAAAGCACCCAGATGTGCATGAGATACGTGGCTACCACATTAGTCAGTTAGATGCTGTATGGATTAATGCTGATGAGATAATGCGTAACCAATTCCAGTACAAGATTAAGCAATTGTTCTATAACTACGTTATTGGTATACCTTATGCGTCTGAAGGCTTGCTTATCACTGACCAAGACATACTTGCATGTAAGAAGTATGAGGAGCCAATAGGTTACAGGGATTATTCAAAGTATCAGAAGATTGTAGCTGGAGTAGACTGGGGTTACTTCAACTGGATGGTAGTGCTAGGGCTTACTCATGACAACCGTGTAGACCTACTAGACCTGCATTGGGTAGCTGATAACCCTAACAAGCCATTAGAGAGCGTTAACATCTTCACAGCCCTATTGAAGCCATTTGACCCTGACGTTATTGTTGCCGATAATGGTTTTGGTGCTGACCGTAACAGTTACTTGATGCAACAGTTCCCTGGTAGGGTGTATGCGTGTGACTGGGATACACCAAGGACTTCAATACCTCTAGTTGATGCTTGGAATGACAAAGGTAGACGTGTAAGGGTTGACAAGACTACTAAGATGAAGCGTACTCTATACAACCTGAAAGCAAGAGCAATAGGGATGTTTGGTCAGTGTGAGAAGCTAGATATGTTAACTAAGCACTTAAAGAACGTGAGAACCATAATGGAAGAGGAAGATGGAGAAGTGTATGAAAGGGTAACACGTGTAGGGGATGACCACTTAGCCTGTTCACTGACGTATGCGTATATAGCTCTTGACAGGATACTTGCGTTGCATGAGCCTAGCACTAACCTTGATTATGACTTCATGCCTTCTGGTGGTGGAACATTTGGATACGATAGGATGTGATGATATGGAACTGTATATAAACATAAGCAAAGGGATGCACACACTCAACACTGGCAAGCTGACACGTAAGCGTGTAATGGTTAAGGGGAAGGACGGTAAGACGTTCTTCCGTATGCAATGGGTGAATCCATGGGATGCCAGTACTGGTCATGGTATGAGGGCAATCCATAATGAAGACCACTTGAAAGAGGCAATGAGACACGGTATCAATGAGCACCCATAGTATAAGCAATCACTAGCTGCACAAGGGATTCATAGTGAGAGAGCACTGAAGGACAAGTTGCATAGCAAGCAACCAGTGTATCTACCTGAGACTAAGGAGTCAGCTATGGGTGGACAGTTCATAGATAACCACATCAAGCATGGTGCTAACAGGTACTTAGCTATTCATGATGGGGACTTCTTCCAGCATACTGCTATGATTAATGATGCTGGGCATACAGAGTTAGAAGCTGAGCGTATGGGTGAGCTAACAGAACAACTGCCTAGCTCATTCTTACAGACGCTTGATGAAGGCTCTACAATGGACATTGGTTGGGCTACTATGGGCATGAATGGTGCTGATATGGAGAGAGCCAAAGAGCTAACCAAGATGACATATGGTGAGAACAGCCCACAGTACAATGCTGTTAAGAGTATGGAGCCAGACCCAGATAAGCAAGAGCTAGAGCAACCTAAAGAAGAGCCAAAACTAGAGCATGTGATAGAGCCTAAGGATGAGAAGCCTGCATATGGCACACCAGAGGACTACAACCCACGTGAGTATGACCATGATGAGAAGATTGCTAATATGTGGGAGTGGCGTAGGGAAGCAACAGAGAAAGAGATGAAAGGGAAGAACAAAAAGGAAGCAATCACCAAGCATATAGATTTTGATGAGTTAGAGAACATGGATGAGGATACAGTAGCTGACATGTTACAAGACAAAGACACGTACCGCAACCTGCATGACCAACACGAGAGTGCAACAAAGCATGGGCTTAACAGTAGCCTAGACGCTGCTATAGCGTCAGCTAAGGATGTGTTTGGTGACCTATCTCCTTCTGCTATAGAGCATGTGTTCAGCTCTCCTGATGGCAAGTATACCGCTCATATAGAATCAGTCATCCCTGATGTGTCTGACTTTGGGAAGGGTAGATACCATGTGGACTGGAATATGACTCTAAAGCTTAAATCTAAGGATGGCTTCAGTGCTGGTCGTGTCATACGTAAGGTTGGGCGTGACTGGGATGGCACACTACTTGTTCATAATGAACTGCTGGATGTGGAGGATGACTATCAGAACATAGGTATTGCAGGCAACCTATATGAGCGTACTGAGCAAATGTGGAAGCATATATCCAAGGGAAACAAAGTGAAGATAAGCATATATGCTAACATTACCATAGGTGCTTATGCCTGGGCTGACAAGAGTAAAGGCTTTGACTTTGCTGACTCCTACGAGCTAGAGAATGCTAGGACAGAGCTATGGAGCTTCATAGAGAATAACGGCTGGGATGCGAATAAAGTAATGAACGCCTGTGGGTATGACAGTGTTGATGACCTAGAGCATGCTTGGGAGTTTGCTGAACTGGATGACGGTTACAGGTATGACCTAACACCTCATAACTTCCATGACCTCAAGGGTGAAGCCCACTTAGGCAAGGCATTCATGCTCACTAGTAAGTCCTCATGGGAAGCTGAGAAGCATATCAACCTTGATGGCAAGGCGCACCAAGAGAATATACGTGATAACAAGGTTGATGACTACCTAGCTGACACAGGGCAAGAGGATTTAAACTATGAAGACCTAGAGGACTTAGACGGCATTGACGAGGATGACGAACTACCAAGTATGTCTGGTCTATCCACATATGAACAGGTTATGTTAATGCGAGGAGGAAGGGGATTACCAGGATGAGTGATAAACTGAGACAGTTCAAGAGTGTTAAGCCTGTGCATAAGCATGAGGGCAAAGAGGGATTAATCAAGACTAAGGATGGCAAGACAATAAGAGATGACAGCTGGCTACACCCTAGTGCTGGAGTGAAGCCAGCGAATCCAGAGGTACGGGGTGGGTAGGCACCACCCCCCTATTACCAAACCCCCACCCCCTAAAGTTTTCTTTTTTGGCGTAGGTAGGAGTCCCGTTTCCTTTTGGAGTCTCACACCAGCCCCAACCCGACCGCCTTACACACCACTTCTAATGTTTTCAACCCGTCATCCTCCCTTATCTCCCCTGTTCTCCCCATATACCCCCGACACTCCCCAATAACTACCCCACCCCCATTTATATAACCCCACCCCCCTTATTTTGCCCCTATAAAAAAGTACGTCACCTCCTTTTTCCTATAAAAGAAAACTTTTTTCTTTTCCCTTAATTTTTGGTAAGGAGGGGAGAAGACATGACCCAAGAACAATACCTACAAAGCCTACTAGAGAAGGCTGAGACCGAGGAAGAAGTAGAGATTATAAAGAGCATCCTACGTAGTCTAGAGTGCTTATCCAATGCTAGAAGAGGCTTTGGAGCATACTAGGAGGGAAGATAGCATGCATACGATTACAGCAGAACCACCTACTCTCAACATTCATGGTATGAATATCCCTATAATCATACCTGGCAACATGAGATTTCAGATACGTAATAGGACTGCCTACTTTGAACTGCATAGAATAATGTTACCTAAAGACCTTATGGGGGTGCTAACCAATCACGTATGGGCTGAAGCAACCTTGAATGTATGGCTAGGTATGAGATTCGCAGGACAAGAGTATAATTGGGTGGCGTACAGTGGTCACATAGGAATTAGTAGCTATGAAGAGAAAAGAGTAGAACAAGATATGTTGGTACTAGAACATGTTCATTTTGTACTACATTTAATAGGAGGAGAATAAAATGGGAGTTACTGTTACTGAAAAGAGTAGTCTTAGTATTAATGGTATAGAGGTAAGTCATGAGGGATTAAAGCTAGAAATGGCACCAAATGGAGGGGCTATCATCAAGATTAGGTCTCTTAACATGCCTATAGACGATTGGGAAGAATTACAAACGAGTAGTGCAGAAGTATCGGCTATGTATACGAGAAAGGTAGTTACTGAAGGTAGTAAAGGTAGCACTAGCATTGCCAACCGAGCATTCACAGGTAAACTAGCTAAGATTAACTACCACGCAAAGGATACATTTGAGTATACGGTTGCTGTGGAATCAGTGACACTTATGGTAAACCCTAGTTGGGTGGTGGAATAAGATGGACGTAAGCATACTAATGATTGATGGGGTTAATATACCTCACACGCAAAAGCCCGATTTAGTACTAGGGAAGCCTTTTTATATCGAGAAGTGTAAGGACGGTAAGTGGGATATATTCACTCATAGCATCACTCTACCTGCTGATATCTATGACCGAATCAAGAACTGTTTGTATATGGAACTAGTCTTCCAGACCTCACATGCCCCAGACACTAGCTTCATAGGATACAGAGGGTTCACTGAATACTGCGCTGCTACTTCTGTTAAACGTGATGGAGACAAAGTACACCTAAGACAAGCACGATTCCGTCTAAAAACCTACATGGGGGTGAAACCACGATGAGACCGTGGCAAAAGACCTACTTAGAACAAATTACTGGTAATGTCAGTTTTAAGTCAAAGGAAACAGAACTACTCATTGGAGGGGCATTTATCAAGCATCAGATTGAACCCTATTCTGTAACTAGAGACCGTGGGGTGTACAATGTTAAGTTTAAGAGAATGGTCGTACCTCTGCCTATAATGGATGCATTAATGGCTTCAGAGCCACTGGAATTTAGGTTAACAGGGGATAATGGTGACCAGATAGAAGGCGAATGCTACCTACAGGCTTGCGCTGAAGGTGGTAGTAGTGCACACTATAGAGCATTAGAGGACGCTTTATTCTTGGTCAAACCCAAGTAATACGAGGGAGAGGACTTTTGGTCTTCTCCTTCTTTTAATGTGAAGGGAGGAGGAAGACGATGATAACTGTCATTCGTATCTCAGAGGACAAAGTTGCATTACGGGTTACAAACACTAGCAGCTACACTACCGTTGCAGTTACATTAACCCACGAGGAAGCTGATGAGGTAATTGCAGATATTCAAAAAGCTAAGGAGGGTAACAAATGAACCAATTAGAACTGAAAGTGTTAAATGGCTTAGCCCAACAAGGGGCTAGATTAAGTCCATTAAGCCATGAGGATAAAGCAGATAAGCCTGAACGTAGGGAGCGCAGATTCAATATCAGCAAAGATGAGCTAAGGGATTTAGCAATCAAATTACAAAATATAGTAATATGGAGAGGTTGTGGTGCTGGAGGTACATTCGATGAGAACTATCACACCCCAGAGTATCACCTATTCTCTGATGAATGGGAACCATTCCATATAAGGGTAACTAGAAAGAAAGATGGTAGGAGTATCCTTAGTGTCTTGAATAACTACTATTGGTCGGGAACGGAGTACGACTATAAGGCTTTACTAAGGCTGGTTGAGAATCACAACAAATTACTGCCTTTAATGAGAAAGGGGGATTGATGTGAAAGTTGCAGATGGAGACAATAGGCATTGGAATTTAAAAGAGGGGCATGCCCTTTACTTACCTACTGGTGAGAAAGAATGGGTGAAGGTACTTGGTATCCCACTATTTAAAAGTGAGAAGTGGGCAATGCATAGGGTACTAGATGTAAAGAACAAATATGGAGCGGTTGTACAAGTTCATGTAGAGAACATAGAAAATGGCAAACAAACCATACTGCACCGAGACGGCAACACAAGAGTGACAGCTTACTTATGTGAGTATGATGAGCCAATTAAGGAGGGTATTTAATGAACAATGCAGTTAAGGTACTAGAAGCTCTAATGTATGGTATTGACGTGAAGATGGATGGCATGGATCTAGTCTACTCTAGAGAGCATGAAGGGGTATTCTTTAAAGGTGAGAAGTTTGGTCATGGTCAACCAGTAGAGCAAGGTAAAGGTACTCCAGTGCTACTAAATGCCGACTTTGACCTTAACTACTTCATTCGTAAGTGTGAAGAGATGCCTGACCATGAGATACTGGGCATCTGTGGCAGTCTAGCACTGACTAAGGCAGTTCATAAGAAGAGAAAGCCTAGAGAAGGTGTTGTTCAACTAGGAAGTGAGTATGACTGGTGGAACAACAAAGAAGATGACATTTATGACAAGGGGGTGGGTAAAGATGAATAAGGAAAAAGCCCTATCTATTCTAGGTATCACCTTGGTTCTACTAGGTATAGTGAGTGCCTGTGTGTGCTCCTTCTATGCTGGAAAGTCAGCAGGTAACATGGAGATATACGAGGAATTAGTGGAGAAAGGACTGATAAAAGAATGAGAGTAGTAATGGTTCTCTTTGGACTCTTCCTAATAATATTTGGAATGTGGGCTACAATTGATTCTGCGTACGAAAAAGGATACAACGATGGCAGGGCACATATGTTCAATGTTCTTGGTGAACACTATCACTTTGTGGAAAAGAAATAGGAGGGGTAGAGAATGAGTGGTAAAAAGGCTTTCTGGTCTGGCTTTTTAGGTGCTTTCTTTTGTGTAACTGTGAGCTTGGGAACATGGTCAGTATTAGATTCTCTATATGATAAGGGCTACAAGAAAGGCGTCAAGGCAGGTATTGAACAGGGTAAGAAAGACACCATGAAAGACATCGAACTTAGCTACGATATGTGTGTTAAGAAGAAAGGAGAATAACATGAAGATTGGACTGGCACAAGTAGTATTTGCCTTAATGTTAACTGCCTGCATAGGCATGACATACTTCACAGATGATATGGCAGTTATAACTTTAGTTATCATTATCAACAGTTGCTTTGCTCTATATGTGCTGAAAAATGAGGATTTAGCCTATCCTTCTGCGTTCCTAACAACAGTAGGTATACTGGTTGGGTTGCTGGGGATGTGTCTAGCAGTTACATTAGGCAACTATTACCTCGTGGTTCTTGCACTACCTTGGAGCGGTATGATGGTGGTTGGGTTTATTTTAGTACTAAAAAGATAGGAGTGGATGATGATGATGAGAATAATTCCAATGGAATTAGTTACTGTAGATGGGGAGTTACTGAACAAGCATAGTGATGGGGAGAGAGGTCATAAGTTTAGAACAGATAATAACAAGCACTATGACTGGAGTAATCCCCTAGCCTTTGTACCAAGAGAAGGTGAGCTATTAACTTATAAGAAATTTAGTCGAGAAGGAACTGGAGAGGAAAAGACCTATCGGGTTGTTCGGGTGATATATCATACTGAGGAAGATTATAACAACTCTTATAAGGGTTGGGTTGAGATTCGGGTTAGTGAGGTGACAGAAGCATGAAGCCATTCCTAGGTGAGGAGTTTCATCTAGATAAGAATACAGCTATCACGATGCTCGGAATTAGCCTAAGGTTCTCATCACGTATGCAACCTGTATACACTAACGGTATCAACGCTGAACCTCCTAGACAGGTTGATAGTCTTGATGGTTATATAAAGGTACAACAGCGTAGTAAAGGTAACGAGGATATATGCAGAATGTTTGGGGTTGCCCCACGTAGACGCTCTCATCTAGATGTACATGATATATCTATCCGTGAACTCCCTTGGGAGCTACAAGAAAAGCTAGTGAATACCTGGGCTGAAGTGGAGAAGTACCTAAAAGATAAAACTAAGAAGGAGGAAGATTAATGCTAATAGCTAGACTAACACTGTTATTTATCATTATTGGTATGATGGGTGGAGCAATATACTTATTCACTCAAGGCGGTTGGGGATACTTCTTTGGAGCTATTCTTATGGTGGTCTCTGCACACTTTGCAGAGGACTTTTACAACGATGAAAGCCAGAAGCCAGTTATGATTACAGTAGACGCTAAGAATAACTGGAACCCTAAAAAAGGAGATGACACAAAATGGAAATAAGAATCCCAACTAAAGATAAGAGTATACGATTACCTGAGAGGGTTGGAACTATTGTAGTAGATGTAGACACTGACCAAGCATACTTGCTAGCGGAGAACCCTGCTGACCCAGATACTCCATATTTAGCTAATCTGCATGGGGACAAATATTGGACTATATGCAGGGTTGACTCTGAACCATGTGAGGCTGTGTGTTATGGGGACATTGAGAACACCTTAGGAACTACCAATTTTGTCTTGTACACAACGGAAGAATACATGCTAGACTTAGTATCAAAGAAAAGACAAAAGCGCTCTTAGGAGCGCTTTTTCTTTTGGTATGAGACTTTTTCCATATAAAGGAAATTAATAATTGCTGGACGATATCAATTAGGGAGTGGATAATATGCAAGTAGTTAAGCCTGAGGTTGAGCCTAACAATACTTTGATTGAAGCTGGAAGTATTATAGTTGAGAACGGTGGCTTTGGTGCTACGTATCTAGTTACTGAGCACGTAGTGTATGAGAGCACCAACCATGTAGGGCAAACTGTAGATGGAACTCTGTTACAGAACCTTAATGGTACTAGTGGTCACTTAATCAAGAACAACATAGCACCTATCTCCTATGAAGCTGTTCAAGGGGCTTTGGGTAGTACTTTTGACGTCTTCACTGCTGAAGAGTATCTGTTACAGTTAGTTAAGAAATAGACCCCTAGTGGGTCTTTTTCTATGATATGACCTGTGCATTGAGGATACGAATTTTATACTTGATTACGAAAAAGGAGGTATTCTCATGCCAAAACCATATCCTGGTTCTAAGTATATTCCTGGTTTAGGAAAGCAAGTCAAAATCATGGGTAACGAGATTGATGTACCGAGTGTGAAAACCGCTTTAGGTTTAGGTGGCACACCTGCTAAAATCTTACCTACTGACATTGACATGGCTAAGTTACTAGTTGAGCTGGACAAGACCTACGCACGTAAGTCATAGTCCACTTAAAAAAGACTACTCTTAAGAGTAGTCTTTTTTATTTTTAAATATAAAAGAGAAAAGTTTTAAAAGGTTAATTATTTAATTTTGAAAATTTAAAGGAGGTATTTTTAATATGAAAAGTAATAAAGAAATTAAAAGACCTACCGTTAATGATATTAGAGAAGAAATGGGCTTAAAGCGTATTGATTTAGGGGAAGTACAACTGGTTGAATCATATGCAGACCACATCAGGAATTTAGACTCAAAGCTACCAGAGAGAAGAAATTAGTCTCTCTGGTTTTTTAATTTTGAATCACAAAAGGAGGAATGGTTTATGTATCCATTTGATAAACAAGACGAAAGAGTATGGGGTTTTATGAACATCAAGAATTACCATAATGGTGTGTGGGTTATAACTACGGAGTATAAGGAATTAGATGAGTCAAAGGGCAACAGAATGACAGTAACCCTAGGAACTAAAGCAGACGCAATTAACTACATTGCTAGCTTATCAGTACCAGTGGAAAGCCCTGCAACTATAACAAGTATTGTTCATATTCAGAACAATGGTGCTATCTTCCGTTATGCACTTACTATTGATTCTGAAACAAACACATTTGGCTTACTGGAAACAACTAGATTATCATGTGCAACTACTACGGTAAGACCTACAGCACCAAGAAACCCTAACAAGAACGACTAATAACAGGAGAGACAGAAAAATGATAGACAAATTAATTGTACTAGTAATCGGACTAGTGGTTTTAATCACAGGAACAATAATGAGTTACTTTGATACAGGTTTAGCAAGAGCAGTCGGCATACTGATTGTAGCTTGCTGCCTGTGTCTTTTTGCAATCACCATACTGTATGGGTGGGGTAAACGTGAAAGAAAATGAAATGTATAAGTATGTTAAAGAGCTACTTGAAGGCATTGGCTACGAGGTCTATGCCGAGGTAGAAGTTAATTCTTGGGGTGGTAGTGGTAGGGCTGACGTAATTGGTTACAATAAGCCTGCCGTAGCCATAGTGGAGATGAAGACTTCATTGTCAATGGAACTTATTGAGCAAGCGTATAAGTGGAAGCGCTTTGGTCATTATATCTACATTGCCATACCTAGACGTAAGAAAGCAATACCTACATTTGTGTGGAATCTGCTGTCTGGTATGGGAATTGGCATCATAGAGGTAAGTGACCGTGGCTGGAGGAAAGCTGACATAATACTGAAGGCTAAGTTTAATCGACCTTATAAGAATACTAAATGGGATGATGTTCTGAAGCCTGAACACCAAACGTGGCTAGAGGGTGGCTCAAGTGGTGGGGGGTACGTAACCAACTACAAGCTGACTATAGATAGGGTGAAGAAGTATCTAAAGTTGAAGGGTGGCTGGGTTTCCATGAACGAAATACTAGACCATTGTGAAACACACTACTCTAACCCTAAGAACTCCCTAGCAAAGGCTCTTAGGGAGTTTGAATCGAATTGGTGTGAGACTAAGTTAATCAACCGTAGAGTACACTTCAAGCACAAGGAGGGTAAATAATGGAGATGATTGATAAGCTCAAGATGATTGGGGTAAGCGACATTAGGAACATCACCATCGAACAGCCAGACATACCTGAACCTTATTTAACCCTCAAAAAGCACCTAACAGATATTGTCTGGGATGAAACAATACCTGCTAGAAATAAAGAGAAAGCGTCCCAACAACTACAAGAACTAGACAAAGAGATACTAATGTACTTAGTTACACAACCGTTACGTATTGTGATAAAGGAGGAAGACTTACATGGCAGGACTGACAGTTACCCTAGACCCTAAGGAAATAAAAGAAATTCTAATTAAGCACTTAAAAGAAGAATACCCTGGTATGGCTGTTAAGGACATTGACTTTGAGGTGGATAAACAACTAGAGGGTTATGGAATGCAAGAACACTATGTAACTAGATTTAATGGTGCTACTTGTAGCATGAGAAAGGGCACAAACTTATGACGCCTGAACAGTGGTTAAAGGCGGTACCTATATATGGGCTATTAGCCTTCTTCCCCACAGTAGGGGTTGCTTGTCTGATTCAACTAATGTTTGTTACTACCGAGTTAGGGGAAATAATATTAAAGTATGGGTCTATTTTAGGATGGATGATACTAACTTGTGTGCTTTTATTTAATCGCTACATGGATGAGACCCGTAACATATTTGGTCAGAAAATCAAATAAGGAGGAATGGACAATGTCAATGATACCGTATGTATGGAAAGAGGGAATGACACCAGAGCAGGAGGCAGATGGGGCATACTGGGAACGTAATATGTTAGCTTTGCATATGGGGGTTTACGCTAATCAATCCTATCAGGCTTATGTAGACCTTTTAAAGGCAGAGGGCAGGGATGAGAAGCTAGATATTAAGGACTACCCTCCCTGTGGTTGGTATTACCATACTATAGGAGAAGGATGGTCTAGAGTTATCAGTCTATTTGATGGCAGAATGACATTCCACATACCAGATGACTTTGATTTAGGCAACAAACTTCCACAGATTGAGCCTAACTGGAATGGTCATACGACTGAAGATAAGTGGCTCCGTTCTATGAAGAAATGCGGTTGTGAGTTACCTGACTTAGAGAAATAGACACCAAGGGGAAGAGTTTCGACTCTTCCTCTTTTATTTTTGTGAAGACGTTGAGAAGGAGGAATCAGTAGTGAGCAGATTGAAATTGAGTAAATTTGGTGCAGGATTTTTAAGTGGGGTTATTATCACTGATACAGAGACTGACAAGAATGTAGAACTTATGGCAATGCAATTAAAAGCTCTAATCAGAAACCCAGAAAGTGGTACTTTCCCACATGGTGGGTATGAGCAGGAGGGTGACGTTATCACTGTATATCATGATGATGACAGAGAGAAACATGAAGTACCATTTACCCTAGAGGAGCTAAATGAAACTTTAGAGGGGGCTATTGCAAATGGCAAAAATTGATGTTAGATTTATAAGAGGCAATAACCATACTGTTGAGGTTAGTACTAACTTTGGGGACTTTCCTGTTATAAAACTACAACATGAGTATGATGAAATACGCAGAGCAGGATTCACTAAACCAAACAGAGAGCTTGGATACAAAATATCTGAGGTAGCTGATATGCTGATATCAATGCTTAATCTATACAATGACTTTGATAATTTAAATGCTGGCTCATTTAATAACTTGATAGATGCATTTAGACCCTTCTTACACAGCCATATGACGCATGAAGCCATACTTGAAAGATTATTGGAGATTAAAAGCCCGAAGGGATGGTTAGACGCATGAGAAAAGTAATAGCAGCAATTGGCTTATCAGTACTCCTGCTTGCAGGGTGCTCTAGTGTAACCAAAGATAAGGAAGCTATCATGGGTGAAGACGTTAAGCTACCTTCTGGGTATGATGTCATCAGTTCTGACAGAATTGACTCTAATGTATATGTGTTTGAGCTTGTACACAAGAAAACTAAGAAGCATTACAGTGTAGTATGCTATGCAGGAAGCGGAGTTACTATGTATGAATTAGGTGGGGAGGATAAAGAATGATAATGGTACACTTTGACTTTGAAGGTAATTGTGCTTGGGTACATCCAGAAGTATTATCTTCCATTGAAGATGGCTATGATTATGAAGAAGTAGGTCTCAAGCACATAGAGGACTTAGGTTGGACAGTAGAACACAAAATGCAGAGTAGGGGCGTTATATTCCAGGATGAAAGGTCTGGAAAGTACTACATGCTGGAACTGAATAGGGAAGGCGATGACTTCAAGGGTTATGAACACTTAGACTATATGGACACTAAGGATTCAGAAGGTCGTATTAAGTGTGATGAAGTAATTAAGGAAGAAATAGTTAGCCATATTTGGAAGGAGGTGAAACAAATGAACGCACATACTGAGAATGGTGTATATGAGATCACTAAGGCTATAGCTAAAGCTAAGGGAAAGAAGAAGAAGTAGTATTAAAGGAGGGGACTTATCCCCTCCTTTTTTTATTTTCACTTATCCTCCAATATTTTATAGTTAGACGTAGTAATGAGACAAGTTCCTCATGAATAATAAAAGAAGGAGGTCTTTCAGGTGAGTAGAAGAAAATGCTACATTAGAATAGATGCCAAGCCTAAAGATTCCAAAAAAGACAGGGAAAAGGATAAGTTAGTACACGAGCTAGGTCTAGAGAACTTCAAGAATGACCTACGCCCAGAGGTATGGAAGAGCACAGAGCCAAAGCTGATTATTAAATCTGATGAGGAGTACATAGAAGAGTACTTTGAGTTAGAGAAAATAATCCACGAAGAAGAGGTAGCTAAGGCAGGACGTGTTCATCTTCCTAGGGGTGCTAGACGTCATGCGTACAAGGTACATTCTGACCACGGTGTAATTTACATTCCAGTCAACCGTTTGAAGCAAGTCTACCAAACTCGCCTAGCACTTAATAGGAGAAAAATCGCTCAAAACAAAGTTTCGATGCGAATGGGTAAGCCACTTCAACCCGTTGAAATCGGATATAATTATGATGTTCACGATGGGCACCATAGATGGGAAGCTTCTAAAGAGCTAGGATACACACACGTTCCTTGTAAGGTAGTGGGAGATGACCCAGACAAGTTAAGAGACGCAAAAGAGAAATATCGTGCTGTATGGAAGTCTGTAGACTTGGTGATTGAGGGCAGACCACAGTACAATAAGGTAGCTCTAGTGCTTGATATCAACAAATCTACCCTTAATAGAGGAAAGCTAGTTAAGAGACGTGTAATGGTTAGGGGTCAGGGTGGAAAGGTCTTCTACCGTATGCAATGGATTGACCCTAATGATGAGAAGGCTGAAGTACATCAAAAAGTGCCTGACCAAGAGAATCACACGACATACAAGCATGATGATAAGTCAGTAAAGGAAATAGAGAGACGTCAGCATAACCGTTTCCCAGTAGTACAACATGAGGTAAAGGACTTCAAGAATAAGGAACACAATTACTCTACTGACAAGGAAGCCTACAATGAAGCCAAGGAGAAGTACCACAGAGGTGAGAAGTTACAGCCTGTTAAGGTCAACCATAAAGGGGAGATACTTGAAGGACACCACCTTGTAGACCTAGCTAGAGACCTAGGACTGACTCATGCTCCTGCAATTGTACTAGGCAATCCTAAACTGAAGAAAGAGTATGAGGATGCACTGAAAGAGGACGTAATGACTGAAGTTACCGATGAGGAAGGTAATAAGAAGGAAGTATCTGCCTCTGGTAAGGGTGTATCAGCAGATGGTACTCAACGTGGTCAGCATATGGTTGTTGATGTTCCTGTAGAGTATGTAGATGATATGGAACACTTCAAGCGTTATGTCAATAAGATGTACACTAAATCCTATATCATGGATTGTGCAGAAAAGGCTGGCATTAAGTGGAACGATAAGAAAGCAGATGGCACATTACTAACAGATGAGAAGATTCTATGGACTAGGGTTTTCAATGCTATATCTGAACACATAGCTGCTGGTAACAAGTTTGAAGTACCTCATGATGATAAAGACTCTAGTGCAAAGATGAAACAGATTAAGAAAGATGATGACCACAAGTTCTTCCTTATGTTCTGTAACAAGTTTAGCTTTGACAGGGAGAAGATTAAGGACTGGTGTAGAGACCATGACCTTACATGGAAAGAGAACCATAAAGACCCTGACATTGATTGGAAAAACTGTGCTATGGCTATCAAGAAAGAATTATCTAAAGGTAAGATGTTGAACGGGGTACGTACAAGACGTAAACATCTTATGGAGGAAGCAAATACCATTGTAACAGATGCAGTTCGTGAACAGGTTAAGGCACTTGGTAAGAAGTATGGTAAGACTGCCTTAGAGGAACAAGCACTGAAACAAGGTATTGAGATAGACCTCTTAGATAAGAAAGGTAACGTAGTAGAGCATCCAGCTATCAGATGGATGAGGGTAGCAACTGCTATTCAGAAACACCTTGCCAAGGGTAATAAGTTTAAGATGACTAATGATGACTTTGGTACAGAGGGAAGAATTCAGTCTGAAGAGTTTGATTATGGTGACAACGTTACTCTGACACCACATGAACGAGTAGGTATCGACAGAGCCAAACTTAACAGTAAGAAATTTGAACATCGTGCTAAGAAGTGGGCTACTAAGTCATTAGCTCTTGACCATGGTATTGACCCTACCAATACAGCAATGGTAGATGAAGTATATGATGCCTTTGTTGAAGGTGCTCGTAATGCTAAGTTAATGATACACTTTGATCCTACAGAAATGCTAGACAGTGGTACATCTATGCTAGAGGAAATGATGTCTTCAGGTAAGCTAAAGAACGATTTTCAACTAGACAGAGGGTATGACAGAGAGCATAGAGAGGTTATTGAACGTGATATATACGGTGATGACTTTGATGGTGCAGAAGACCATGAGCGCCCAGTATATGGTGTGCTTGACATATTCAATCAAGGCTTGAGCCTAGGACAACATGGTGGAGCAGCCCTAGTACTAAAAGAAGATGTTAAGAAGCGTTCATCTGGTACACCAAATGACTCTAACTCAATACCTTATGGTAAAGAAGGTAAACTAGTACACTCTGCTGAAGACCCACACCACCTAGTAATACACCGTTGGTTTGGGCGTTGGAAAGAACCTAAGAACGCTGATGGTAAGCGTAGACGTGCTATGAACTCCGTTATTGAGGGTACAACATTCAATGACGATAAAGAGTACTTTGAAGCACAGGTACTTGGGGGAGTAGACTTAGCTAAGGACGTAGACCATGTTCTAGTACCTGAACATTGGCAGAGTGACCCAGCATGGCAAGACCATCATGAACTAATGAAAATGTTTGCAGAATCACAGGGTATAGGATTAAGATATGAATGAGGTGGACTAAATGAAAATGGTAGTAGAAGGTATTAAGCTCACTAAAGACCACAAAGATGATAAGATACTATATCACAAGAATGGTAAGTATTACATTCGAAAAGCATCAGATGGCTTTACTAAGGGTGAGGCTATTAGACAACACGTATCCTCTTACTTTACTAAGTGGGGTTTTAGAAAGGTAGAGGGCGTAGCGGAGTTTGCTAATGCAGAAGATATACAGGCGAATATTGATAGATTCGAGCCTGCTAAAGGGTATATAGCCAAATATGCAGGGTCGGTACTTCCGAGGGGTTGATTTCCAAACCCCTCCTTTTTTTATGGGTGAAAGGGAGTTCCTCCTGCGTTTGGCACTCTCTAATAATGTTGAGGAAGGAAGTGTATAGCATGTTTGCTGTTGGAGGTATCGTTGCTGAGTACAAATATAATAACGAGGACTTATTCACACAACTAGAGAGTGCTGAAACAAAAGAAGAGATGGATGATATTAGAGGTATGATTTACCTGAATAATCTAAGATTGGTACACACAGTACTAAACAGAGCCTTTCCACAAGGCACTAAAAAGATGTGTGCTACTCATAGGATTACTCCCCAGGACTTCTTTAGTGAAGTTAGCTTTGGTTTACTAAAAGCTATAAATACCTTTGATTCCTCTAAAGGATTTAAGTTTGCTACTTATGCTATGAGATGTATGGAGAATGAACTAAATCAGTATCTTAGAAAGATAACTAGACGAGTTCTAGCTTGTCTGGATGAAACTGGGTTAGATGACTCTGAAGAGGATAGTGACAAGACTCTAGGAGACATAATGGTGGTAGAGGAGAAAGGATATTCTGCTATCATGGATAAGGAAGAGTTTGACCTACTTATCCCTAAACTTAAACCCCACTTCAGAACTAAAATTAGGGCAAAGGTGTTTAACTTATACGTGCAGTCCGTTAGGGAGGACGAGCCTTTAACCCAGTATGAAATAGCAGACAAGTTAGGTGTTGCCCAGCCTACTGTGAGTAAGACTCTCAAACTCCTGCATGAGACTGCTAACGATATTAGGAGGGAATTAGATGAAAGCGAATTACAGCGACAGACTAGTTGATAAGAGAATGGTACTGACAACCCTGACAAAGGTAGAGGATACAGCACTTTCTACAGTATATGTAACCAACAACCCAGAAGTATACCTTGTAGTATTCCACAATCAGGCTGCTTTAACTGACTATATCCAACAGAACATTGATGGACTGTTTGGTATACGTTTAATCAGGGAGGGTAAGAAGTATTGTAGCTACACTATTACTCTAGAGTCTGGAGAAGAGGTACTAGCAAGAACTATTGCAGAAGCATACAATATCCTTAATAAGGACAATGATGAGACTGTGATTATGTCCACAGATGAAGTAACAGGGTTGCCTATAATAGAATGACCTCAATCCCCCTAGATTTTTATAACTAGGGGGATTTTTAATTAAAACGAGGTGATAGTATGAAAGGTATTAATCATTACAGAGTTCTATCTAATGCTTATGGTAGAAAAGAACTATTGGAAATGGGTAAGAATAATGGTCTTAGTTGGCAGGAGGATAATGGACGTGAAGGTGTCAACTGGATGCGATTTAGTAGAGCTTTAGTGAAGCACTTAGATGAAGGCAAGCACTTTGACACTGACAGTACAGACACAGAATCCCTACAGTCAATGCTGGATCAATATACTCAATTGAGAGATATGCATAAACAGACTATGATTCCTCATGTAAGGGCTGGGTTATCTAAGATGCACTCTGAAGGAGGAATTACTAGTAAAGACCCTATGGAATACCTCCCTCAAGTATATGACCATCTAGATGCTAACGGTGGGCACGTGTGGGCTGAAAAAGTAAGAACCTTGAGTAGTCTGAATAGCCAGATTAAGGGTATAACTGAAAAACTCTCTACGAGACAAGTTTAGGTTGGCAATGAGCCAACCTTAATTTTTTGCACTTTTAAGTGAGGGGATTTGACAAAGGGACAAGCCCGTGACAAAATGAGAGTGTGATTTTCATTTCCGAGAAAACAAGGGAGGAATACAAAGATGACTAGAACAGGATTAGAAAGATTTCAGGCTAGGCAAGGTAAGATGAAAGGTGACGAGAAGGCTATACACGAGTCTGCTATGAAAAAGCAGATGACTGCTGATATGTATGATGAGCTTAAAGATGAGGGTAATATCGAAGAAGCGGCTATGGTGGTAAGCAGAGATGGTATGAAACTATTAGGACAAATGCTTACTAATTCAATAGAGAGTTCCATGGATAGAGTGCTTGACCGTAAACTAGATGAGAAGTTAGGTCAGTTACTATCAGGGCTACACAAGGGCATCTTGGAAGGTCTTCTAGCAGTACAGGACACAGCAGTAGCCAAAGCAGAAGAGAAGATAGAACAAGCAGTAGAGAAGGCTAGTGAGCAAATAGTTGCAGAGATTAATTTATCAGAAACTCCATCTATTGATAAAACAATAGAGAAGGTTAAGAAGAATATGGGCATAGACTTAGGTGGTAAGGTTACTATACCAGACCTAAGCAAATTGGATGAAATAGTATCATCCCCAACCCCACCTACACCAACACGAGAATATGTGGAGAAGAGAATAGAAGAAATTAAGGCTAAGCCTAAGCCTAAATCTTTAGCAGAGAAGCTACGAACAGAACGAGAAGATACAGCTCCTAAAGAGCCTTTTACATGGGATGCAGTACCAGAGAAGCAAGCTACCAGACTTGTAGTTAGACCTAATAAACCTAACTTCTTAACATTCTGTCCTATTATTGTAGAGTACTTGGAGAAACACCCAAACCAACCCACACAGTTTAAGGATATCAATGATTATGCTATAGACACATACAATGTAACCTTTGGCACTAAGAGTTCTAAATTCATGGAGTTCGTATCATTAAAGGATTCACGAATCACACGACACTCTTACGGACAGTTCATTTTGAAGCCATAAGGGAGAAGACTTTTCGCAAGGGGGCTTTTTTTAAAGCGAACAGGGCGAGAGAGTTAACATTACTCGACTGGGACACGACAAGGTAGGAAGCCTACCTTCCCCTTGCTAGGGGTTCAGGATTTGTGTTAAAAACTATAACTCAAGTATATTCTAACCTGAGCCTCTAGCAAGGGGTGGATAGTGAGGAATACAAAGATGACTAGAACAGGATTAGGAAAGATTTTCAGGCTA